TATATAAAATATATTAAAGTATAAGTGAAGTATAAGTGAATTAAAAAAAAATATTACAAGATTATAATACTTCGTATTTGCTTTTTTTCATAGTCACGTTGTTCCTATGAAAAAAATCATAAATTGAAAGGAGGTTAAAAGAGAAAAAAATGATAATAGGTATTGTAGGTTTTATTGGTTCAGGTAAGGGTACAGTAGGTGATTATTTGGAAAGCAATTGGCAATTCACTAAAGATTCTTTTGCTAAACCTCTCAAAGATGCTGTTGCACTTCTTTTTGGATGGGATAGAGAAATGATAGAAGGTTCCACTAAAGAGAGTAGAGAATGGAGAGAGAAGAATGATTATTATTGGACTAAAGTTATGGGTAAACCAATGTCACCAAGATTAGCATTACAATTATTTGGAACTGAATGTATGAGAGAAGTATTCCATAAAGATTTCTGGACTGCTTCACTGGCGAAAAGATGTAATTCAAACATCTTTAATGTTGTAGTAACTGATTGTAGGTTTAAAAATGAGATAAAGTGTATTAGAGATTTAGGTGGTAATATTATACAGGTTAAACGTGGTGATGATCCAGATTGGGTTAATACATACAAAGAATTAATGTCTAATCATAATTACGATAAAATTGACCATCTAAGAGAAACAGGTTATATTCCACATGTATCTGAAACTGATTGGGTAGGATCGTTACCTGATTTTATCATCTACAATAATGGAAGTCTGGATGATCTGTATATAGAAGTTGATAGAGCAATGACCATAATCCAAAATATGTGACAATTTTTGTCAAACATATGACAATTTTTGTCCTAAAATTGGTCTTTGAAAATTAGCTAAAAATTAAGTTATTGAATTTATTGTCTAAAAAAATTGTTGATTTTGGCATACGGTATGCAGTATATATAGGCAAATGGCAACGGAAACCAACATAAAGGAAATCGACATGGAAAAAAATTATGTAAAACGTGAAGTTGCTAAATCAAATGCTCTTGGTTGTTATGTAAATGTTTTTCTGACCGTTAAAGATGTTGATAATGAAAATGTTCAATTGATCGTTACCCATATTCCTGTTCCTCAGTGGGATAGAAGAAATGTAGTTGTTTCTGATGAAATCGTACCCAAGGTTGAATGGGAAAAGTCCAAAAAATGGACTTTGAATGGAATGGGTGAAATCTGACCCAAGGGGGTAAACCCCCTTGGCGATATTAACTCTACTAAGGAGATCGACATGAACAAGGCAGAAATGACTCAAGCACTGGCAATCGCAAAATCGGATGCTGACCTGATGAATGAAGATATCTCAATTTTCGATGGCTATGGTTTGCCTGATTTCACTCCTGTTCATGTTACGGTACGTCAGGTTGCCAGAATCATTCGGTGGCAAGCTCAGTATATGAATGGTGAATGGGATGCTGATGAAATCAATCAGATTGCCAATAAAGGACGAAAACGCTTTATGATTATCGGTTGACCCAAGGGGGTAAACCCCCTTGGCGATTAACCTTAACGAAAGGAAAAGACAATGGCCGAATTCAATCTCAAAACCAAAACCGACAAGGCAGTTTTCATTGCAAGTGTACTTTTCCAGAAAAGGGTTACTATCCTAAACTGGAAAGTCAAAGAACTGGTCAAGAAAAAAGTTTCTGAACTGGATGATCTGGTTCGTATGGCTGAAAAAGCCTATCTTTCAATCCTGTAAGAAATGGGGCAAAGCCCCATGGCGATTAATTCTTAAAAGGAACAAAAAATGAATGAATTTGAAAAGGCATATAAAGAATTACCAGCATATTGTAATGGATATGATTCTTTATACCATAAAACGGCTAATGATCTTGCATGGTTAGTGTTACTACAAATTGATCTTTTTGATGAAGGAGAAGATTCTGAAATTAGGAATATACGGCAATATAATCAATGTAAAAAATATGTAAAAAAATGGTGTAAAGACAAGATATTTAATTAAAAATAAAAAAAAAGGAGTTGACAACCATGTTTCACTATGCTAATAGTACCCAAAATCGACCACCTACTTTAGCTGAATATGCAATGGCTAAAAAGGAGATGGAAATGGATAAGAGTGATACTTTACGCAAGATCGATGAACTTTATGATTATGTTCAGAAGCTGGAAATTAAGTTAATTGAATCTGAAGCAAGGAAGATTCTTGCTGCTGATCCTGATCTTGATGAGTTTGTTATGTGTATGGGTGGTGCATTTTTTACTTACAAAGCAAATGGTAAATATAATCTATTCAATTATACTGATGAAGAACTTTATAAGATGGAGGAAGATGAAAATCCATTATTGAATTTTATCTATGGCAATGGAACCGAAAATGGAAATTGTGGTGGTATTATCCATAGCGATCAATTTCAGAAGGAATTTTTTGACATGATCGATGATATGGACAATCGATCTAATGTCAAAGGATATCCAATGAGGTTTACTGCTAATGGTCCTGTTAACCATAACTGGTAGGTGAAAATTACGATAGAATAATATAAATATTTGTACTATGGATATAAATACAATAATCGAAAGGGAAGAAATTCTCAAGGAAGCTGCCTATGCTGGTAATATTGGGTTTGAAGAAATGATTAATTTTTATCAGAAGGCAAGCGAAGATCAAATCAAAAAGATGGAAGGAATGATTAAAAAGAAAAGTTGGATAGGTGTTAAAAAATTATTCAAGCTGGTTTTGGGAGTAGAACTTAAATGATAAATGAGAATATAGCAAAACGAAAACTGGATAAACTCTTTGCTGATGATCCAGAAGGCAGAGCATGGGTTTGGGTTGAAGTACAATCCAAATTTGATGAAAGGATGTATGGTTCTGCTAGATGGATAACAAAAGAGAAGTTGAAAAATAGAAAAATAAAATACAGTGAACAAATTAATGGGATAAAAATAACTCTTTTAGATACAAAATATAACCCCAAGACATTTAAATATGATAAACCACTGTAGAAAGGAAATTGTTATGAGTGAAGTTATAAGAGCAAGTGTTTTACCGAATCCCCATATTAAACGTGAACCTTGTGTTGAACAGTGTATGGGATGTCATAAAATTTATAGTGATCTTCCATTGGGTGAATGTTCATTAGAAGATCATGTTTGTATTGCATATGTAAGCCCGAAAGCTATTCATCGGATTGGTTGTGCTTTGAAAACAAATAGAGAAATGGAACAGGAGAAAGCACAAAAACTGAACCCGATCAAGGCAAGCAAACGGGCAAGGAGAAAGGGGTAATTGACTAAAAAAGAATTGGTTAAATATGTAAGTGATAAGATCATGGTCACAGAGAATGATGCTGGTATTGTATTTGATGTGATCTTTGATGGTATTAAAGAAGCATTAGAAAATGGTGAGAGTGTAAAGATACGAGAATTTGGTACGTTCTTTATTCAGGAAAGAGCAGCAAGAAGGGCTTATAATCCAAAGGATCAAAGCCCTATAGATGTTCCTCCAAGGAAGTCTATCAAGTTTAGAGTATCCAAAAATCTAAACGAAAGGATATAATAATATGTCAAATTTAGTTGTGAATTATGAATTAAGTACAGATGATATTACAGAAGCATTAATGAATGATCTAACCGTTGAAGAACTACAGGATTTTATTTTAGACATCCTTGATAAGACAGGTGATAATGATCTTAACAATGCTCTTTATGAGGAATTAAAAATAAAACACGGTGAATATCTTGAATTCATGGGTATTGATGAAACCAAATATCGTGAAGAATTTGCTGATCCTACTTTTTATCCTGATGTAGATGAAGATAATGAAGATGATGAGCATTGGACTACTGATAATAAAGTTGATAATGAACTGGAAGAAGATGTAGATATCTTTACAACAGAAGATGATGTCTAATGGACGTTTACGAATATTACGATGGCAGATGTACCATTTGTGGTGAGGAAACAAAAGTCCGACACAAGAACATATGGCTAATCGGAAGTGAAGGAACTGATATGTGTTGGCCTTGTGAGAAAGCTATGCTTGATTTCTTGAATGAAAGGAAAAGATACTTTACTCATGAGAAATTAGAGAAGTTAAAAGAGAAGAAAAGAAATGTAGGGTAATAATTCAGTCTGGTAGAATGCGTGATTTGGGTTCACGTTGTCGCAGGTTCGAATCCTGCTTACCCTACCACTATTTTTAGAAAGGAATATTATGGACACTATTAATTTTGAACAAGAGCAGTATGATCTTAAATGGCTTGTTGATCCTAAACATCCATTGATGGAGAAGTTAAGGGATAAAGCACCCGGAACATATAAGCATTGTCAAAATGTTGCGAGTCTATGTGAGTCTGTTGCATTGGAATTGGATATTGATCCAAATGTGATGCGAGTACTTGGAATGTATCACGATATTGGAAAGATATCATTTCCAGAATGTTTTTATGAGAATCAAAATGGTTCAGGTAATATGCATGAGAAATTGGAACCTATGGTTTCATTTCATTTGATATCGAAGCATATTGCAGATGGAGCATTGATATTATGTCAGATGGTTGATTTTCCATCTACATTAATCCCACCTATTACTCAACACCATGGCAATACAGTTATTAAATCTTTGGCTAATGCTGCAACTGGTATTGAGGAAGATATGTTTCGATATCGTAATACCAATCCACCTACCACATTGGAAGCTGCCGTATTAATGATCTGTGATTCAGTTGAAGCTACAATCAGGAGTAAAGAATATGCTGATGTTCATGTTGATGCTGATGATATTCGAACTATTATCATGGGTACGATTGATCGTCTTGAAAGTGATGATCAATTGGATGAGATTAGGGTTGGTGATTTAAAGAAAGTCAAGAGAGCATTGAAACGTGATCTTGAATCGAAATACCATAAGCGAGATAATAATGCTTATGAAGAAAAAGAAAAAAAAGATAATGATGAAAATAAAAAATAAAAAAATGGGTTATCTTTTTTTACTGAATGTGATATAGATGAAAGGAGTCTATATAAGGAGAAGAAATAAATTATGCCTAAGTGTGTTAAATGTAATGAATTTCTTCCACCGAATTATGTGGAAGTAATTCCGAATTCTCAACCATTGGCAGATGGTGAGTATCCGAAAATTTGCGTATTCTGTCAAAAAATGATTAGTGAAGTAGAACGGGAAACTGAACAGGGTAGTGGAAAATATGTTGCTTATACCAAGGAGCAATGTGTCAGAGACTATAAAGCATTCATAGATAAACTCAAAAAGAGTAAAAATCTGGATGATATTAAAAAGAAAGCAGATTCTATGGGTGGTTTTATAGCTTGAAAAAGAAACTGCAACCTGTTAAACGTCCAGCTAAATTAGGATTTTTGAGTTATGTGGGTGATACACAAGGATGTGGAACGATCAGAGTGATCTATCCATTCTTCTATTTGAATCATTTTAGAAAAAAAGATTTGATGTGTCATTCAACTTATCTAATGAATTATGTTCAGGAACCTACTTGGTATAAACCCTTTACGTTTGTACAATTCCAGAGAAGTGCAACTGAAGGGCATTTAGAACTGATACGGCATTTTAAGAATGCTGTGCAGAGTAAATTTCCGATTCCGGTTATATACGAAATCGATGATATGTTGTTTGGAATTCCTAAATGGAATTACGCAAGCCTGTATTATAATCAGGCTGAAGATACTATCAAACGTATCATGTCAGAATGTGATGGTATGATGGTTTCAACAGCGAAATTAAAAGAAGCATACTCACCATACTGTAAAAAGATATCTGTAATTCCTAACCATCTTCCCAAGTTCGTATGGGGAGAAGTCTATCCCAAACACCATTACTATGATGAGAAAAAGAAGATTAAAATCCTATGGGGTGGAAGTCAGAATCACTTTGCTATGAAACAAGTAACTGGCGATAAAGTTAAAGGTGGTGATTTCGGAAATGGGTTATTGGATTTTATTCGAAAGACTACTGACAAATACGATTGGATTTTTATGGGAGCAATACCTGAAGAACTACAGGATATCAAGAATAAAGTTAAATTCCATCCTTGGGAGAATGTTTTTGAATATCCAAAGGCTTTAAAGGACATGGAACCGGACATTTGTTTAGCTCCATTGAGAGATGATCCATTTAATCATTGTAAATCTAATATTAAATGTCTTGAGTATAATGCTTGTGGTTCTGTTGGTGTTTACTCAGATGTAACACCATATAAGTTCATGCAGAGAAAAGCAAGAAGTGATGATGAATTTATAGCTCATATAGAAGCTCTTGCAAATGATATAGACTTGAGAGCAAAGACATTCAATAAGGATTATAATAGAGTAAAATCTCAATTGTGGTGGGAGAAAAACAATAATATCCAACGGTATATTGAAACGTACTTAAATATGTTTAACCAAAGGTTATAATATGGCAGTATCAATAGATGATATAAGAGAAGTTTATCTGGCATTCAGGAAAGCACAGGCTTTTCATAAGAGCAGAGGATATAGAATGCCTAAAGACTTTGAAGCTCATTTCAACAAGATGGAAGAAAGACACCAGCGATCCCTGATTAAAGCAGCACAATGGTTCGCAACGAAATGGAGTAACATTGATCCTTATACTTACTTTTTATGTGGTTTTGATTTATACAAATATTTTTCTTATCCAATGTTTTTTAAAAAGAATATCTTGATGTTGTATATTGAGAAGGATAAGAATAAGAAACGTAAAGTCGAAACTACAAAAAAGGGTATTGCCGAATCTGCATTGTTCGTAAAGAAGTGGATGGTAGAAAATAATAAAACATTCCATCAGTACATGAGAGAAAGAAATGGAAACCAGAAAGTAGCAATCGATCATTACTTAAAGAACAAGATAGATGCTGCTTTTCTGGTTTTTATGATTAGAAAGGGAATGATACTTGACGATCAGGATAGAAGTTACATTCCATATATTCAAGAAAGATATCGGAAAATCAATTTCAATTTAAACGATATAGAAGATTTTCTTATTAAAGTGGAGGAAAAATTAAAATGAGTACAGAACACAAAGGAAACATGATTAGAGATATACCACCTGAAGGAAAGATGCTTAAGAAAAAGTTACCAGAAGGTGAATTATTGGTATCTGAAGCACCAACAGGCAATAAATTATGGAAAAAGAAAAAAAAGTTGAATGAAGAAGATGGGAAATCGAATACATTAAACGAATAAATTGTCAATAATTTCAATATGAAAAAAATTACATAATTAGGAAATAAAGTAAATAGCCGAAATTATTGAAAAAAACAGTTGACATACAAAGTGAACAATGTTATTGTCCTTTTGAAAATGGCAAATGAAGTTTTTATTAACATTTAAGAAAGGAGTATGTCATGAAGAAAAATTTGTTGGTAGTATTTGTTTTATTGGTAGGGGTTTTGTTCTTTGGAAGTCAGGCAATGGCAGTACCTGTTCAATTTATAGAAACGGGTATGGAAAACATTACGATTTATGATGGTCGAAAAGATTTCAGTGGTAATTCATGGTATAATAGTGAAAATGAGGATAATGAAGTTGAACCGGGAATGATTAATACTCAAGCGTGGGATTTAGAAGCAATGTATTATAGTAATTCTAATAATATGCTTGGTATGTCTGGTGGATGGGATTTTATTAATGGTGTAAGTGGATATAGTTATACTTCCGGTGATATATTTATTGATGTTGATGGTGATGCTGTTTATGGTGTTGATGGTGGTCCAAATGACAAAGGATATGATTATGTTTTTGATGTTGATTGGAATAATGGAACATGGGACATATACTCTATCGATGATGGAACTTTATTGGATGTAGCTGAACCTAAGAATCTATCTGAATCAAATCCATGGGCTTTTGATGTTAATAATGGTGTAACAGCATTGGATAGTGGACAATTTAATCATTATGTTAATTCTGGTATTTATTTTGTGGATGGTTTCGATATGACTACTATTCTTAATTCAGATATTTATACAGGAACTTTTCTTGCCCATTTTACTATGGAATGTGGTAATGATAATCTCATTGGTCAAACTGCTGCTCCTGTGCCTGAACCTGCTTCAATGCTTCTATTGGGAACTGGTCTGATCATGTTTGGTTCAGTGTCAAGAAAGAAGTTTTTCAAGAAGTAATTGTTTTAATAGGGGGGTGAAATTCCCCCCAAAAGTACACTATGAAAGGAGTGATGCTTATGAGTACAAGAAAGTTGGCTTATTTGGTAATTGTAGTTTCCATGATTATTTGCTTGGGTTCTTTTGGTCTTGCGAATGCGTTTCAATCACAATACAATAACAAGGTGCCTTATCGTGCCTTGTTTGGAGTGAAACCAAGTACTATCATGGTGCAACAAAGTGACAAGGGTAAAGTAGTACAAGCGGTTGTGCCTGTTAATCAAGAAGAAGAACAGGTAGAGCCACAAACAATTAAAGAAACGAAAGGAGAATAAGTTATGAAAAAATTGTTTATTATTTTGTTCATGGTAGTTAGTTTGGTTATGGCAGGAAACGCCTTTGCATGTGAAGGTGGTAATTGTTCTCAAGTTGATACTGCTGCTGATGCTAATTCCGATCTTATTCCTAATACATATCTCAAAAATTCCGATAGTACAGAAATTATTGGTGGTGGAGCATATGTTGGGAATGTTAATTTTAATGCGAGTTCAGAAGCATATGGTCAGGATACTGTAGTTTTTGATGGTTATGAGTATACTGGTGGTCAAGATGGTGATAGTGGTTATTATGAAAAAATACATGGTTTTTTAGCTGGATGGGTAAAAAAATTTCGTTCTCATCCATATCCAAAGAGTGAATGGGTATTTCTTGGAACCGATAAAGTAGCTACTTATAAAACTGAATCTGGTACTGGTGAAGCTGAAGCTGAAACTATTCTTACTTTGACTACTGATGTTACTTCTAATTTCTTGAGGAATGATAGTCAAGTACAGGAATTGGTTGTAGGTTCAGAAACTACTTTGGGTATTGATGGTTGGGCATCTGCTGAAGGTAATTATCCTTGTTTTCAAGATGCTAGAATCTCAATTAATGGAAGTGTTGGTGCTGATGTATTCGGTAATACTAAAGTTGTTGGTGTCAATGGAAGTTATGCTGCTGCTGGTGCTGGTGGGTTAACTGAAGTTACTTTTGCTGGTAATGAAAGCGACCATGCAAGAAGTGATGCATATGTTGATTTCCATAGTGATTTGTCTGTCGCACATGACGTTTATTCGAAGTCATTTGTTAGTGCTGATGGTACGATAGCATCAAACCTTGCTATTTCTACGGGTGGTTCTGCTCAGTTGAATCGTGGTCTTGATGGACAGCTTATTGTTCCGTTGGGATATGATAATATTGATTTAATTGGAATTACTGCTAAAGGTAGTGCTTTACAAGCTGGACAGGCTGTTGGTTTTGGTGGGGTTGCTCATGGTACAAGCGAAGCAGCATTTAATGGTGCTGTTGGTTCTGTTGCTTCTATTCCGGGTGATTATATTTTCTGTTATCAATTACCAAGTCCGGGTATGACTGCAACTGTTGGTGGAATGGCTAAAGCATATGGTTATAATCGGGTTATCAGTTCTGGTAATTCGATTACGGTTATTTCCCATCAAGTAGGTTATGCTACAACTGGTAATTCTGGTTCTGTAGTTGATTAAAAAATAGCTTGACAAATAAAATGGGGAGTGTTATGCTCCCCAAAATTAAAACTCTTGAAAGGAGAAAAATGTTATGAAAAAATTGATTATTGCAGTAATTTGTTTGAGTCTGGTTATGGTAGGTGGCAACGCTTTTGCGGCTGAAGCAACTGCTGATGCTGGTGCTACTGCAACTCTATCTCAGGATAGTCATGCAGTTAGTAATGTGTATGATCGTAAGTTTGTGAATCCGGGGGTCACTCCTTTTCCTCAGACCAATGGGTTCTTTACTTCCCCTACTCCCGATAGTTCTTTCCGTAGTATGAAAGAGTTTATTAATCTTTTCGGTGAAGATGGTGTAGTTCTGAAAATGAGTGATGGTGCTGTTGATAATTTGGCAAAAGGTGGAAGTGATACCGAAGTCAATTTTCAGGTTATCAATGAGGAAAGCATGGTGCCTAGAGCTTATGGAAAGGATTATAAGGGAACCAAGTTTATCTATATCACTCTCCAAAGACCTGCTGGTGTTAAGATTGTAGGTATGATCGATGGTGAAGCTGATGATAACGATACCAATTCCCTGATGGTTCTTGGTCAGATGGCACAGGAAGTATTGGATGAGGGTTGTAATGTGCTGGTGTTGACTGCTGAAGGTGCTCATCGTGGAGTAGATGCTTCTGGTTGGGGTATCGGTGCTTATGCTACTGGTGGTCTTGTCAATGATAGTGGTAAAGAATCTATCTCTCCGGGTGGTGGAACTGGTTATGCTTCCAATCGTAGCATGACTGAAGATTTGCCTTGGTTGCAGGGTTATGCCGGTGTTGATGCTTCCAAACCTGAACTGGCAAAGGTTGAAAAGAAAACTTCAACTAAATATGCACAGGTTAGTGATTGTATCAATGGTAGAGGTTTGAATTGTGGTAAGTAGTCTTAAATAAATCATAGTGTATTGAAATGGCAGGGGAATTCTTCTCCTGCCATTTTTTTTTTGTCTTTTCTAAAAAAAATAGGTTATCTTTTTTTTCCATCTGTGTTATAGTACCTTAAATTTACAAATCTTGCGGTGAGAATATACCGTGAGGAAAGGAGAAACACATGAGTAAATGGATTAAGAAAGACCTATTTGAATCATTTCAAAAGGAGAAAATTGAGGAAAAGGATACTGCTAATACAGGTGGTTATATTCGTTCTGATCTTGTTTGGGATACACCACAAAAAGGTACAGTCGAATCACCAAAAGTCTATGAAGGTAGATTTTTGCCTGATCCCGAAGGTGAGTTCTATAAGAGGTACTATTTTCACTTCTGGAAATCAGGGGAGTCATGGAAGTTTGTATTTTGCCCCAAAACCCATGACTATAAAGCATTCTGTCCTATTTGTTCAGCGGTTTCTAAGCTGTATAATGGAACCAAAGATGATAAGGCACAAGCATATCAGCTTAAAAAGAAAGAGAAGAATGTTGCTAACTTCTTTATCGTAAAAGACAACAGAGATGATGAGAAAGACGATGAGAATAAAGTTGTTGGTAAGGTTAAGCTGTATGAATTCCCATCTAAAGTTGAGCAGAAAGTCAAGAAAGAAATCACAAATAGAGATGAAGGTTATGGTATGCAAATCTTTGATCCGGGTGAGGAAGGAAGAAACTTTATTATCAATGTTCTTTCAACCAAACCACAAGACGGTGGTAAGACATGGCCTGATTACTCTACTTCTGACTTCTCAAGAAGACAGTATGCATTGGGTTCAGATGATGAGATTAAGGCATTGTTGGAAACCTGTACAAGTCTGAAGGGATATATTGAATCCAAGGAAACTGACAAGGATAAGGTTGTAGAAATTCTCAAAGCTGAATTCTTGTGGGATTTGGTAGAAACCGAATGTCTTGCTAATGGATATACAGATGTAGAGTCTGGTGCTGGTATGAGAGAAGAAGCTCCAAGAGAAGAAGCTCCACAACAGGAAGAAAGACAGGAAGCTCCAAGAGAAGAATCTACTCCTGAACCTACTCCTGAACCAGAACCTGAAAAACAAGAAGAATCATCAGGCGATATTGGTGCTCTTGATGATGAAGAACTTTTGGCTGAATTGGATAAAATGTAATGAGTAATCCAGAGAGTAAATATATGAATGGGGATATTGAAACATCCCCATTAACACCTGAAGAAAAAATTAAATGGCAAACGGTAAGATGGAAAAACAGAAGAAGAATGGCATGGTTGTCAATGGCGAATCTTACTGCTATTGTTCTTCTGTATTTCTTTGCTCCTATTCCTGATGCAAGGTTAACGATCATAGCTGAACCATTGGCTATGATTACATTTGTATTTGCTGGTATCGTTGCTTCATACATGGGCGCAACAACCTTTGAGAAGATTAAATTAGGAAAATAATATGCCTTACATTAAACAAGATTGTAGATATGAGATTGATAGAATTCTAAACTGCCTTGATGATGTAAATATAGGTGAAGTGAATTATATCATTACTAAACTGTGTAAAAAATATATCGAAGAAAATGGTGAGAGTTATACTAATTACAATTCTCTTGTTGGTGTTCTTGAATGTGCAAAGATGGAATTATATAGAAGAAAAATAAGCAAGTATGAAGATGTGAAGATTATTGAAAATGGAGATGTGTATTAATGAGATTATCTAAAATGTTGGAACGTGAGGCAAAAACCATTGCCAAGCATGATCAAGTTGGAAAGAGAACAGATTGTACAGACCTTTTAGTATCAGCAAGATTTGGTGCTGATCATCTACATCATATCCTACCGAATAAAGCTGTAACAGATGTTATTGTTGAGGATTTGTTAGCCTACACTTCAGAGGACTTTAACCGATCATTAAATAAAGATAATAAAAAAGAGGAAGCTCCAAGTGAAGTTCTATTTCATAATAGACAAGCGATAGGTGACATCCTCACAATGACATGTGCAGTTAGGGATTTTAAGAGACAATTCCCTGATACAAGGATTGGTGTTAATACTACTGCTATGCATATATGGGATAACAATCCTCATATTGATCATAGTTTTAGAGCAGGTTCGTTGCAAGCGAATAAAGCTACTGTAAAGATTGGTCCGGGGTTTCTTACCAATAAGTCTGGAACATGGGATTATCATATGGCAAATGCCTTTAGAATGGATATCCAAAATAAAATGGGATTGAAAATTACTCAAGGAGAAATCAGACCTGATATTTGGTTAACCGAAGAAGAATATAATAGGAAACCGATTATTGAAGGTCCATATTGGATATTCATTTATGGTGGCGAACCGGGATGGCCTAGTAAGCAATATCATAGATGGCAGGAAGTAATTAATATTCTGAAAGATGATGTTCAATTTGTTCAATTAGGTGTTAAACATCATCCATATCCTAAGTTGGATAATGTTATTGACTTCATAGGACGCACTGAGGATCGAAATACAGGCATTAGAGACTTATTTAATATCTTCCTTCACGCTCAAGGATCAATGGGGCTTGTATCGATGCACATGCACCTATCAGCAGTATTTAATAACCCATGTGTTGTTCTTGCTGCTGGTAGGGAACCTGCTTCATTTACACAGTACTATGGACATCAGTATATTCATAACAATGGAGCATTGCCTTGTGTTGAACAAAGGGCTTGTTGGGCTTGTAAACTTGAAGGATGTAAAAATCTAACCAAACCTTCTCATGAATGTACTAAAGGACATCCTACCATAGAGAAAATTCCTACATGTGTTGATATAATTGAACCTGAACAAATAGCTGAAGGCGTTAGAATGTACTATAAAGGTGGTAGGCTTGAGTATGGTAAGAAGATACCCAATAAGTTCTTTAAAAATATCGTAAGAGAGAAAAAAGTATTTAGTGTTCCAAATCAACCGAAACAAGTAGATAATGACATCCTAAAGAAGTATGGTTTTGAATGGGGTGGGGGTTGTATTACTGATAAGGATTGGTTGTTTATGGAAGATGTTATCAAGACTTATGGTGTTAAGAAAGTATTGGAATTTGGTGCTGGTTTATCTTCTCTATTGTTTGCTTCCAAGGTTGAAGATGTTGTTACTTTTGAAACTCAAGAAAATTGGATGAAGAAGATTCAGGATATGTCAACTGGCAACAATCATATCTTTAAATGGGATGGTAAGAAACTAGATGTTGATCTGAAAGAGTTTAAAGATATTAAATTTGATCTTGCATTTATTGATGGTCCTGCTGGTGGTGGTAATAGAGAGTTCTCAACCATGTATGGTTCTAAGATGGCTGATATTGTTATTGTACATGATGCGGGTAGAGTATGGGAGAGAAAATGGCAAGCGAAATATCTTGAACCAGAATTTGAAATGGTTTCCAAGGGTGGTCATAGATGCCATTTTTGGGCAAAGAAAGAAATTTGTAAAGTACAACAGGATAAGAAGGATCAAGAGATAAAAACACAGATTGAGAATGATGATAGAAAATCATTCAGAATGATTACTACATGCCGTGGTTTTGGTGGTTCAGAAAGATCATCTCTATTCATTATGAAAGATATGTTGAGTAGAGGATATCGTGTAGAGCTTATTCCTACTGGTAATATATCAGGTGAGTATGGGCGAAATATTCCTGAAGGTGTTATTGTAAGACCATGGAAAGATATGGTCGAGCCGGTTGATCTTCTCACGTTTTATACTTCTGATTGTATATGGAATTTTAACAAGCCTCAGTATCTGGATGTTATGGATAAACTGAAAGCAAATAGAAAAGTAATGATACTCAACTATCAACTTGGTGGTGCTGGTAGTGTATCATGGACAAAGGATTGGGATTTATATATGTTCCTTAATTCTACTAAAGAGGGTGAACTAAAAGAGAGATTACCTGATGTCAAAACAAGAGTACTTCCACCACCTACTGATTTAGATGAGTTCTTTAAAGTCAAGGTTGATTATAAAGATGGATTGAGATTGATTAGACATAATTCTCAAAGGGATGCTAAACATCCTGAGTATACGAATGATCTTATTGCTCAGATTTTAGATGAAGTTGCTAGAGATATTCAATTCTTTTATATGCCAGCATACAGTAAAACATTTGATCATCCTAATGTTCATAAATTCAAAGTGAATGAAGTTACTGTACCTGAGTTCTTGTCGAAAGGTAATTGTTTCTGGTATCACCTTCCTCCGGGTTATCAAGATCAAGGTCCAAGAGTTATTATTGAAGCTATGGCTTGTGGTATTCCTTGTATTGGTGATAATAGCTATGGTGCGAAGGATCGTATTACACCAGAAACAGGTTGGTTATGTGATGATGTGAGTGATTATATTGAAGTTCTAAAAGAGATAAAAGATAATATGCCTATTTTAGAACAGAAAGGTAAAGCAGCAAGGGAAAGAGCAAAGGCTGAATTTGTTCCTACCAAATGGGCTGATTGTATTATAGGAGAATAATATGAGAGTATTATTTATTGTATTATGTTTTTTATTATTTTCTACTTCAGTTATGGCAGCTAATGTTACATTACGATGGGATTGCAATGATCCTACTCCTGAAGGATATAGAGTTTTCTTGAGGGAAGCTGGAAATGGTTATAATTATAGTACTCCTATATGGGATAGTGATAGTTACGATCAAACATGTGAATGTACATTGATAGAATTGGCTAAAGGAACAACATATTATTTTGTAGTTAGAGCATATGATGGTGAACTTGAAAGTGCTGATTCTGAAGAAGTTACTTATACACCATTATCAGATGATGATAGTACTGTTCTTAATGTACCAAGAAATATTAGAAAATTAGGAGAATAATATGAGAGTAAAGATTGGTAATAAAATATATGATTCTAAAATTGAACCTATTATGTTAATATTAGAAGAATATAATAAAGAAGATATTGCACATATGGGTGCTGCAAAAAAGTATTGTGAATTTCCAGACGGCATGAATACTAATGAAATAGAAGAATTTATGCATGAAGAAGGAAATATTGAGGATGCTGAATGACTAGCTACGAAAAGAATAATTATGGTTCTGTGTTAAGAGCATTGGTTTTAGGTAGACAACCTCAATTGGTAGTAGAGTGTGGTGTTCTTGATGGATACTCAGCATTTCATATTTCTAATGCTTTAAGATTCAATAGAAAGAAAAGAGGAATTCGTAGTATATTTTTTGCTTATGATCTATTTGAAGATTATGAATATCATCATGGTAATATGGAAGATGTTATGGAAATGTTAAAAACAAGTAATCTTGATTGGGATTGTAATCTTTTTAAGGCAAATGCTTTTGAGATATATGAAGATTATGAAGATAACACTATCGATTTTTTACATTTTGATATTTCTAATGATGGTGATATTTTATTGAGAATGCTTGATACATGGGGTAAGAAAATACACAATGAAGGTATTATAGCTTTTGAAGGTGGAAGTATTGAAAGGGATCAAGGATGGATTAAGAAGTATAATAAAAAACCTATTAGACCTGAATTAATCAATAATCCTGATGTTTATAATAATTGGGATATTCAGATTTTTGATCCCTTTCCATCAATGACTTTATTATGGAGGAAGAATTGGATATAGAAGAAACAGAAGCATATAAGTTGGGAATGCAATTAGATGAGAAAATTAAAAAGAAGTTCTCTCATGGTAGAGAATGTATTGATGATTATCACAAAACATATGAGAAAGAAAGAGTTTGGGAGAATAATTCATGGTTAGGAATTCCATGTTGGAAACTTCCCATGGATGTTTTTGTCATTCAAGAATTGATCTATAAAACAAAACCTGAATTTATCATTGAAACAGGAACAGGGCATGGTGGTTCTGCGTTGTTTTATGCTGCTATTTGTGAGTTGATGGGTCAAGGTAGAGTTATTAGTATTGATAATGATAATACTAAGAGAAAAGAACATAAATGGGGTCAGTTCGAATGGGAAGATCGTATTAAATTTATTGATGGTGATAGTACAGATAGAATTATAGTTAATGAAGTAAAAGAAACAACAGGTTGTCATTCTAATTGCATGGTTCTTTTAGATTCATGGCATACAAGGGATCATGTATATACTGAAATGCTTCTGTATAGTATTCTGGTTAAATCTGGTGGATATATGATTGTTGAGGATTCTCATGCTGCCGGTAATCCTGTTCCTTGGAAGTATGATGATGATGGACCTATGGGTGCTATTCTTCAATGGATACATTCATATGGTGATAAGTGGGAGATTGATAAGAGTTGTGAAAAACATTTAATGACATTTAATCCAAGAGGATATTTGAGAAGAAAATGAGTAAAATATTTAGAAATTATAGCATTAAACCAGAGTATAGATGGATAGCAGTTGATTTAGATGAAACATTGGCAATGCCTTATGATGGTGAATTTGATATGACAAAGATAGGTAAACCTGTTCCTCTTATGGTTGATCGTGTAAAGATGTGGTTAGATGATTGTGAAACAGTTAAAATCCTAACAGCTAGATTAGGACCACGAACATTAGAAGTATATGGAGTTACCAAAGAAGAAGTAACGAAAGCTATACAAGATTGGACTGAAGAACATATTGGTGAGAGATTGGAAGTAACATGCGAGAAAGATGCTGGTATGATTGAATTATGGGATGATAGAGCTATTCAAGTTGAACCAAATACAGGGAGAAGACTTATATGAAAGTAGCTGTAATTGGCGATATAATGATTGATCGATATGTATATGGGAAGTCAGATAGGGTTTCTTCTGAAGCACCAGTACCAGTGGTTTTAGAAGAAGAATATAGAGATGTTTTAGGTGGTGCTGGTAATGTGTATAATAACTTGAAGGGTCTTGGTGTTGATACTCTTTTATGTGGTGTAGTAGGAGATTTTGAAGATATTGGTGATTTATTATGGATAAAAAATGGTCTGATAGAAAAAGGAATTACTACATATAAAAAGAGAATTATTGCTAATGGTCAACAGGTATTGAGAATTGATAAAGAAGAAAAGGTATCATTAGATAATTCTGATATTGATGAAATATTACATGCAATAGCAGAGTTCAATCCTGATGCTATTATTGTTTCGGATTATAATAAGGGTGTTGTTAGTAGAAAATTAGTTAATATGTTAAAGCAATTCGATTGTCTTAAGGTAGCTGATCCTAAAGTTGATCTTGAGATGTTTGATGATTTTGATTGTATTACTCCTAATGAAAAAGAATTTAATAATTGTAATGGAAATATTACTGCTAAAACGGTACTTTTGACTCTTGGTTCTAAAGGAATGAAATTACTGGAAGAAGATGGAGAATATGAAATAAAGACTACTGCTAAGAGTGTATCTGATGTTACAGGTGCTGGTGATACTGTTATAGCCACATATACATATTTTAGATTATTAGGATATAGTAGGTATAAGGCAGCTAATTTTGCGAACATTGCTGCTGGTATTGTTGTGAGTAGAGCAGGTACTTCATTCATTCACTTGGAAGATATGAATGAATATATCAATCCATTTAATAATGTGAAGGTGGTTGATAAGGAATGGGGTAACGAAATATGGTTTGCTAATTCTTACCGTTATTGCGGTAAAATACTCAATCTAAAACAAGGTTACAAGTGTAGTGATCATCATCATAAGGAAAAGGATGAGACTTTCTATGTTCTGGATGGTAAGGTAAGAATGATAATAAATGATCAAGAACGAATAATGAATAAAGGTGATAGTGTGAAACTAAAACCTAATGATTGGCATAGCTTTGGTGGAATACTACCATCTGTTATTCTGGAAGTATCTACTCAGCATTTTGATGAGGATTCGTATAGAAAAAATAAAAGTGGTAAATGGGAGGATTATGAAAACTATCTTCACTAATGGCGTGTTCGATATAATTCATGCTGGTCATATTAGATTATTCATATGGGCTAAATCTCAAGGTGATCGTCTTGTTGTGGGTCTTAATAGTGATAAATCTGCGAGAAGATTGAAGGGTGAAGGAAGACCTATAAACAAAGAACATGATAGAATTTTTGTTCTTAATGCGATACGATATATAGATGATATTTTGGTTTTTGATGAAGATACACCATATGAATTGATTAAGAGAATAAAACCAGATGTGATAGTAAAAGGTAGTGATTACAAATATGAAGATGTGGTTGGTAATGATTTAGCGGAAGTATTTTTAGTTCCTCATAGTGGACATTCAACTACAAAAATAAAGGAGAAATTATGAACGGAAGAAAAAAATTGTGTTATCTGGTGGGTCAAATCTCACCTAAGTTTCCTATCACCTATGATTGGAGAGAATATGTAATTGAACAAATGACAGGGTTGTGGTTGGAAGATCAAATTGGTTTTATCAATCCTTGTGCTAATGCGTTTAATAAGAAGTTAGCAGAAGAAAAAGAATATGCTGTTACATTAAAAACGAGAAGTACAGGTATCGATATTTTACCACATAAGGATTATAGTTTTGTATTAGAATCTGATATTGCATTGGTTAATATGAATCAATATGATCCTGATAAACCATTGCTTGGTTCATTCTTTGAACTGGCATGGTATTTTACTCATCCTGAAAAGACAGTAATTGGATTTGCAGATGATTTAGATAGTTATCTATGTCAGCATCCATTTGTTCAGGAAGCAGTTAATGTATGGTGTGCGAGTGTAGAAGAAGCGGTGTTTATGTTGCAGAAGTATTTTGTTACTGTATAGGAGGAAGTATGAAACTATTGATTACAGGTGGAGCAGGATTTGTGGGCCACCACTTTGTCGAGCATTTTCTCAAGCAGACTGATTGGGATATCATTACTTTTGATAAACTGACATATGCTGCAAGTGGGCTTGATAGAGTGAGAGATATAAATGCATTTGATGATAAGAGAGTTCATTTTTATGCAGTAGACTTTACAAGAGAGATTTCTGAAGGTGTTATTCAAGAGTGTAGAGATGTAGATTACATTCTACATATGGGTGCTGAGACTCACGTTGATAATTCGATTGCTGATCCGAAACCATTTGTATATTCCAATGTGGTTGGTACGTTCAATATGCTTGAGTTTGCGAGAAAATGTCCTAATCTAAAGGCATTTGTTTACTTCTCAACTGATGAGGTATTTGGTCCTGCACCTGAAGGGGTTGATTATAAAGAATGGGATAGATACAATTCGACTAATCCCTATTCTGCTACAAAGGCAGGGGGGGAAGAACTTGTATTAGCATATATGAACACTTATAAGTTGCCGGGATACATCACTCATTGTATGAACATCTTTGGTGAGAGGCAACATCCTGAGAAGTTCATTCCTATTTGCATTAGAAAGATCGAAAAGGGTGAGACTGTGACAATTCATGGTACACCTGATAAACAGAAAGCTGGATCACGATTTTATATTCATGCGAGAAATGTGGCTAACGCAAGTCATTTCTTATTGAACAATTTTGAACAGAGAGAGAAATATAATATAGTGGGTGAAAAGGAATTGAGTAATCTTGAACTGGCTCAAAGAATTGCTGATGCTATGGGTAAGGAATTGAAATATGAGATTGTTGATTTTCATTCCAGTAGACCCGGACATGATCTTAGGTATTCTTTGGATGGTGAGAAGATGAGAAAGATTGGTTGGGAAACTCCAATGACAATTGATGAAACTATTAAATCAGTTGTTCAATGGACGTTAAGAAATAGAAAATGGTTAGGAGAATAATTATGTTAAAATGGTTTAATTCGTTTCAGTTGACTACTTTATTTGCTGCTGCACCATTTGGGATTGAATGGGTAAAGGGTGCAGAATTTTATGGTCATAGTGTTTTGTTTTGGGTTTTGATTGTAGCGTATGTGGTTGGTTTTTTTGCAATGACTTATGCTGTTCAAGAATCATTTGATTAAGGAGAAGATATGAAAAGAAATATCCCAATGTTTCGTGTAGCTATGTCACCAGAAGTAAATTCAGAATTATTGAGAGTAATTCATTCTGGATGGATTGGACAGGGACCGGCTGTTAAGAAATTTGAAGAAGAACTTTCTTATGTATTTGCGAATCAGAAAGTTTTAACTTTATCTTCTGGTACACATGGTTTATCATTGGCATTAAGACTTTGTAATGTAGGTCCGGGTGATGAGGTTATTACTACTCCATTGACATGTACAGCTACTAATATGCCGATCCTTGGTATGGGTGCTGATATAGTATGGGCTGATGTGAAAAGGGATTTAAACATTGATCCATCTTCTATTGTTCGATGTATTACTGATAAGACAAAGGCTATTATAGTTGTACATTGGGGTGGGTATCCTTGTGATATGGAAGAAATACATAAGCTATCATGTGATACTGGTATTCCTGTTATTGAAGATGCTGCTCATGCATATGGAAGTGTATATCAACATCATCCAATAGGTGATTGTTCTTTTTCTGATTATACCATGTTCAGTTTTCAGGCGATTAAACATTTAACTTCTATTGATGGTGGTGCTTTGTGTTGTGGTTATGAGGATGATTATAAACGTGGAAAACTTCTCAGATGGTATGGTATCGATAGAGAATCACCAAGAACTGATTTTAGATGTGAGGATGATATTTCTGAATTTGGTTATAAATTTCATATGAATGATGTATGTGCTACTATTGGAATGGAAAATATGGAATTAGCTCAAGAAAATATAAATGCAGCATCTAATAATGCTGCTTATTATGAAAAAGAACTTGCTGATGTTAGTGGTATTGAGCTTCCACAAGTAGCCAAAGATAGACAATCATCTTATTGGCTTTTTTCAATGTTGGTTGATAGACGTTCTGAATTTACTCATATGATGGGAAGTAAGGGTATTTCTGTATCAAGAGTCCATGAAAGAAATGATAAGCATACTTGTTTTTATAAATATAAGCGAGAACTTCCCGGTTTAGAATCCATCATCGATAAAATGATCTGCATCCCTGTTGGGTGGTGGTTGACACCAGAGGATCGTTCTTATATTGTGGAGTCAATAAAAGGGGGTTGGTGATGGCCGAACATCCAGCATTAAAGAATTTATATAAAGAAGTAGTATCAGGAAAACATGATTGGACAAGATGGGGTTTGTTAGGAGTACTTTGTGATTATGTTTTGACATTTCGTAAAGGAAATATACTTGAGATTGGTTGTGGTGAATCATCTATTTACTTTTCTCATCTTGCAGAAAAATATAATCGTTTTTGTTATCATGTAGAATATTCCAGAAGTGGTGTTGAGAACATGAAAAACACCAATGGGTATTTTGGTGAAAACTCCAAAATATTTAATATGACATCAGATGAGTTTTTTGAAAAAGAATATCTTGAAAAAGGAAATATTAAATTATCATTGGCTTTTATTGATGGTGATCATACATATGAACAAGTGAGTAAAGACTATTATAATACCATAAAGAACATGGAAAAGGGTGGTTATATATTTTTACATGATACTTGTCCACCTGATAAATCATGGACAACAGAAAATAAATGTGGAACTGTATATAAACTGAGAAAAGAAATAGAGGAACATTCTGGTATTCTTAGTTTTACCTTTAAAGAGAATACCGCATTTGGTGTTGGTTTAACTATGGTGAGGATAGACGATGGTTGTTACTAGTAAAGATTTTATAAGCAATAATCCTATTGGCGAAACGGATACGGTTATCATCGTACCAACATATGATGGTCATTTGATGTTTTTGAAGCATGTACTTAGACAGTATAAAGAAACTGGTAAGTATGTTATATGTTCATATGATAGACATACTGAGACTCCACCTAGTGATATTTTAGATATTCCTGATGCTTGGGTATGGAAACACAAGACATATGGTGCAGAAAAGAGAAACGGGTGGTTATGGGATATAGTTTATGCTGCTGGTATAGTTGAATCATTTCAGAATGTGAGAAATGTGATATTAGGAAATGGTGATTGTATTTGGGATAAACCAGAGGGTATCAATGGACTGATAGACAGATTGGGAATATATGATATATTGAGTGCGTCTTGTGATAATAATCTTATACATACCTGTAATATGGTTTGGAGTAGAGCATGTTTTATAACTTTTGTTGAAGAAATAAAAGATGCTTTAAATAAAAATATTCCAGAGTCATATTCACCAGAAGTTTTACTCAGGGATTTTATGAAACAGTATGATACTTTTGTGAATATACCTGTTGAGAAACAACCATTATATCCAAAGAAGCATTTTTATGGTGGTAGAGTGGATCATTATAGTTCATATCATCAGGATTCAACATTTAAAGAAGTGGTGGGTTATCGTAATTTGGGTGGTGAACATAAGGCAGCATGTCAAGAGCATCTTGAACCTGTACCATCAAAGTATTTTGATCTTAGACAAGGTGGTAAATATCTTAATCAACATGAGAGAAATACATTATTGAATTATTATCTATTAAATGATAGACGATGGTTATATATGTATTATGATCAAGGAGAAGATAGTTATTGGAACCGTAGGTATTATCCAATTGAATATTATGGTGATGAAGTATTGGAAGATGATTCTAAACGAAAAGAATTAGGACCAACTTCAGAAAGAACAGGAGATTTTAATCGGTGGAAATATAATTCATTTGTGCTCAAAGATGAGGAATATGAAAAGAAGTGGAAAAAAGTAATAGATAATGGAGGATGAATGAATAATATTGAAATAAAAAAAATTCCCGGTTTAAAACCCGGAATGACAGATAAACAAATAAATGAGTTGAAATCAGGGGAGAAAAAACCAGTAGTAGAAAAAAAGGTAGTAGTGAATAAAGATAGACTTCCATCTGTTCAAGTAGAAAAAACTTTATTGGATACTATTAAATTAAATCTCATTAAAGATGAAGTGGATAATAGAGATTATAAATTATCTTCTAGTCTTTATGGACTACCAGCGAAAATTGATTGGACAACAGAGATGAGTCATGTGAAAGATCAGGGTGAGTTGGGGTCATGTGTTGGTTTTGCTACTGCTGCGATGAAGGAATGGCAAGAACAACAGGAATATATGAAAGAAATTGCTGCTGGTAAATCATATATAAGAGAAGAAGATGAATATGATTTATCCGAACAATGGATTTATTATAAAGCCAAAGAAATCGATCCATGGCCGGATGATGAAGGAACCAGTATTAAATTTGCCATGAAAGTACTTCAAAAAATTGGTGTTCCATGTGAAAAAGCATATCCTTATAATGAAAGTTATAAAGGAAAACCTGAATCATGGGCAAAGATGATCGCTAAATGGGGTTTAATTGATTCTTATTATAGATGTGAAGATTTGAATTCATTAAAATCCTCACTGGCTAATAATGGTCCTACGGTAATTGGTATTGCTTGTTTTGAGGAAATTTTTTATGTTGGTGGTAATGGTTATATTCCATATCCTGCTAATCCAGATTGGTTTTATGGTGGTCATGCGATTTGTGCTGTTGGATATGATGATGTTAATAAGGTTATTAAATTCAAAAATAGTTGGGGTAAAGAATGGGGTAATAAAGGTTATGGTTTACTTCCATATAAATATATCAATGATTTTATGTGGGATGCTTGGGTAGCTAAAGACCTTTCTGTTACAAAGAAGATATTAAATGAAAGAGCAAAGGATGAATTGATATGAAAAAATTAATTATTGCAATAATTATTGTTATGATGATTCCTGTAATGGGAATTTGTAATGAAAGAGTTTATCTTGGTAATGATCCTACCCCTCACGCAAAATGGGTAAGGGAAAGAGATAATTATACTATTGTATATACTTTGAAAAATTTACTGGAAAAAGATGAAGCTAGGAGAAAAGCGATTATAGAAGAAAATAAAAAACAGAAGATGATAGAAGCTCAAGATAAAAAAGAAAGAATTCAACTATGAGAATGATAAGAATAACAGCACCACATTTTTGTGCTGGTGCTGAAATTAAAGATAGTAAAGTAGTCTACCCTGCACCCATTATTAAGTGGATGAAGGGTAGAACTTTATGGTGGATAAGAAAATATTGTGAGAAGAAAAAATGGGAGATTGAAGTTATATGACAGTAACAAGAGAATGGGTTAAGAGTTTAAAACCCGGACCAGAAAAAAAGCATTATAAACAAATTGTAAAAGATATGATGGCTAATGATGAATGGGCTATGAAAGTATTTAAGGATGTTGGGGTTGTCCTTACTTCTCATCCGGGTAATAGACCATTTCTAAAAGCGTCATTGGCTACACATAAACAGTTGGGATTTTGGACAACAGTAGTATATGATAATTATTTTGATCCAAAGAATAAAGCGATAACATATGAACAATGTTTACCTAAACGTGATGTATATGATATGGCAGATACTTTTCTCATTCCACATCATCAAACATGGGGTGGTGTTTTATATCCTTATTTTTGGTGTTTGTATTTTGGATTACATACAATGGGGTCATTCAAATACATCTTCTGTTCCAATGGTGACTGTGTTCTTGAAAAGCCTGAAGGGTTTCCTCAGATCATGGAAATGCTAGGTGATGCTGATATAATGGGTTGTGGGTATGAACATAATGGTGGTCGAGAGCTATTTAATACTACTTCCTTTATAGCTAAAACAGAAGCTATACAAGCAGTAATGAAACACTTCAGAGATTATCTTATTGGTATTGATACATATGAGAAGTATGCCGAAAGAATGGGTAATACAGAATCAAGATTTGCTATTGCTATTAAACAATTAGGATTGAAACTGAAGAAAGTACCAAAAAATCCTGTGAATACACAAGTAGCTGAACCGGGGGGAACGTGGTATGATATATTAGGTTTTAGACATATACATGGTGAGTGGAATAATGCACATCGAAGAAAGAAAATACCACCTAATCCAAAATATATTGACAATCGGTATATGACTGCAAAGGTAAATATGGCTAAGAAATACCACGATGAGAAAGACCCTGAGAAGAAACAAGAGTTACTTAAAAAGTGGTGGGCAATGGGATAAAAAAGTTTTAAAAATATAAATATATATGAGTAATTTATATTTTAAGGGAGAGCATTATGGATTTGAAGATAAATGAAGCAAAAATGCTTGAATTCAATGCTGTTATTGAAGGTGGGGATGTCAATGATCTTTCAGGTAAGGTGAGAATTACCATAGATGATATAGAGTATGGGTTTCCAGCTAAACTTGATGGCAAGAAAATTCAAGTGAAGATTCCACCACTTAAAGAATATGTCAAAGAGAGTAAATTAAGAAGAACAAAGACAGCCGAAGTTAGATTGGATGTTGTTGCGAAGGGTAAATTATTCACTCCTTGGAAAGATACTGTAAATCTTGAAATTCCTTTGGAAGTAAAAGCTGAAATGACAGATATCAAGGGTTTCTTAGAAGAAGCTGATAATGTCATTAAGGTTTCTAAAGTTAAAGAAGTAGATGAGAAGAAAGAAAAGAAAAAAGAAATAAAGGATAAAGAAGAAAGAATCATAAAAGAGAAGAAGAAATCAAGATTCTCTATTATGCTTGAAGACCCAAAGGAGGAATAATGGATTTGGTTGGTAAAATAGATAAGTTAATTGTCGATACTACGGTTGCTGCTGATGTAACCACTAATAATACTAAGGGTAATATTGATGTTATTGGGGGTGAATGTCCTGATGGTATGGTGTATGATAAGAAAAGGAAAACTTGTGTTCCTGATACAAATGAATCTATTGTTGCTGCCGCTGTTGTTGGTTCTGGTCAAACAAGAGTATGGGGTAGAGAATTTAATCTTATAGATGCTTTAGAAACTAAAGAAAAAGTAATCGATAAAAATGATGATAAAGCTAAAGAGAACTTAGGAAGACCCGATTTGAAGTTTGATACTCTATTAGGTGCCTATGTTCCTAAGACTGACATGGATATCGATGATACTCAGATGGAGAATGATGATGAGTGAGACAACCGATAAATATTTAAATGTTCCTAAGAAACCAGAGTTAGATATTCTTGATAAACTTGAGATAGAGAATCTTTTAAGGGATACATTAGAATATCTTAATGATGATGAACTAAGTGAAATGGCAATTAAAGCAGCAGGATGGACTAAGAAATCTACTGAGAAGTTTGGTAAGACAATTGGTGCTGATCCAAAACAACATGGTTTTATGAATGCTTGTATTACCAGAATGGAAAGTAAGAAAGGATGGGATAGAGAAAAAGCAGGTGGTTTTTGTGCAAGTATAGTTGATCGTGCAAAAGGAACAACAGAATGGCGAAAAGGATCAAGAAAGAAAAAAGAAAAATAACACTGGCAGATGGAATAAAACGCTTGAGGATATTAGATAATGTCAAAAAAACGAAAGGGTAAATATACTCTATCAGAAGCACTTGATTTGTTAGAGGCTACAACTGCTAGAAACTATCCTGATAATGGAACTGGTGTTGCTAGTGATGATGATCGTCCACCGGGGAATATTGTATATGGTGAGAAGTATAAGAAAACACCATATTTCAATAGACTGACAAGTTTTGATAAGTCATGGGAAGTAGATTTGAGTGATTGGAAATGGGATGAGTTTGCAATGTCAGGTGGTATGGAAGATAAAAATAACTATTCCAATACACTTAGAGGATTAAAAGACTTACTACCAAAAGGAACGTGGAATAATATTGTTAAACGATTTAAGTATGTATCACCAGAGGATGTAGAGAAGGGGTTTGATGATGCACTTCAACCTTGGAGAAAAGCAGGAGAAGATCAAACAGGTGGAGAAGAAGAACCATTTGTTAATATAGATGTTAAGAATAAAGAAAAAGGTGGAGAGATTAAAGATACAGAAGTTTCTAAGAAAAAAATAGCAGAAAGAATAGATATGTTAGTGCGATAAAAAGTAAATATGTGTATAATAAAGGAGATTGTGTATGAATAAATCAGATCGAATCAGGGAAGTATACTATGAAAATCCTGAGTTTAGTAGAAAGAAATTAGCACAAGAACTGAATGTCAGAGAGTCCTACATTAGAAAGGTCATTCGACCACTCAAGAAGAATAATATCAAACAAGGTCACAAACCATTAGAAGAAAAGATAGCATTTAATCAGACTTCAAAGAATAATGCTACACTTGATCTTGAATCCCTTACAATTACTACCTTAGAACAAGCCTTAGAGGTCGCTAACGTGGACATGACTCAATGGAAGGTAGATAGGTATACGATTGGTAATTGGCAGGTTACATTAAAGGTTAAGACCGAAACAGGTAGGTTTGATGAGAAGGGCAATCCTATTATGATTGACAAACCTAAAACCGTAACCATGTACAAGATTCAGGTATGGCTCAGAAAGCTGCATAATATGGAATGGGTTGAAGCTATTCGACTTCTCATTGAAGATGTTCCTAAACTGAAAACACCTAAAAAGAATTTTAACAATGACGATTCTGATTATTTACTAGAAATCGCATTGATGGATGTTCACTTTGGTATGTTGGCATGGGGAAAAGAAACAGGAACTGATTATGATATTGATATAGCAGAAGAATTGTTTCTATATGCTGTACAGGATTTACTTGAGAAGTCTTCAGGTTATAATCCAAGGAGAATTTTATTTCCATTTGGTAATGATTTTCTACATATCAATGATCCTAGTAACTTAACACCACAAAATCATAATCCATTGGATGTTGATTCAAGACTTATCAAGATTTATCAAAAAGCTAAGAAAGCTGTAATTAAGGCGATAAATTATTGTAGAGAAGTTGCACCAGTAGATGTCGTATGGGTGCCGGGAAATCATGATCCAGATACATCATATTATATGTGTGATGTTATCGATCATATTTTTGAAGATGATAAGGATGTAACGGTAGATAAGAATCCTAAGTGGAGAAAGTACTATCCATGGGGTGATTGTTTGATTGCTTATACTCATGGTGTAGAAGAACCATTGAGAGATTTACCATCTATTATTGCTACTGAAGAACCTATTCTATGGGGGTCTTCTAAGTATAGAGAAATTCATATTGGTCATAAGCATAAAAAAATGCAGATGCATTGGATAAATGTTGATACAATGCCGGGAACTGTTGTGAGAATGATACCAAGTATTGCTGGTACAGATCAATGGCATTATAAGAAAGGATATATCAAGAATTATCATGCAGCAGAATCATATTTATGGGATGCAAAACATGGAGTGATTGGACAGTTTACATCATATGTAGATCATAAAGAATAAATTATATAAATATTAGTTAGAGGTTATATTATGATAGTTTTTGCTGGAAGTAGATTGAAAGGAACAGATAATGATGGTAATACTCAATCTATTGGTGTAATTGATCAAACACAAGATACACTGAAAACAGGTGACGATATTAATAGAGAACTTCTTTATAATATTATAAAGGAATTGAAAATTATGAACTATCATTTGTCTCTTATGACTGATAATAATATTACAGTAAGAGATATACAGACAGAAATGAGTGAAATTTTTAGATAAGGAATAATAAAAATGATAAAAGACGGATCAGGAAAAGGATATTTAGCGAAAGTAGATAGAAATAATAGATTATGGACATATTCAACTTCAAGAGATGAAATTGCATTTCAATCTGAATATAATGAGAAAGCATTTTTAGTTTATGGTAAAAGAGATTTTACAGTGGCTAATGTGGAACAAGGTATTTTGCAATTGACATATAATGGAAGTGGATCATTACATGTTTCTAAAATTATTATTTCTACAAATTCAGATTTATGTAAAGCTGAATTATATGTAGGAACAACATATGCAAGTGGTGGTACTGTTGTAGTACCATTGAATATGAATAGAACATCAAATAAAAGTTCTGAAGTAACAGCATATAACGGATTTGGTAATAATTTAGATTTTGATTATGTTCAAATTAATGAACTTTGGGATATAAGATTATCAAAAAATACATTTTCCTATGATTTTAATGGTGGTCTTGTTTTGGGTAATAATAATTCTATTGGTATTCTTGGTGAAGTAGCAAACAGTGGTGATAAAATAAGATCATCAGTATATTATTATGAAGAAATTGATTAATAAGGAGAATAAAATATAATGGGTTTAATTATAGAGGATGGAACTGGTAAAGGATATCTAGCGTCTGTTAGTTCCGCTAATAAATTAAGAGTTTCTGCCGTAATTTCTACTCAAGAACATTATGCAAATCATAATCAAGGTAGAGCTTATAATATAAATTTTTCAGCTACACCAACATCAGGTGCTTGTTTTTTATATATGAAAAATACCGATACTGAAAGAGATTTAAGTATTGAAGGTATATGGCTCTTTATGCAAGATAATGATTATTTTGATGTAAAATTAAATGATACAGGTACACCAACTGGTGGTTCAAGTGTGACAGCAAGAAATTTGAATACTGGTTCTGGTATGACAGCAAATGGAACATTTTATAATGGTGGTGATATTGGTGGATTATCTGGTGGTGAAACAACACATAGAATTTATCATGCTAGTTCTGCATCTAGTATATATTGGAATTTTAATCAAGATATAATTTTGGCATCAAATGGTGTTTTTACTATGTATGCGGGTGCCAAAAATCAAGTTTTTAGAGCAGGTATTGTTGTATTTAATTTTCATGCAATTAATAATTAGGATAAAATAAATGTTAGATGTTAATATTGCAAATGGTACAGGTAGAAGAAATAAAGCATCTGTTTCTCAAGATGGATTTTTGCGTGTTGATACTAAACCATATTATGAATATAGAAATGCTGTAAGGTATTTTGTAAGTGATGAATATGGTAGAACTATGAATGTGAATGCATCACCATCAGCAACAACAACTGAAAATATTCATGACGGTGAAGATAATACTTATTGGACAGCTTCAATTATAAATGGTGCTATTTCTGACTTTGATTTCAATAGTACAGATCAAAGTTATAGTGGGGCACAATCATTTCAATATAATGCAGAAGATGGTGAAGTTGCTCAATTCTTAAATCCTGGTGGTCTTATAGATTTATCAAGTTATACTTCTTTATCTGGTTATATATATCTTACTACTTGGGATCAAATAGATACGAAAGAAATATTATTTTACGGATATAATACAAATACAGGATTGACAGTAGGTAATTCGGTAAATTTGGGTGATTATATCAATACTACAGACTTAAATGCTTGGCAACCATTTACTATAACTTTTAATGCTTTAGGTCTTGCCGGTCAATCTATTGATGCTATAAGAACACAAGTAGTTGATACTGGTGGTGGTACATCACCAAAAGGATATCTTGATAATTTTCGATTAGAGGGATTACAAGCAGGAACAGTAAGTCCTGTTCGTTATCGTTTAAAACCAAATACAGGTGAATATTTGATAGTTGAAAGTTTGAATTTTATATTTGTTAAGGAGTATGATTCAAGTATAGCCAATGGAACCATGTATGGTTTATCTTATGATGATATTCTTGGATATACACCTACAAATGGCATTCTTTATAGAAGATTTTCTAAAGAAGTATTAGAATTTAATGTTCTATTAAAAAATATATTTGATTTGCTTTCTATTCCTGATATGACTATAACTGATGTTTGTTATGATGGAACAAACACGCTTTTAAAAATAAAATATTCATTTGTTGAAAAAGCAATTTTGAAATATTCTTTTAGAGATTATATTGAATTGAGATTATCAGATAATTTTAGTGATTTTAAAGAATTTAGAGTATCGGCAGGTTGTAAAGTGAGAGAAGAAGAATATGAACAACCTTTGATATAATAAGCATGAGAAATAATTATGATTGATGTAAATAAAGGCGAAAATATAGAATTAACACTTCAACTTATAAAAAGCGATGGTATAAGTGTTGAAGAAGAAGCAACTGTATCATATAGAATTTTTAATTCTTCAGCTACAGTAGAATTAGTTACTTCTCAAATTGCTTCTTATAACTCTATTACTCAATCATATACAGATACACTAATTCCAAGTGCTTCATGGATTAATCAAGAAGTAGGACATTATCTTGTTGTTTGGTCTGTTGCTGATACTACTGATGATTTTAATTCTGTTTATACTGAACAATTAAATATTTCTTATAATATAAGTAATGATCTTAAGAGATTACTTGGACTAACACATGAGAATATCTTTATTGATAACCCCATATATGATGCTGATTGTAATATGACATCAGCAAGGGTGAGAATTTATTCTAATCCTGCTTCAGTAGGAACAAATAGTGATGTAATTGGAACTTATCAGATAACTGCTCCATCGACTGCTCCGGGTAAGTTTACAACATGGTCACAAGTGAGGATATAATGAGTATATCAATAGCAACCATGGGTAAGTTTACACAGTTTCCTTGTGGTGGTAGTGGTGGAACTGTTATTGTTGAAAGAGAAGTAGAAGTAGGTGGTGGTGGATCATATGGATTTGAAGAAAGAAAACCACAGATCATTGTTCGTAGTGTTGATGATGAAGAAGATAATTTCAATATACGAATTACAAAGGTTACAGAAATATGAAATTTAAAGATTATATAAAAGAAGATATTACAGTTGAAATGCCTGATGGAACTAATGTAACCAAGAAAACCAAAAAGAAAAATGTTGGTGCTGTTGTTATAGCTTATGGTCAATCATATGGTAGAAAAGAAAAACCTATGTGGCAAATTGTTTCATTACATAACAATGAAATGCAAGCTAGAAAAAATGCTGATAGGTTAAGTGAACCACATTGGGTAGAAGAAAAAGATGATAAAAAAAGTAATAGTCCTTGGTGGGAAAAACCACAAGTGAAAAAGGTTTAAAATGGAGCTAGATATATCGAAACCCAAAAAACTTGTCTTTAATATCTCACTTGCTAATGTTGACAAGATGGCGATTAAAGGTAAGTTCGTTATATTTTTATCCAAGTCAATGCAACTTGTTTTCTCTGGATTCATGGAAAATGGTAAGATAGCTGTTGATATACCTGTTCTGAATAATTTTGAATTGAATGATGGTAAGAAGTATAATGCTGAATTATGGGTGATAGCTAATAGGGATTATTTTACTATTCCTTGGACAGATGAAATTATTATAAAAAGGCCGATTAACATAAAAACATCTATAAAAGAAGAAAAAGAAAATGAAATATATGTGTTAGTTACAAAACCAATTGTAAATGAAGTAGGAGATAAAAATGTATGATGATATTTTAGGAGAAGTAGATAAAATAAAGGAAATAAAAAGTAGAAAATTTAGTATTAAAAAAGAAGAAAAAAAAGAAGAAGATCAATTAGGTTTATTTGAAGATTTGGTTCTTGAAATGGATGATTTAGAGGAAATTTTGGAGGAAATTAAAAATGAAGGATATAGTACAACGTATCGATGAGATTATTGCACCGTTTATTATGGGAATGAAATCCAAAGGTGGTGGTAGTAGTAGATCAAAACCATTACCTAAAGGTGCAAGATTTGGAAAGATAGACGATCTATACATGGAAGTTATATATCATAAAACAAAGAAAGGTATGGAAGCAGCAGAGGATATTATAAAAACTAAAAATATTGATAAGAAAACAGCAAAATTATTAAAAAAATATGTTAAAAAAATGGGTGGATAATGAAATTCAAAGATTATGATGATAAATCGTTTATGGTTAAGCGGTTAAAACCTGAGAAAGTAAAAGATATCAATCCAAGGACTAATAGGATGAAGACATTTAAACGAGCATCCTATATGAAAACAAATGTTCCCATGGAAAAGAGAACTTTAAAAAACATACCACGTTATGCTGATAATAAACCTAAAGTTCATTTCAAAGATTGGATGGGTATAAAAGGTGAGAAGACAAAGGAACATCATACAGTAAATTCAGTTGGGAAAGCAGAAGCAGATGGTAAGTGGTATGGTTGGTCACATCGTGCTATTGCTGGTTTTGGTGTTGGAGATGTTGTTAAAGCTGATACTTGTGGAAACACCAAAGGGGAATATACAATTAAGACAGATTCACAAGCAAAAGAAACAGCTATTAATTTTGCTAATGATGTTGCTTAGATTTCCTCTATCTCAAATCCTTCATTCTCATAGTAATCTAATCTTTTCTCACCATGTGTTGATAGAAATTTACATTCATCTATAATATCATAGATATAAGCTCTTTCCTCATTATGTGCTCTTAAAGTCCTACCTACAGATTGAAGTACCCTTATTTTAGATTTAGAAGGTGAAGCTAATATACCATGTTTTAGGTTTGGTATATTGATTCCTTGTTGAAATATACCGTATGTAGCAATCAAGGCAATATTCTTTTCCTTGATCATCTTTTGTCTCCATTCTTCTCTGGTATCAGTCTTATCATCACCAGATAGAAATACTACTTCTCTTTTACTTCTTCTTCTCAACATCTGACGTAATTTCTCACCTTCAGCTTTATAGGTTACCAACAGCAATATATTATCATCTATACCATTGACGATCTTACCTATCAATTCCAATCTCTCACGGTCATTAAACACTTCATCTTTTATACCACGATAGGTTTTGTTTTCAACATGAGGATATTTTAATCTATGAACTTTTACTGTACATTGAGCTATATATCCTTGTTCAGCAAGCAGTCCTGATGGATATTCTTTTAATACTGGTCCTAAGTAGCTCTTGATATTATATAGATCAGTAATATGAGTAGGTAGTGTTCCTGTAAATCCCAACCTATATTGTGCTTTGGTTTTTGAAAATATCTTTTTTAATTCATGTGCTTTGTTCTGGTGACATTCATCTCCTATAATACAATCATACATAGGCAGCTTATCATGATTGTTTCTCAATGTTTGCCATGTTGATATTACGATGTTATTATCCCATTGTTTATATTTGTCATAAACTTTACCAATGGAATTCTCAGGCATACCATATTCGATCATATCACCTTTGAACTGCTCAACAAGTGACTTTGATGGAACAACTACTAATCCTCTACTCACATTGGTTATATGTTGATTGTCAAGTAGGTTCTTCAGGATGTATGATATTGCTAGTGACTTACCTGAAGCAGTAGCAGATTGTATTATACCTTTGGTGAATCTTATTGTTGATTCTATTGTTTCTTTTTGATATGGTCTTGGTTCTAAAGACAGATCATATTTTATTGGTATATCTGGTCCTTTGAATAATGCTTTGACTCTATCATCAGGAACGATTTTTATGTTGGGGTATAATTTAAGAGAAGTTTTCATAAAATCCAACAACAATCCATATGGTAGAAATCCTCTCTCAGTAATAAAATGTACCTTACCATCCCAAAATCCAGCTTTATATTTTCCCATGAAAAAGTAATTTGGTACATGAATAGCAAATTCTTCTTTCATATCACTCAGATATGTATCATGATCGCTAATGATTTTGATTTTATAGTTATCGCCTAATAATAGTTTTGTTTGGTACATTATAATCCCATGCGTTCTCTTTCGGTAAAAACTTTCATGCTCCATCCCATTGAAGAAAAAGCACGATGGCACATATCAAAAAACCTAACTCTTACTTGTTGTTTTGCAAGTATTCTTTTCATTCTTCTTATGGCAGGATCAGATGGTAGACAGTATTCTTCTATCTCTTTCTTTTGCCATTCATGATCATCTTCAAATTTGTAATGCTTATATCTCATTCCTTTGAGACTTTCCATTTTTTCTTCAAGTTCTTCGTATTTTTGAAGCTCTTTAATATACATCTCTTTGTACTTAATGATCATCATCTCATTTTTTTTCAACTTCTCAGCTATATCAATCTCTGAAAAGGTGGCTAATTCATCAATGGGATGTTCTTCATGTAATTGATCAAATATTTGTTTTAATTCGTTATTTTCTTCCATCTATAGTGTCCTTTATTATTTATGAAAAATAGTATAACATAAAGTGAAAAAAAAGGTAACCTTTTTTCTCAAAATGTGTTATAGTGCTTTTCCATGGAGAGATTAAATTCGGATTTTTTAGAACGTATTATACTAAAAGGTATGATAACTGACCGAGATTATTTAACACTTTTGTCGAGCGTCTTTGAACCTGAGTATTTTGATGATCCAAGTGTAAGACATGCCTTTTCATTTTGCAAGGATTATGTGGATGAGTATCATTCAATCCCTGATAAGGATGCGATTATCAATTCATCTGAGAATATCAATGAGCTTACTGATGCAATTGAGGAAGCAGAACAGGCACAGTTTGATATTGCTGAAAGTTATCCATTTCTATTGGAGCAGACAAATGATTATCTAAAAGAAAAAGCCCTTAAACAAGCTATCATTGATTCTGTGGATGAAGTAGAAGACCCTGAGAGAAGATCATCCATCCAGAAACGTATTGAAGATGCTCTCATAAAGGATATCAAGATAGATTTGGGTTTGGATTATTTTGGTAATATGAGAGAAAGACTTAGGAGAATTTTTTCAGCAACAGAAGATAGAATACCAACTTACTTCCCTGCCTTTGATGAGATTATCAATGGTGGATTTCCTGCCTTAACATTTAGTGTTTTTACAGCAAAGATACATGGTGGTAAATCAAATTTAATGGCGAATTTTGCAGCAAGGCAAGTTCTTCATGGTCATAATGTTGTACTTCTCACTCTTGAAATGTCACAAGATGCTTTTGCTCAACGGTTTGATAGTATTCTTACTGGTCTTGATATGAACAGGATGTATCTATCAACAGATTATAGAAGAAGATTAGCCAGAGGTCTTAATGAGGTTAAGGATGGTGAGAATTTAGGTAAGCTCTTTATCAAACAATATCCTACTGGTGCAGCATCTATTTTGGATTTCAGAATGTATCTAAGAGAATTACAGATTAGAGATATAAAACCTGATATTGTTTATGTTGATTATATTAACCTTATGAGAACTGCATATAAGAATAAAGGTAGTATGTATGAAGACATCAAGGCTATATCAGAAGAACTTAGAGCATTATCATTTGAGTTTAAGTGTCCTATTATATCAGTCAGTCAGTTGAACAGAGAAGGATTCTATACCACATTTGCGGAGATTGATTTTAATCATATTGCTGAATCAATGGGAATACCTGCTACTGCTGATTTCATGGCGATTTTAGGAACAGATGAAAACGAAATGATATATGAATCTGAAGTCCTTTACAAGATTACAAAATCAAGGATTGGTGGATTGGTAGGAACGATTGATAAATTTTATCTTGACAAACGTAGCTTAAAGATGTATGACGCATCAGAGATGGATGAATGGATAGAGGATGCTACAATCTCAGGTGATACCAGAAACCAGATTGTGCATGGTGGTGAATAATGTTAACTTCTAAACAAATTAGGATGTTAGAGTTACTTGATAAAAAAGTGGATAAATGTAATCTATGTAGCTTGAAAGCAAACGGTACAGCTATTCCACATTGGACTCCTTATTCACAGTATGCTATTATTGGTGAGGCACCGGGAGCAAATGAGGTACGAGAACAAACGCCTTTTATTGGTCCTGCTGGTAAGATATTAACTGAACATTTATATAAAGCAGGTTTTAATTCAAGGGATTTTCTCATAATAAATACAGTTCAATGTAGACCTGTTAGGGGAAATTCTAATGGTAAACCAAATGAGGATCAGATAAAAACATGTCAAAGTTATCTTAGGAAGTATTTGAAGGTTATAAAGCCTGAGAAGATTCTTTGTTTGGGTAATTATGCTAAGTATATTTTTTCTGGAAACCTTGGAGGTATTCTAAGAGAACGTGGTCATTTTATGGAGGGTGATATTGGAGATGGGTATGTGTTTCCTGTTTTGTTTACTGTTCATCCTGCTTACTGTATATATAATAGAGAAGAAGGAGAAGCATTTCTAAAAAAAGATATAGCTCTATTTAAAGAAAGAAGATTTGAAAGAAGATTTGATGAATGGTTATTAAGTGAAGATGATTTTAAGTTATGAGTAATCCACAAACAGGAAGGGGAAGAAAAGTGAAAAAGATAAGTTTAGGTACTCTTATGTTTTGGGGTTTTATTGGTTGGTTGTGGTTTGGTGATACAATTACTGGATTTTTTCATACTAATGTTGAAATTAAAGTTCAAGATGAAAAGATAGAGGTTGATCTTGATAAAACTCTTGATACATTGAAAACTAAAATTGATAATGTTAAAAATGAAATTACGAAAGAAGTTGAAAAGAAAAAAGAAAAAACAAATCCAGATGAAGGTAAGGTAATGACTGCTGAAAAAAATGAAAAAGATAAGTTTTCATCTGATGATAAATATGGTGATTATGATAAATACTAGTGAGTAGTTAAACAAATGGAGGATACTGCCTATATGAAGAAAACTATTACAGTAGACACAAATTTATTATTGGATGATGAGAAAATTATTTTTAAGTTAATAAATGAGTATGAGAAGATTATCATACCAATTACTGTGTTGAAGGAGTTAGACAAACATAAGTTCAATCCAAATTTATCCTTTAGTGCCAGAAATGCGATACGGGCATTAAAGGAATTTAAAACTAAGTATCCTGATAAGATTGAATTTCCGATATCAGATCATGATATCAGTAAAAATGATGCAAAGATTATTGAAGCAACAAAAGAAGCAAATGCTGATCTTGCAACCAAAGATATTTCAATGTCAATGATTGCAGAAGCAGAAGGTGTTGACACGGTATTATATGATGTGGTAATGAACAATCTATTCGATCCTTATAGCTACATGAGAGTTGAACAGATTTATGAAGAAAACGAACATTTTGAATGGGCAAGATTTTATGAAGGATTTGAGTATGACAGAATAGTTGAGTTATTTTCAACGATATTGGGATATCATTTGAATAGAGAAGCATGGTTCTTTGTTTTTATTCAAGCTGAACAATCTGAACCATTTATCTATGCAAATAACCCAATCAAAGGTTATCTTACAAGAGTTGATCATCATCCCCATTACAGGGAGATTAAATGTGATAATGGGAGAATTATTAAGGCAAGAGATATTTATCAAGTATGTGCCATCTATGCCTTAAAGGAAGCACCACATCTTCTCTTGACAGGAAGATGGGGAAGTGGTAAGTCATTATTGACTTCTGCATATGCTCTTGAAGATAGCGATAAGAAAGCATTTATCACTAGAGCACCGATTGGCATAAACAGTAAATATAGTATTGGTTATGTTCCGGGTGATAAAGAAGAAAAAATGGTGGATTGGTTAGCTGGTTTTACATCAGCATTGTATTATATCTATGGAAACACAAATGGTCAGACTGATGGTAAGAATAGTTATGATCATGTAAAAGATCATATCTTTTATCAAAAGTATGAAGTACTTCCTTTGAACAGCATTCAAGGGTTGTCATTGTTAGATGATGATATGCTTCTTGTAGATGAAGTACAGTTGATATCAGTTGACTATATGAGTATGATCTTGAGTAGACCAACAGAGAATGGTAAGCTCATTATGATGGGTGATTTAGGACAGTCTTATGATGTTGTTAAACCATCTGAAAGTGGTCTTTTAAAGCTACTCAGAGCACTTCCACATAGATCAATGGCTTATGTGAGGTTAGAGAATTCCTATAGATCAGACATTTTAGATTTGGCTGATAAATTACAGGATAAGACGTTTGTAGGATAGAATTATGGGGATGTAGCCCAACGGCAGAGGCAATGGTCTTAGGAACCATTCAGTGGTGGTTCGAATCCACTCATCCCTACCAAGGGCAAGTGTTGGAACGGTATACATCAAAGACTTAAAATCTTTGGCCTGAAATGGATTGAGAGTTCGAATCTCTCCTTGCCCACCAAAATTTGGGAAGGTGGTGGAACGGCATACACGGTAGATTCAAAATCTACTGCTCTTACGAGATTGGGGGTTCAAATCCCCCCCTTCCTACCAAATAAAAAAGGGGGTGATATAATGCCTAGAGGAGATGGTACGGGTCCAGATGGAAAAGGACCGAAAAGTACTAACAAAGGATATCCCACACCAAAGAGAGATGGATCAGGTGGTGGTAAAGGTCGTGGTGGTAGAGGTCGTGGAGGTAGAAGAAACGGAAGTAATTAAAAAGTAGGGAGAATGGGTATACTCAATACCCATTCTCAAAATAAAACATTACGGCAAATGGGCATGAAATGACTGCCATGATAAGCCAAAGGAGGTTAAATGTTTAAGAACGTGTATTATGACACAAGACAGTCAGTTATTCATTTATGGGAACAAATAAATGGGGAAAACTTGAAAACAGAAATCGAGTGGACTCCATATTTGTTTGTACCCACTACAGAAGGAGAAGAAGATGCGAGAACAATATTCGGTAATCCAGTTCAGAAAAAGACATTTCAGAAGTATTATGATTATAAAAAATTCTTAGATGATCATAAGAATCCAACCTTATCTGAGAATAATGTCAGAAATGAAATCCAGTTCCTTGCAGAAAGATATTATGGAATACCAGATGATGAGATGTATGTACCTACTCTAAAGGTATATTATCTTGATATTGAAGCAAGGCCAAAAGAAGGATTTCCTGATGTAAACAATCCACAAGACCCTATCACTCTTATATCTCTAAAGGACAGTATTACAGGCACCACTTATACGTTTGGGTATGATAACATAAACAACAAGTATTATGGTGGTCATACTGCTAATGATTATGAGATACCAAAAGATATAAAGTATTTTAGATGTGAGAATGAGGAAACTTTATTGAGAAGATTTTTTAATTTTATGAATAAGTTTCCTTGTGATGTTCTCAGTGGATGGAATATATGGTGGTTCGATTTACCTTATTTGGTCAATCGGGCGATAGTTTTATTCGGTGAAGATGAAGGTAGATATTTGTATAGTAGAATGTCAACCATTAACAGGGTGAGTATTTGGAAACCTAAATCATCATCTGAGAATATAAACATTGATATTGCTGGTATGACTATCCTTGATTACTATGATGTTTATAAATGGTATGGTAAGAATCTTGAACGGTATACATTGGAATATGTTTCTCAAACAGAATTGGGTAAAGGTAAGCTACCAAATCCATATGACAATCTGAACGATCTTGCCGATAAAGAGTGGAGTAGATTTGTTGACTATAACATAATTGACTGTGAGAGAGTATATGACCTAGAAGAACGTCTTGGATATATCAAGATGATTCAGGCATTGAGTTTGCTTTGTAAATCTCCTATGAGAAATTATAATGCTCAGACTCAGTTGATTGAAGGGTTGATGATTACCTACTATAGAAGAAATCGTTTATGTGCGCCTTATTTTGCTGGTGGAGAACAAGCACCTTTTGCTGCTGCTCATGTTAAGGAACCACAGAAGGGAATGCATGAATGGGTAGTTGATATCGATATTACATCTTCATATCCATCTCATATTATAGCATTGAATATGTCAGTTGAAACATTCTTTGGTAGGATAACAAGAATGGAAGAAGCGGCTGTTATTGATTATACGAGAAAGAGAGAATTTCCAGAATTTAAGATGGTAAGAGAAGATATCAAAGGTGATTGGGATATAGTTTCGTTTTTTGGTGATTCACTAAAACAATTTAATATGGCATTGAAGAAAGGTTTATTAGCTATAGCACCATGTGGTTCTGTGTTTACTACCAATAAACCCGGAGTTGTAGCAAGAGTTGAGAAAGCTGTTTTCTTCAAACGTAAAGAAGTTAAGGGTAAGAAATCTGAATGGCACGATAAAGCTCAAGAATGTGAGTTAGAATCTGATAAGAAAGAATGTCTTGAGAAAAAGATGCAAGCTCATTCATTACAGCTTGCTTTGAAGATTATGATGAATGCTTTTTTTGGTATTCTATCAGTACCATACTCACGATATTTCAATACTCATATTGCAGAAGCTATTACTTCTTGCGGTAGACATACAATTAAATCAGGACAAACATTCTGTAATGATCTTCTCAATAAACCTTCTAATGATTTATTTGATATTATGCCGTATAGGAATTCTGTTGAGAGAGAACATAGAGATGATTATGTTGCGTATATCGATACGGATTCATTGTTTGTTAAATTAGGAAAATGGATTGAAGATCAAGGATATGAAGATTATTGGAAAAACTTGAATGATGATGATAAGATTGAGTTGATAAAGAAAATCTCAAGATCAATGGAGAAATATATTGATAATAGAATTTTTAATGAGACTCAGTTATTAGATTATAATTCTCAGGTACTTGATTTTAAGATTGCATTCAAACAAGAGATTATTGCTAAAACAGCATTATTTGTTAAGAAAAAGAAGTATGCTTACTGGTTATTAAACGATGAAGGTAAACCTACTAATAAGATCAAGGTTACTGGATTGGAGATTGTACGTTCTGAATCTGCTGAAGCTATTAGACCACGTTTAACGCATATAATGGAAATGATCATGAAGCAGGAAGATGATGAAAAGATAGCAAGCCAGATAAGAAAGTATAAGAATGAATTGAGAGAACTTGATCCTGAAGCTCTAGCGGCCAATATAGGCATTAATAATATCAGGAAATACTTGGGTTCGGGTCAACCATTGAAAGGTACTCCTTGGCATGTTAAGGGGGTTCACAGCTATCGTATGCTTCTTAAAGAACTTGATATTGTGAATAAGTATGAAGATGTACATGAGGGTGTAAAAGCAAAAGTAATATATGCTAAGAAAAACCCATATAATATAAAGACCATTACGTTTAACGAATGGCCTAAAGAGTTTGATAGCATTATTCAATACGATCCAGATACCATGATTGATAAATTTTTTGTGAAGAAAATAAGATTGCTTCTTGAACCTATTAGGAAAGAAGCAATCATTGATAGAGATGAAACAGCTTTTAAAGCATTTTTCTAAGTAGTCTCAATATAGTATTTTCTTCTTGTTTTTTAGGTGGTGGTTCTTCTTCTTTATCTTGAGGGGGTGGAGGACCATCACCTTCTTCTTCACCCGGAGGAACTTCAAGTTTGGTTTTGACAGGTTTAGTTTCTTTCTTTACATTTTGCCATTTCTTTTTCTTATCTCTTAGATCAGATACTATAGCATCATTAGCTTCAGATTCCTCTTTTTTTGTCATTGCTGACATTGCAGCATCGATTATTTTTATATATCTTTCTACTTTTTCTTGTGGATAATCACCACCTACGTCTGGTTCTGGTAAATCCAATGCTTTTGATATAGCATCTTCTTTTAAATAATTTTTAAATTTCATTATATATTTATTTCCTTATCTAATTTAGTAGTGGATGCTCCTTTAAGCTCCATAATGGTTTTTGCCATACGTCTATCACCAAACCACCAAGTAACACAAGATACTGTTAGATATGTTACGATGCTGGTAACATCATTGAATATAACTGTTGCTTGTACTGCTGTCATTCCTATTCCATGGGCTTGCATAATTTGCCATGCCATCCATGTAACCCATGTTGTTACGCCACATAGATAAACTGTGAGAACTGGTCTGATAATTCCTCTCAAGAAATCTACAAATCCAAATAATATTGAAATCAAACTTGCAATAGGAACGGTGACGATCTTTGCCCATTTATTTTCAACATTTAATAATGCTGTTACCCATTGATTATCCAGTAGTATTTTATTACCTTGTTTTTGTGCTTCCATGAATGCTTTTGAATCTTCAATTTCAATAGCACCTTCAACTTGAGCTTGAGTGATTTTGATATTGGCTTTTGCTTCTTCTATCATTGCTCTTGTTTCAGCATCAATCATTGCAAGTTCATGAGTATTTTTTAATTTGGTAGCTTCCATATCAAGTTTTGCAGTCTTGAATTTAAAGATACTACTTACCACATTACCTACTAAACCTGTGACCCCTCCGAGAATTGTTTCTAATAACATTCTAAAATCCTCCTACAATTGTTAACTTAAACGATTCATAGTTCATAGTTCTCATAAATGATTTTACTGTTGGTCTGGATGTGAGTACTGCTCTTTGATCATACAAATATCCATGTTTCTTACCCAACAATATACATCCTTGAACATGAGTTCGAAATCCTTTTTTCACATCTCCTGCTACGTTACCTGAGTGTATTAATATCCAGTTTCTATCAGGAACATTTGTCACCCAATATATTTTTCCATATTTAGGTGATTGTCTTATTCTGACAATATACTCACCTGCTGGTATACATGAAATACTTCTCTGGTTATCTCTCCAAGGTAATTCTAAAGTTCGACAAAAAAATTCACTTTCTAATTGTGTTAAAAATCCTTCAGTACCTTGATCACTAGTTACAGTTCTCACTAAAAATACATCTTTCATATTTTCCTCACATTAACCAAATGATATTCTTTCATCAGCTACAAAAGTTGGTTTACATGTATCAACAATTCTATCTCTCAATCCTAATGAATCTCTCATAGAATTTATTATAACTCTATCTCTTTTTAGAATATCAAAATAAAAATCTCTTATATCATCTTCTTTATCAGATTGTAGTTTTTTAATACCAAAACTGAATGACCAATTTATGTCTGTATTAATATGTGAATTAAACCAATAGACAGGAAATTCTTTACCATCTTTTGTTATTATATTACTTTGAACTTCTCTATATTTTTCTTCCCAACCTTTTGTTCCTTGTGCTATTGAATTATGGATTGTTTCTATCATTTGTTTTTCTTCTTCTTTAATAAAATTAAGCCAGCAATGTCCTAATAGTTCTTCATATGATTTGTAACCTAAGTCTATTGCAAGGCTTAAATTAACAAATTTGATTACCATTTCTTTATTTAACACAAGACAATACATATTTGTGAAGTTAAGCATATTAAATATAATTTCTCTCAAGTTTTCTAATTCTGACATTTTTTCTCCTTATGGTAATGGTGTACTTTGTATCAAATCAGTTAAAGCAATAATAAGTCCTATTAATCCTATTATTATAGTACCCATTCCTATCCAACCAAGATGAATTTTTGTTTCTATTCTATTATGTTGTGCCATGACATCTTTTTCATGTCTGACTGCTGCTTTTGCTGCTTCTGATAAACTTTTGGTTGTATCATCAAGATTCGATGATACTTTATTTAATGTACCACATACACTATTTTGTTTAGAATATAGATCATCTTGTTTCGTAGCGATTAGACCCATTTTCTCTATCGTTTTTTCAGATTGATCCAATATCGTCTGATGCATGGTTATCATGTTTCGATAACTCTCCATTAACAAGACAAGATCATCTCTAGTCAATTTATCTTCTGACATATGAGTGCTCCCTTTTAAAATAGTTTCTAAATATATTTATATTTTTTTTATCAGATTGACTAAATTTTTATAAATAATTAGTGATATGGAACGATTATTAGAAACGATAGATAAATATATTGAGATACAGGAGAAAAAGGAGTTGATTTCTCTATCACAGGATATGTCTGCTGATTTCAAGCAGATTGTGGAGATTGTAAAAAATTCTGATAATAGAGAAAAAACTATTTCTATGTTTAATGAGGAAGTACAGAAAAAAATTCAAGACCTAATAGATGGGGGAATTTTGTAATGGGAGAAAAATTCAGAGAAGTTTTAAATGAGGCATCGACTAAAAAAAGAGAAGGAAAGATGCTTAGAAAGTTACATGTGTTGGATGATACAATTGAGGATTTCATAGATGAATTGGAAGATGGAATCATGTCAGTTGAGGATAATCCTGTATTTGTCAAGAAAGCACATCAGCTTTTAGCAGATATGTCAAAGGAGTATTCAGAGTTTATTGTTGCTTTAAGGGCTATTGTTAATGCAGTTGATAGGAAAGAGAAGATTCTACCTGCTTTTGAGAAACAAGAGTCGAGAGTAAGGGATGTCTTGGATGGTGCTGGTGGACCACAAGGACCAGAAGGAGAAGAAGAACCATCACCCGAAGATGATTCAGAAACACCACCACCTGAAGATGATAAAGAAGATGATGAATATGAATTGAAAGTAGCCAAGAAAAAATTAAAAGAAGCATTATCAGGTGAATAATGGATTTATTCGATAAGATAGATGATATTTTAGAACAAGAGGCTAATATTTTACCACCAAAAGGAGAAACAGATGTTGAATTGGATTTCTCTTTTGATGAAGAAATGTTTGATAGGATGGCTAATTTCATTGTTAATCTTGATCCTGATAGACTTGATGATACTCAATTGGAAAAGGTTATTAATATGATTGAAGACCTTGAACCAGAAGTAGAAGAAGTTGACGAATTAAGAAAACCAAAACTTGCTAAAAGAACAAATGCAGTTAAAAATCAATATTCAAAAAAATGGTACAGAAAAAATCGTACCCATGTAAAGAGAAGAAAGGCAAAATTTAAACGTAGTTCAGAAGGTAGGAAAAGAGCAAATAAGAGAGAACGCTTATCAAGACAGGGAAGAACACCTACTGGAAGAAAGAAAGTGAGATACCATGTAAGAAAAAGAAGCGATAGGAGTGATAGAGATGCAAACCTTAATAAATAAAATCGATGAGACTTTAGAAAGATTAGAATCAGAAGTTGATCCAAGGATTACTGAAGGAAGAAAAGTTGGTGGTCCTGAGTACGATGCGTTTTTCAAAAAGATGCTAAAGAAATGGAAAATTAAGAGTTTTAAAGATTTACCAAAAAATAAACAGGCAAAATTTTTTGATGATGTAGATAAAGGATGGAATGCAAAGAAGGAGACTGACTAATGAGTGATATTCAGAGAAAACTAGAAGAATACCTTAAAGAAGATGAGGCTAAAGATGAGTATCTTCCAGAAGAAGATGTTCATTTGATGGATATGATGATTGAATTCATTATGAATCTTGATAGTGAGAGTCTTACTGAAGATCAAATAGTAGAGTGTACTGACTTGATTGATATGATTGCAGACCATAAGTTAGATGAGGAACTTTTTGAAGATGATGAGTTGGATGAAGTGGTTGCTGCTAAAAAAGTAAAGATTAAACCATCTGATAAAAGAAAGAGAAGAATGGATTATAGAAGAAATCGTGCTGCAATTAAATTGAAGGCTAAGAAATTCAGACGTACTACTAAATATAAACAGTGGTCGAGAATGAAAAAGAGAAAAGCATCTTCGGGTAAAACTGCAAGAGGTAAGAGAATTAGGAAATTTTTATAGGAGGAATGATGAGTTTAATTGACAAGTATTTGAATCCGAAAGAGGAAACAAAAGAAGAAAAAGAAAAGGTAGATGAAGTAATGGGTTATAAGATGAAACCCAAAGACCAAAAAATTATCAAGGCTTTTATTGATGGTGCTACTTCTGGTAGTGGTAAAGCTCTTTGGATTGAGGGTGATTATCTTTATGGTCCTTCTCAATCATCTACTACTGATTACGTTGCTAAGAGAGATGGTAATTATATATCCACTGGAACAGCCTATGGTAATGTGAGTCAGACTTGGATTAACTATATTAGAAAACAAACACCAAAAGCATTCTTGAGGTAATGAAGAAATATAAAAGAAATAAGAATGAAAGACAGTATGTTCCAAGACATACTGAGAAGTATTGTGGAACGTACCCTATAATATGTAGATCGTCATGGGAATATAGAATGTGTGAATGGCTTGATTACAATAAGAAGGTAACAGAGTGGTCAAGCGAAAATCATAGGATACCATATTTCGATCCTGTGAATAATAAAAAGAGAATATATTATCCAGATTTTTATGTTTGTTTTAAGGGGGGTAATCGTTTCATTGCTGAAGTGAAACCAACCAAAGATTGTAGACTACCTAAGAAACGTGGTGGTAAGAGTGATAAGACGATGGCGATAAGAGAACAAACCTTTCTTATAAATCGTGCTAAATTTAGTGCAGCAAAAGAGTATTGTAAGAAGTTAGGAATGAAGTTCGTTGTGATAACAGAAAAAGATTTATTTAGGGGGAATAGATGAGCTATTTAATTGAGAAATATTTAGGTGAAGGAAAACAAACCAGACCATTGAGTACGATAGCAATGGAGATCAGACGAGATTGGAAAAAGGTAAATTATGCAGCAGAACCATATTTGAGTGCTATGGCACAGCTAAACTCAATCAACGATAAATATATGTTTGATGATGCGAGAAGTGTTGTGCTTTATTTCTTATCAAACGCAAGATCATGGAAAGGACCAAAGGCAAAAGAGATAAAGGCAGAATTGAAAGCTATGATGAAATAGTCTATAAAGGAGATATGAAATGAAAGAACTGTTGGAAAAATTGGAACTGTTTACGGAAACCAGAGTTGGCATTAAAGGGGTTAAGGTAAACGGTATTAGACCTATTCAATTTATGAAGTGGTGGGGTGACTTTAGACCCGGAGATAGAGTTGATGTAGATTTCGGAGAAGACTATATTGCTCTTGCTGGTACTAATGCAGAAGGTCATTTTGCTGGTGTAAAGAAAGAATTGGATATCGAAGATGAAGATGAAATGATGGAATTTATTGGGTCAGAAGGTAATATCTGGAATTTTGTATAAGGAGAAGATATGGGTTTAAAACATGTTTATACAAAACGATTTAAAGGTGTAACATTACGTTCTGGATATTTCTATCGATTCAAGTATCATGCTTGGCATAACGATCCTAAACCAGTAATTATATTTATGTCTGCTATTACTGGTATACATGATTCAGGACATCAATGGAGGCTTATTCAGGGAATAAATTTTACTTACATTCCAAGAGCTATGAGAAAAAGATTTCTCAAGGCATGGATGAAAGAATTAGATAAACCCGGAAAGAAGAAATTTACATGGTTAAAGGTACTGGCTAAATATCCTTATTTAAAACCTGCTGTGAGAAGATATATGATTAAGCCAGTATATTATATTAAGAATTTAGAAGAAATACCACTTGATAATGTTGAGAAGGTTGTTATCTCTACATTCTCAAAAGATTTTAGTAAGAAGGTGAAGTCTGCATTGATGAATAAATTTAGAAAAGTACTACTTAACAGAAACAAGAGTAAGAAAAAGAAAAAGAGGAAATAATAAATGGCTGATAGAACTTATATGGAATTGTGCAAGAACGATAGGGCTACAATTCAGATAAATATATGGAAGAAAACAACAGGCAGTCCTTTCTATCCATCAGGTGCATATGTTACTGTTAAGGGTGCGAGAAAGGATAATGTAGTAGTTCCAAGAACACCAGCAAGAAATTATAGGAATGAAGTATGGACAACTATTACTCAAACGGTAACATCAAGTGCTGCTTTGTATGATGTTTATTGGGAAATACATAGAAGTGATGGTGATATCACAAATCACTGTACTAAACTAAACGTATCGGATGAATGTTAAATGGCTGATTTATGGTATGACATACAATTTAGATCAAGTTCTTCCTCATCTTCATCGGTGAGTTTTAGTGTATCCTCAAGTTCTCAATCTTCAAGCTCATCGATGAGTATTTCATCTTCATCTGAAAGCTCAAGTAGTAGAAGTTCAAGTTCAGAAAGTAGCGGTCCATTACCATCATAGGAATAATATGGGAACAGTATATAAACATAATAATTTAAAATTTTATATAACAATAAGATCAAGTTCTTCTTCTTCTTCATCGGTGAGTAGTTCATCTGTAAGTTCAAGTTCAATGAGTAGTTCATCGATAAGTAGTTCATCATCAGTGAGCAGTTCATCAAGTTCAACTTCAGTTCAAGGTCTTAATTGGGTTTCTTACTTTGATGATACATACTGGATGCCATATAATAGTGCTTTCGGTATTTATCTTGGTACATGGAATTCTGAAGATAATACATGGAATAGTGGTCTTTTTGCTGGTGGACCATTTGAAGTTATAGAGTTAAAAGATATAGTAGAACCTACTCCTTGGGTATCTGGATTTAGACCATCCAAATTAAGAGTATCATTTACTGATGGTAATATTCCCCCTTCCGGTATTGTTTATTTAAATGATTCAAGTAGTAATCCATTAATTGAGGAAACTATTATTACAGAAGATAAACAAGAAATTGATATTACTTTTTTAGGAAATGATATTGATGGAATTATGATACTTGAATTAAATAGTGTTCGTTTTAGTATAAGTGATATAGAATTTGCTGAGTGATAAAATAACAAAACATTTCAAATATAATCTGGTTATAATATATAAATATCAATGATAAGATAGGAGTATTGTAACCAGTATGCCAAGTTCTTCAAGTTCATCAACCACATCTACAATTTATACTCATTATTTTGGTACTGATAGAGAAGGTGTCGATAGTGGTACTACTGTTGGTTCTCCTATCATATGTGCTGGTTCTATATTTATTCCTGATGGAAGTCATGGTTTATATTGGGGTCCAGATGATATCAATGAATCCCAACCATATACTTATAGAATTGTTTATAAACATCTCTTTAATCCATATCATAATTTTAATGCTTCTAATGATGGTACTATTTGGAAATCAGGTGGTAATGGTAATGGTATCGAAGTTAGACAAAATTTTGAAAGTAATAGTTACTGGCAACATAGTTTAATTGTTGCTGCTAGATCAAGTTCAAGTTTAGATTATTTATCACTTCCTTTTGATCCTTCTATTGCTCCATCTGGTGTATGGTTAGAATTATTTTGGGAACAAGGTTCTAGTGGTAGATTTGCCTTAAGACAGTTAGGTACTGAAATGGCTTATGCTGTATCAGGTAATCTTGTTATAGCTGCAAATGGTACTGCTGATGAATCTCTTGGATATAGTAAAGATGGTAGAGTATATCGTGGTGATGCTGTTACTGGTGATTATCTTGATAATGTTTATGTCAAAGAATTGGAGATATTTAATTCTTCTGATATTAGTTGGCCTAAAAATACTCTTGTATATGTAAATCAATATCCTACTCAAGTATTTAAATTTGGTTCTAATAGGCAAGGAAATTATAATAATCGACTTACCGTTGTTAATTCTCCTACACTTGGTTCTGATTATATTTATTTTAATGGCAGTCAAGGTCTTCAAGCAGCTAGTAGAGATTTTGATGAAACCAATTTAGGTATCAAAATTAAATTTGAATTTGATGATCCTTATGGTTCTCAGATTTTTGTGAAAGATGGTGGTACTGGTAATGGTCTTGCTTTTGGTTTTCAAAGAACTACAAGTACTCTTGGTATATATACAGCAAATAATTCTACTTTTTATGATATCAGTATACCATCTAATGTTTTATCTGCTGGTGTTCCTTACTGGTTATATGCTTCTCATAGAAAGGTAGCAATTCTTTCTGAAGATCAATCGACTGTTATTACATGGGCAACTGGTAGTATATCAAATGGTGATGGTGGTAATGATTTTAGTATTGGATATGATTATAATCAAGCTGGTACTGCTCTTGATGATAGGTCTACATATGCATATTACTATGGTAAAATTTATGAATTAGAATTATGGAAAAACGATAATTATTTAGATGATGAGTTTCCATCATTATCTTCAAGTTCTTATTCTCAATCCTCAAGTTCTCAAGCATCTACTATATTAACAAGATATTTAGGTACTGACCCTGATAGAGATGGTTCTGCTAATCATACTACATATGGTAATAATACATATCTACTTCCAAGATCGGCTTATTTCGGTGCCAGAGGTACAAATAATTATCTTAATTATGGAGCAGGAAGTTCAGATGAAGGTGATATTGAGTTTAGAATTACTTTCAAACTTGCTGGTGATCCATATCTTTATTGGGAAGGTGATGGATATTGTATTTGGAAATCTGGTGGTAGTACTTATGGTATTGAATTTGGTGTAGTTTCTCCAATTATTCAAAATCCCCCTTATTATTTACAATCCTCTATTGTTTTAGCTGGTAGAAATCTTGGTTCTCTTTCTTGGTTTTACATGCCTACATATAATTTATCTGCTGATGTATGGTATGAGGCATTTGTATCCAAAACTAAAATAACAATAAGAGAATTAGATAATCCTTCTAATGGTTATACTTTTACAGGTACAGTTGTTGCTGGTGATGGTACAGGTGCTGATGAATTTGGATATGCTTCTGAACCTTCTCCTTGGAGTGCTGGTGTAGGTAGACCTTTTAATGGTTGGGTTGGTGATTTTGAACTTTATGAAGATGGTACAATGGCATGGCCTAGTGATCTTGATGATCCATATTGGGCTGAAACTGTTTTTAAGTTTGGTTCTGATTATTATGGAATTCACAAAGAGAGATTAACTGGTTCTGTTACTACTACTGGTGCTGATTATATTGAATTTGGTGGTCATGGTTCTGGTGATGGTCTTTATGTTATTAATGATCGTGAAACTACTGACACCAATATGGGGTTTAAATGTACCTTTAGTGCTGATTCATTTTCTCCTTCTGCCGCTATACTTGCTAAATCAGGTGGTTCAACTAATGGAGTATGTATTGGATGGTATGATGGTGATATTGGTATATGGGCTAGAAATAGTGATTCATTAACATCTATTACTGTTCCTACTTCTGGTTTGAGTTCCGGTTTGAAATATCAATTAGTTGCTTCTCATAGTAGAATTTCTATTTTAAGTGATTCCGGTTCTTTTATAACAAGTGCTGCCGGTACTGTTAATGCAGGTGATGGTACAGATTTATTTAGTGTTGGTTTTAATGAAAATAGTAGTGTTATTACAACGGGTGAAATTAGACAAATATTTGATGGTAAGATTTATGAGTTAGAAATTTGGGATGAAAGTAATTTAGCTGAAGCTGATTTTGCTGGTGAAGGAGAATCGGTTTCATCAAGTTCTTTAAGCTCAAGCTCAGAATCTTCAAGTTCTCTGTCAAGCTCAAGCTCAGAATCTTCAAGTTCTTTTTCAAGTTCATCAAGTTCTATTTCTTGCTCATATGAACCATATGAGAATTTAGAAGTATTTACTGTAGTTGATCCAAATAATGATATTACTGTTGAATGTACTAAAGTTACAGTTGATACGATGTCAAGAACTTCTGCAACTTATGTATATGATGATTATGGTATTGGTTATTTTGGTGATTTTGAAATTGATTTTGAATTTCAAAGTACTCTTACCACTAATGGTCAGTTGGTTTTTGTATGTGTTTCTAATACTATTGGTACTCAAGCGGATTTTATTACAGCTAATGATGGTATACTAACTACTGCTTATAGTAATGGTACTGTAACACAAATTTATCTTGGAGATACATATAATGAAGATTTTTATCAGGTTACAGGAACAACAGTAAATTTCTACTGTACTTTACAGAGAAGTGGATCAACCGCATATTTATATATTTATTCAGATTCAAATAGAAATACATTAGTAGATACGCTATCAATTTCATGTGTAACAGATACAAAAAGATATCTCTATGCAATGAATAATAGAGAATTTTCTGGTGGTATTGCTTCTGGATATGTAGATAAAATTCAAATTATACAAACAGGAAGTTCAAGCTCAAGCAGTTCAAGTCTGTCAAGCTCAAGTTCTGAATCTTCAAGTTCTCTGTCAAGCTCAAGCAGTTCAAGCCTGTCAAGCTCAAGCTCAAGTTCTTCAAGTTCTCTTTCAAGTTCTCTTTCAAGTTCAAGTTCTACTTCTTGTTATGTAAGTCCATATTCAGATGATTTTACAGGTGACAATGGTGATATACCAAATCCTCATTTATGGACAACTGTTGATCAACCTGCTGGTACATCAATTAGAATCTATAATAATAAACTAAGAGCAGAAATTACAAATTCTCAAACTATAAATCTAGCTACAATATCTACATTTTATGTAACGGGTGATTTTGATATTCGTGTTGATTGGGAATTTAGTAATGATCCGGGTACAACTGGTAGATCGCAGATATTACTTCAAGCCAAAATTGATTTATCTCATAGATTAAAATTAGGATATACACCACAAGATAATTCATGGGAATCTATAAGATATATTGGTGATTCTCAAACCATTACTTATATAGAAGATATTTCTGCTGGTGATAGTAGAAAACATAGAATCAAAAGAGTTGGTAATAATTGGACAAGTTATAGATATACAAGTTCAGGAATATGGGTTGCTATGCATAGCAATCAAGCAATAGGTTCTGGTGATATTGAAATAGCTTTGTGGAATAACACATATGATGCTTCAACAATAACTGTAGATTTTGATAATTGGACAATTACAAGTGCTGGTGGTGTTATTTGTGGAGCTTCATCATCAAGCTCAAGCTCTATTTCTTCATCAAGCTCAAGCTCTATTTCTATTTCTATTTCAAGTTCAAGTTCATTAAGCTCAAGTTCTCAATCTGTATTTTCTTCAAGCTCAAGTTCATCATCAAGCAGTAGTAGTGAATCTATATCATCATCTTCTTCTTCAAGTTCTCAATCTGTATTTTCTTCAAGCTCAAGTTCATCATCAAGCAGTAGTAGTGAATCTCAATCTATATCATCTTCTTCCTCATCATCATCAAGTTCATTTTCTTCAAGCTCAAGCAGCAGTAGTTTTAGTGAATCATCTTCTTCTTCTGAGTCGAGCAGTAGTTCAAGTGAATCTATATCATTTTCTTCTTCTAGCAGTAGTGAGAGTTCTTCTTCTTCTGAATCACAATCTTTATCGTCTTCATCCTCATCAGTGAGTAGTTCATCAGAATCACAGTCGAGTTCTTCTCTTTCTGTTTCTTTACCGGAAATAGATGATAGTGAATTATATTTTGATATAGGATTTAGGTCAAGTTCCAGTTCATCGAAAAGTTTACTAAGTACATCTACAAGTGGTGGAATTCCAAGTGGTGGATTTGGGGGTTGACATTTATAAAACAATGTGATAAAGGAGTGTGTTATGGTAAAAATTATACAAGAAACAAAGAATCCAGAGATTTTAATAGTAACTCCACTTTTATCGAATCATAAGGTAAGTGGAATTACGAAAAAGACGTTAAAGCGAAATAAGGTGCCTTTCACATGGATAGCATCAGAAGGGAATCAGAATATACCTAAAAACGCCTCACAGGGCATTCAGTGGTATAAAGATAACAAAGGTAAGCTACCACCTTACTATATGATGATAGACCGTGATATCGAAGCAGGAAGGGGTTTATTGGATCGTTTACATGAAAGATTGAAAGATACAGGGCTGAATGTTGGGTTTGCTTACGCTACATTTCAGTTTAAAGGACATATAAATGCTGATTTTCCAGCAATACCTTATGATATCAACAGATTGATTAAGAGTAACTATATAAGCTCAAATTCAATGTGGAAATCCAATGTGGTAGAACATGTTGGTCTTGTAACTGACGATAAATACAAAAGATTATTGGATTGGGCATTCCTACTGAAAGCATTTAAATATGGGTATGTTGGTGTTCCTGTACATAAAGCATGGTTTATCGCACATAGCACCAAGGATGATATAAGTGCTGGTGATGCCAATGATTATCAGAAAAAATATAAAAAAGTATGGCAAGATTTTATTCAACCATTATTTAGGGGTTGACAAATCCTTTTTGGTGTGATATAGTTGTCTATGTAAGATGGAAATTGATTATTTTATTAACCTTTGGAATAGGGGGTGTATTATGGCATTTGATGATATTTTTGGACCAGATGATTTTGTGATTGACCCTGAAGATGTACGGGACATTGTATCTCAGGAAAATTGGGATACTGGTAATGAACCGGATATTTTCAAGTCTGGTGAACAACCGGACATTTTTTCAACCAAGGATTAATTCTCCTTTATGTAATTGTTTTTCGTTTTGTTATTTCCTTTCTCTTAGGGGTAGGTGAGAAATCATCTACCCTTTTCTTTTTTCCTATCTAAAAAATATAAATACTATTAGTATGATATCTATGTGATTATGGAGGTATTATGAAAATAGAAAAAATAGAGAAGTATTTAGATAAAAAGACAGATGAATCGGAAGATGGTGTAATGACCTATAATACGGCTCATCCTCATGGTGGAAGGGGTAGACAGGGATATAATAAGGGTATTACTTGCCCACATTGTGGTAAAACATTTACATTGGAGAGATAAATGAAAGATAGAAATGGGAGAATTATAGATAAATCAACAATAGAGAAGTATATTAAAGTTGGTCAAACTTTGAATCTTACATCACAATCTAGGGTAACAAAAAGTGCTCAAACAGAAAAACAAATAAAAAAAACTGTTAGGGAAATAGTTATAGAAACTAAATTTAATGATGCATATGTATATTTTAAAGGTGATACAAAAATATATGCTATGTTTGTTATAGGTGGTATTATTAGATTTAGATGGAAATCACCTAAAAGAGAGTATATATGGTTTGATGGTGGAGAAGTAAAAGAATCCTTAATAGAGAAGTATTTGGAGAGATAAAAAATGGCGGTGACTGAATTTACTGAAAAAAGTTTTGGTGAACTTACTGGTAATGAGAAGAATAAGTTTAGTTTTATAAGATTATTTAATACTCTTTTGGATGAAGATAGAGAGACTAAATTTCTAAATATTTTCAGAAGCTATGTTATCGATGAGAATTCACTGAGGGATATATCCTTTTTTGAATCATATGAAATATCAAATGGGGAGTATTGGGATAATGTATCTTATAATTTATATAAAACTCCTTATTTATGGTGGGTGATAGCATTATTGAATAATGTGACAAATCCTTTTGAAGAATTAATAGATGGTGGGCAATTAAACGTACTTAGAGATGATTATGTATATCAATTAATATCAGACCTTGAGAAAATAGCGGAAGATTAATATGGGAAAAATAGAAAATGACTATTCAACTAAGCGAGTAGTCGAACTTAATAAACAGATATATGATATTCTTATTATTACAGAGAATAATCAATTGATAATGAATAACTCTGATATATTAGAGTTCTATTTTATTGAAGATATAAACAAGTTCTGTATGGTAGGTAAAATGACTTTTAATGATAGATATAATATCATGGAGTATGGTCCCTTTACTGGTAATGAGAAGATATCAATTATATATGCTGTTGGTGATAATGAACCAAGAAAATTGGTCTTTGATATATGGAAAGTAGGTAAAATTCAACAGATAGGTACAGGTATAAATGAAGGTGCTGAGAATTTAATTACTATACAGTTTGTTGATCCATTTTATACTGGCTTTGCAATGAGAAGATTTAGTAGAAGTTGGTCTAATGAATACTACTCAAATATAATGGAAGATATTCTTAACAACATGGTTAGTTTTAAAAGTGTTGGTGCTCCATTTCAGATAGAAGCAAGTAGTAATAAGACTGATTTTGTAATGCCATATTGGACTCCACAGATGGCGTTGAGATGGTTAATGCGTAGAGCAAAAGGGAAGATAACAGGTACGAGTGGATATATATGTTTTAATAGTACTAAAGAAAATCTTACACATTATCTTACTACAATGAATTATCTTCTTGATGATCAGGATAAATCATTAGACCCTTTAAAATATACTTTTGCTGGAAATGAAGTTTCGGGTGAGAATAAAATCCTTGAATGGTGGATAAGTGGTATTGACAGAAGTTCATGGGGATGTTTAAGGGGTGGTAAATGGAGGGGGTATGATTTTTCTACTAAGAAATTATTAGATCATGAGTATTTATATTCTAATGGTGCTGATGAGACTACATGTTTGGGTAGAAAAACTCTTTATAATCAAATAGATGATGTTAGTTCGGGGAATCTTATATTGGGTGATAATACAGATAATGTGTTAGGAAATATAGCATATAATGATTGGGCAAAAGATTATAATATGCAATTTATTATGAATATAGTTGTACAGGGGCATGAAAAGAGATATGCTGGACAACAGATAGAAATTGATTGGCCTAATGCAATAAGAGCTATTGGTAGTACTACAACAAATGATCTTTTAAAAGGAAGATATCTTATTAAATCTGTAACACATTACTTTGCTCCCGGTGGAACATTCCCATATAAACAGAGACTTGTACTTATAAAGAATGCATATAATCAAATTGAAAGTGAGATATTATATAAGGCTAAAAAAATTAATGTGTTTGCTGATAAGAAATCAAATACACAGTTTGTAAGGAAATAATATGCTTAAGAATAGTTTAAGAAATCTAAAGTTTGAAACAGAGAGTTTAAATGGTTTTTATCGTGGTGTTGTGGAAGATAATAAAGACCCATTGAAAGCTGGTAGAGTGAGAGTGAGAATTCATGGGTTACATACACCAAAGAAGATAAAATCTGAGACTGAGGGAATTCCTACAGATGAATTGCCATGGGCTGAACCGTGTATGCCTATTCATGAAGGTTCTGTAAGTGGTTTTGGTGCGTGGTCTGTTCCACTTCAGGGATCACAAGTAATGTTATTTTTTGAGAATAGCAATGCTAATCAACCAAGATATTTTGCTTCTATGCCGGGAATTCCAGAAGCAAAAGAACAGTATTCAAATAACAAACAAGCAACGAATAAAAATGATGGTTTTCGTGATCCTGATGGTGAGTATCCAGTACAGGGAAGATTAGGAGAACCAGATGTTCATAGATTAGCAAGAGGTATATCAGATGAGACTTTGGTAATCACTAAAAATCAAAATAGAAGTGTTGGAGTTCAGACAGCATTTGGTGGTTTATGGTCTGAGCCAACTTCTCCTTATGCTGCTCAATATCCTCATAATTATGTTATTGTTACTCACGGTGGTATTACAATGGAGTTAGATTCAACACCCGGATCAAACAGACTTCATCTTTATCATCCATCAAATAGTTATATTGAGATTGACAATGATGGTAATATGGTAGTAAAGAATAATGCTGAGAAATATGAAATAGTAGCTAATGGAAAAAATATTTATATCAAACAACAGAGAAATCTTACAGTAGATGAGAATTCCACTAAGAAAGTTGGTGTGAATGAGGATGTAGAAGTTGGGAATGATAAGAGAGAAGATGTAGGAAATGATTTCACTCAAACTATAGGAAATGATAAGACAGAGACTATTGAGAATGACAAAACAGAAGATATAGGAAATAATAAAACTTCTACAATTGATAACAACAAATCAGAAACGATTGGTGGAAATAAGTCAGAAACGATTGGTGGAAATCTCAATATAACTGTTTCTGGTCCTGCTACTTTGACGGCAGCATCTTTCACAATAAATTGTAATACTACAATAAATGGAAATCTTGCCGTGAATGGTACAGGTACTGCAACAGGTGGTGATTTTGTAGCAGATGGAATTAGTCTAAAGGGACATACACATGCTCAAGGTTCTGATTCAGATGGTGATGCTGAAAGAGAGACTAATCCACCATCGTAAAGGAGAAATAAATGAGTTGTAATAATGGAAATCAAGTATTAGACCCTTATCAGAGTACAATAAATGGATTGAATAAAACTATGGCAGCTTTAGAGAATGCTGCTGATTTTATTCAGCCTACGATAGATCAATTTGATGCTGCTGTTGATGCGATTACTACTCCTACATTACCAAGTGCGTTAAATACGGCATTAAATCAGTTTACGGCTGAAGCTATATGTGCGAGTAAAACAGATTTAGAACCAATAAATCAGTTTACGGCTGATTGTTTATATGAAGCTACTGCTGCTGTAAAGAGATATCTAAAAGATATATCAAGTATTATGGAAGAAGGAACCAAACTTATAGTTGATATTATGACGTTACCTGAAGGTGGTCTTTTTACATATTTTCAAAAAGTGAGAGGATTAACTACAGATATAAAAGATTTAGTAACAGCAGTAAATTGGAGAATTGAGTGTGTTGCTTTAAAGACACCAGATTATGAAGATCAAATACTTGGTATAGAAACGAGATTGAATGATGTTATTGATCAATTAAGACTTGAACCTGATGGTAGTTTTAGTGTTGATGCATTCTGTGCTGATTTATCTACTGATTTAAAAGCTAATGTAGAAGCATATCAGACAAAGGTAGATAATTTACAATCAGAGATAGAACAGACAATATCAGATACAATTGATCTTTCAGTTAACGTAAACCCAAAGAGGTATTTTTAATGAGATTTACACGTTATTTAACAGAAGCAAAAGAACAGTTGAAAGATTGGCAGTCATATATCAGAAGGAATAAAGAATTATCTGCTGCTGTTAATGTATTAAAAAAGATTGAAAAAACTGGACATAAAGCATTTATAGTTGGTGGAAGTGTAAGAGATATTATTCTTGGAAATTTAAAACCCCACGACATAGACATTGCAACTAATTTAAGTATGGAAGAACTTGGTAAGATGTATAAGACATATAACATTGGTAAGTCCAAGGATTTTGGTATAGTAGTAGTGAAGCAAGGTGGGTTCGATTTTGAAGTAGCTCAATTTAGAACAGATGGAACATATCTTGATGGGAGAAGACCAGAATCAGTTCAAATAACAGGTAGATTTAAAGACGATGTTGAGAGAAGGGATTTTACAATTAACGCAATGGGTATAAACGCAAAAGGTGAGATAGTAGATTATTTCGATGGGAAACGAGATATAAAGAATAGAGTTCTCAAGACTGTAGGTGATCCTTATAAGAGGTTTGGTGAGGATTATCTAAGAATGATGAGGTTGGCTAGGTTTGCTGCTAAACTTGATTTTGAAGTTGATAAGGGTACGGAAAAAGCGGCTCAGAAGTTAGCTCATAATATAACAGGATTACCACCAGAGAGGATCAAGGATGAGTTAATAAAATCCGCTGGTCAGAGTGGTGATAAATTTGCGAAGTACATTGAGATGTTAGATAAGCTAAAACTTCTCAAGCATATATTACCTGAGATAGTAAATCTTAAGTGGTATAGAGAGAATTTACAGCATCATCCAGAGACTAGGGGGCAAGGTGGTACGGTATATAGTCACGTTATGGCAGCACTTAAAAAGAGTGATACTGCTGATCCGATTAAAAATCTGGCTATACTTCTACATGATGTCGGGAAAGGAGTAACCCTATCTCATGAGAAAGGTTTACCTAGATATCTTGGACATGCAAGGAAGTCAGTTGAATTGGTTAATGCTATAGCGGATAGATTACGCATGAGCAACAAAGAGAAAGAAGCACTTGTCTTTGCTGTTGGAAACCATATGAAGTTCCACAAGATTCTGGATATGAAACCATCAAAGATTGCTAAGATCGTTTCTGATGAGAATTGGGATGTACTGGTAGCTGTTGGAAAAGCTGATGAGTATGCAAGAGGATTTATGTTCAAACATGCTGGTGAATTTGAAAAAATCGTTGATAAAGCAATCAAGGTAAAGGAGAAATTTGGTGCCAAACAAGTCAACAAACAAGTGAAGATGGTTGATGGTAAAGATGTTATGAGACTTACTGGACTAAACCCCGGACCTGAAGTGGGTAAGGTTATTACTCAGACAACAGCATGGATTTTAGATAATGATATAGAGGATAAGGAAGAAATAGAAAATTACATTAGGAGATTCACAAAATGAGATTAAAGAGTTTTATATCTAAAAATGAAATTGATGAAGCATTGTTGTTTAATCAAGCAAAAGCATTGGATGATACTATTTTAGGTGAGAATACTTGGTTGTTTTTTGAAAATCCATTAGTAGAAGGTGAGTATTATGATGTAACTAATGGTTTGAGTGAAGATGAAATAAATCATTTTTCTTTATTGAGAGATTTGATCAATGAAGATATAGAATCTGATTCAGAGGAAATGTCTAAAATAAAAGAACCAAGAAAATTTCAATCTTGGATGGGTAAAGAAGAAAAAGAGAAAAATACTGCTTTCAAAGATTCCAAGAAAATGAGTCCGAAATCTGATTGGGATAAAGAAGTAGAAGCGGCTTATAAAGATATTACAAAAAAATCAAGAAAAGTTTTTCATGACTTAGATGAATTAGGTAAAAAATCTTTTGTTATTAAATATATTTTACATGGTATGGAAGCAAAAATAGGTGAGGAAGGTTGGGGTAGAGATGCTGGTGCAGGTAGAAAAAAACCAAAAGAAATATATGCTGATAGTTTAAAGGGGTATAAAGAAAAACAGAAATTTGCTAAAGATGTTATAGCAATGATGAAGCAGGAAGAAGAAAAGAAAAAAGAAGCATTAAGAGTAAGAAATGAAACTTTTAGAAAATTTAAAAGCCTTGAAAGTCTTGAAGATAGTCTTCTTAAAAGTAAAGATACATTAACTCAAAAATTAATGGCTATTGTAAGAAAAAAATATGTTGATGGTCATTTTAAAAATGAAGATGGATATCTTGAAATGCTACTTCTTATTAAAGCCAAGCAATATAATAGTACAACAGAAATAAATGGATGTATTAAGCAATGGTCTGCATATGAAAATAATGATAAAACATGGAAATCAATTGACTTATCAACAGTTTGTCCTAAGAGAATGAAACTCAAGGAGATGAGAGAAGAATATGGAAAGGCTGCAAAAGATTTACAAGATGCAATTGATATGGGTGCAAGTGAATCTACTATATCAAGATTGAGAAAAAGAAAAGATAGTTTGAAGATTACAGATGCTAATAATCCTACTTGTGCGTATTGTTATGTTGAACAAGGAAGGGAAGCACAAGAAAAAAATCCGAATTTTCTATTTGGTAAAGAAGAAAAAGAAGGTCAAGTATATCAAGGTACATTTAAAAAATGGATAAAGAAGGATAAAGGACAACCCATGAGAGACAAAGACGGTAATTTTGTCTTAACAGGTGTTGGTAAAAAAAATGTAGAAACTCTCAATAGAATGGGTGGATTGAGGTTTTTTTCTTCTGGTGATTATATTGAAGATCAAGCAACAGATCAACAAATAGAAAAAATAATAAAGGATGCTGCAAAAGTTGGTTTACAACTTAAAGCTATTACTAAACAAGAAAAGTTTGTTACTAAATATGGGGGCAGAGTATTTGAAGAAGGTCCATTAAAAGGTAAACCAGTTTTTCATATAAACATGTCAGTAGATGAACAAAGAGGATTTAAATTAATAAATGCTAAAAGATTGAAAAGAAAATATCCGGGTAATGTTAATATTAGAGTTGTTGCTTTAAATCCAAAACAGGCAATTGAATATTCTAAAGACCCTGATGTTGATGTTATTACTCTATTACATTTTAGTTCAAGAGGTAGCCGTATGAAGAATAAAGATGTGTATGTAGATATGAGTCCGGGTTCTGTAGGATGGAAGCAAGCAATAGAAGGTATGAAAGAAGCTAATCCTAAAGAAAATTGGAATAAAATACTTACTAAATTATGCTGTGCAATGGATGGAAAGGGTGATTGTAGAAAATGTCCTAATGCTTGTGGGTTTAATCCTAACAGAGTATCTGATTTTGTTTCTTTAGCTAAAGGTGGTAAGATGAGAATAAAAGCAAAAGATATAGCATAAGGAGGGAATATGAGATTCTTACAGTGGATAAATGAGAAATGGAATAAAAAGGTAGAAATTGAACATACAGGTGAACATGAAGACAAGACGATAGCCAAGCTCAAGAAAGAGATAGCAGCATTAAGAGGTAAACCCGGAAACAAAGAGAAGATGGGAGAACTTCTCTTTGCACTTAGAGCGAAGCAGGGTTGGAAGAAAGGTAAAGGAGCAACAGGATTAAAAAAATGAAATTCAAAGACTATATAGAAGAAGGAAAAAAGAAAAAGAAATTCAAGATCAAAATTGATTCTGATGTAATGGATCAAAAGAAAGGTATTAGAATACCTACTCCCCCTACTGGTGGTCCAATGAAAGATAAGAAGAAGTATAACAGGAAAAAGAAACATAAGAAAGGTTATGAAAAAGATATGTAAAGGTTGTGGAAGGAATAGGAAATTAAGTAAGTTTGGAAAGCAGTCAAGAAGACCTGATGGTAAAAATCTTTATTGTAAGGACTGCATGAGACTTTATAATAAGAGATATAGACAATCCTCCAAAGGCAGTTCCATCCAAAAAAATTGTGTTCTCAGATATAAAGAGAAAAACAAAGACAATATAAAAGAATATAATAGACAGTATTATATCAAAAATAAGACACGAATACTCTATAATAAAAAATGCAGAGAGGAAACAGAATGTGTTATGATTTTTGATGAAAAGCCTCATAAACCTAATGTAGAAAAGATAAATAAGAGTAGAAAGTTAGATACAATAATTATTAACCCAAAGAGGAAGTAATATGGCAGATTATTATTACAGTGATTATGATGGATCGTTTGTAAGACAGTCAGATGGTGACGTTCAAAAAGATGGTGATATAGATGCTATATTTAATAGTATTGAGAATATAGTACTGACAACACAAGGAGAAAGAAGAATGTTACCTACATTTGCTGGTAATGTTAAACAACTTCTCTTTGAACCAATAGATGCTACTACAGCAAGAATGATTGCGGAAAGTTTATTGGATGCAATTAGAGTTTGGGAAACGAGAATTAACATAACGGGTTTTGATATTCAACCACGATATGATGAGAATATATATAAATGTAGATTAAAATTTACTATAGAGAATAGTGATACAGTTGAAGCAGTAGATTTTATATTAACGAGATAAGGAGTTATTATGGCAGATTTCACCCCTGATTATCTATCAATTGATTTTATTAGTTTGATAGAGAAATTCAAAACAGAACTTAGAAATAGTGATGTCTTCAAAGATTATGATTTTGAAGGAGCAAATATTTCAATTCTTATGGAATTGAATGCTTATGTAAGTGAGTTAAACACATTTTTCATAAATAAAATAGCTAAAAACACATTTCTTGAAACGGCTGATGTTTATGAGGCAGCAAACAGATTGGCAAGACAACAAGGTTATGAACCTAAAGGGATACGATCAGCGAGATGTACTGTTCAGATAGGTGTTTCGGGAACACAAGCTGGTGATGTACTTAGAGTATTGCCTTGGAAACAATTAAATTCAGGTAGAACAGATACAGATGGAAATGAGATATTGTTTGCTACTACTGCTGCTATTCAAGTAACAGCAAATGGTGGATGGACATATATTGATGTTCCTATTAGGCAAGGAGAAGTAGTTACACTAACAGGTTATACAGGGGATGATCTGATTGATAATGAATTAATTTTGCCTACTGAATATGGATATGATGATGATCTTTCAGATGATTATCCAAGCATAAGGGTTACTATCAATGATACGGAATGGACAAGACTATCAGATTTTTATTTGGATGTAATCACTCCTAATTCTGATGATGTATATATGTTTATTTATGATAGATATAGAAGAAATAAAATTGTCTTTAATTCTGGTAGAAATGTTCCTATCGATACTGATGTAATATCAATTACGACACTTGATAGTTTAGGTACTAATGGAAGTATTGGTGCTGATGTAGATGAAACATGGGTTATTGAAAGTGATGAATTGATTGAACAAACAAGGGGTATTACAACATCATATATTAATAATGACCTAATTACTATATCATTGAGTGCTGCGAGTATTGGTGCTGCTGCCGCTGAGACTATTAGTGAGATTAGATTCAATGCACAATCGGCTCTTAGAGCGCAATTTAGGGACGTTAATGCTAATGCATATAACTCATATCTTTCAGCAAGATCAGACGTTGTAAAGGCTAACGCTTATGGAGAACAGGATTTAGTTCCATCAGGTGCTGGTAATCCAGAGGAATATAATGTTGTTCATATCAGTGTTATACCACAATCATATGGAAACTCTACAATTCAAACATCAGCAGGTTCACTTATTACTGATTGGGGATCAACGGGAAGTACTTTAGTTCCTACACAATATTCATCATCGTGGGAAGATGAGTTGCTTCTTTATTTAAGACCAAGAAAGATGCTTTGTGCATATGAAATAATGGAAGTTCCTGATTTGGTTTATTTTTCATTTGAAATTGGTATTAGAAAAAAGAGAATTTATGACTTTACTGATATTCAACAAGATGTTTTGAATAAATTGATTTATTATTTTAGAGCAGATAACCAGACATTCAATAGTGAGATAGACTTTAATGATATTACTGAGTATTTAATCGATACAACTGAAGTTTCACCAAGTGATAATTTTACTTATATCAAAGGTATAAGAAATCTAAATATAAGAGATATCAATGTGAATAAGACGGTTTATGAATATAATGTTAATCCTGATAATTCTAATTTATATCCGAAATGGACTGCTGCTCCTTGGAATGATAGATATAACATGTTAAGACCTATACAGCTAGGGTTAAATCAGTTTCCTTATCTTTCATCTGATACCGTAAGAATAGTGGAGGAAACATAATGAATGAATATAGAAGAAGAAAAGAAGATAAAATAGAAGATGCTGATAAAGGTTCTATCCATGCTTTATATTCTGAACCTGAAGTTGTAACAGATGGAAATGGTGGATATAAAGTTGTTAGAAAATTTAGTTGGAAAAAGTTATTATCTTCTTCTCTTTTTGGTTTTATTTTAGCATGGGCTGTTTGGTGTACAACTGCTGTATTTTCACATGATACAATGATAAGTGTTAATTCTCAAAAAGTAACAAGTGTAACAAAAAATTTAACTGATGAGATTCAAGAAAGAAAAGAAATGGATGGTATAATTCATCAGAGAGTAACAAAAACAGATGATTTTTCAAGGGATCAAATAAGAATGCTTCAAAAATCGATACATGATTACAGAATGGCAACATTTGATAAAGTGGATACAGCAAAGGAAACACTTATAAACATGATGATAAGAATACTAGAGAATCAGGAAGAAATTAAAGAGGAAAAATAATATGGGGAAATTTTCAGACCCTAATTACTATTTGTTAAAGAAGTATTTTGATATTTTAGTAGCTACAAGAACAGGTACAGATAAATCATATTTGATAGGACCAAATAAGACCGTTGTTGCAGATGGTGGTCTATATACTATTTTATATGAAGATCATCCAACAAGAGGATATGTTGGTCACAGATTTATTATTGATTCTATAACAGGTAATAAATTTAAAATGACATATGCCGGTTTGGAATCTAATTTTCAGATTGATACATTAGAAACTTCTACTACTTCTGCTGAATTGAGTGCCTTTGGTATAGGTAACGATTTTTACTTCCGAAAAGATTCATTCTTTCATTTCTGGTTAGCAAGACCTACACAAGATAATGCATATCATGATTACTGTAATCAAGAGAAAACATTTCTATTTTTTGGTAAGATTTGGCCTAGTGGACCAAATCAATATGCAATTGAATTTGAAGGACTGAAAGATTTTACTCTTAATGGTCTACCTGAACATAATCAGACTGTTAACATGACTGAATGGTTGAAAGTATATTGGGATCAGGTTCATCATGAGATGTATAGTATGACCAAACATTTCTGGTCTATGCTGGATGCTAGAGAAATTGATCTGAGATGGATTGCTTATATTGCACAGATATACGGTATCGAAATTTCAGAAGCTATATTGAATGAAATATCATTAAGGGAATGGGTTGAAAACTTACCTTATTTTCTAAAGAGAATAGGAACATATAATGCTCTTTATATTATATGGAAAGTATTCATGCAGAATACTCAAAACAAACTTAATGTATATGAAAGATGGGGTGAATGGTGTACTGTAACATTAGATCAAGCATTTGGTGATATAAAGGATGTATTTGAAGATCATCATTTCTTAGAATTTTATGGAATACAACCAAGTGGTGGTGCTGGTGATCAGTATTACTCACAATACAATCCTGTAAATTATCCTATACATACATTGACACAACCAGATTCTTGTGGTACATTTACTTGGCAGTTAGGTACTGCTGAAAATTTTCTAGTTTCAGCATATGAGAATTTGAATTGTTCGATTGGTCAAATAACAGGCGAAACAATAGAAGTAACTGGTTATGATCCACAGAGAACATCAACAGCCGTAATGTATCTTAGTGGTGGTAATTATAGTGGTGATTTTACTCATTCTATTGGTATTGAAATGGATGTGTCCACTTCTGGTGCGAGTAATTTGGTATTTTGGGGATTAGCAAATGAAGTAGCTCAAATGTCAGATATGACAGGTGATTTTCTTTCATTGAGATTTGGTAGAGAATCCACAGGAAATAGATATTTTAGACTTTCTGAATATGAAAGTGGAGTAAGGGTAAATTATGCTGATACTACATTTGCATATGCAGCAAACAAACCATATTATGTTGTCATAACAAGAACGGGTACAACACTAAGTGCTACTATATTTGATCGTGAGAGAAAATGGACTGAGGATTTGGTTGAAAGTATTTCCATAAATCCATTAACAGATGTCGATACATATTCTAATCTTTATTTTCTCAATGCAATTAGAGAAACAGGACATGGTAGATGGTATGGTACAATCTATGATTTATATGTAAAAGACATAAATTATACGAGAACAGTTGCTGCTTCAGGGAATCCAGTTCTTACACCACATTATAAAGTTCAAATTGATTTATCTACTGAACCTTTGGGTGATATTTTTGGTGATTCGACAATTATTAGTGAGAATGTAATCACGGAATTATATAGAAACTTTGAGTATGTTAGACCATCAATGAAATATGCTCATTATGAAGAATTGATTGCTCCATTAGGGACAGTTGACAGGGTTGGTGATTCTGTACCATTATATTCTAATCAAGCAAATGGATTTTTTAATACATTTTTTACAGGATCAAGATTTCTTTCTGGTGGTGGTTCTGGTGTTGGTGGAGTAAATACAGTATCTTATTTTCAACAATTTGCATCTAAGATATGGACAGTAACCCATGAATTAAATACAGAAAATTTATTAGTTCAACCTTGGGTTTTTATTGGTTTGAATGCTGATAATGCTAGAATGATAGTGCCTGAGAGTATTCAGATTATAGATTCTTCAACTGTTCAATTAACATTCAATGAATCCTATAGAGGTATTGTATCTATAGCTGGTGAAACGACTAATCCGGGTATTACATATACCATTACTTCTACTTCTGCTGCTCCAAGTGCAGAATGGGGTATTGATCATAATTTATATACAAATACTCCTGCTGGTTCTGGATATCCTTCACAACCCGGACCTGTAGGAATGTATTGGGATAGTAATGGATATCGTATATTTCCAGAAGAACATTATATGGCAAATGATGATAGATTGGAAATAACATGGGATAGTGATACAGGTGATGGTTCAGATTATAGTCAAAGCGGTACAGGTTTAATTAGAAGATCGGATTATTATCATTATCAAAGTGATCCTGCTCAAGTATGGACTATTAATCATAACTTAAATTCATTTGTTATTCCTCAGTTTTATAGGCGTGATCCTAGTCCTGCTAATGATAAAGAATTTTTTCCAATAAGAATTACTCATGTTGATGAAAATACTTTGAAAGTATATTGGGATTTTGTATGTAGAGGTTATGCTCATATTGTTCAAACTTCAAAAGATAGAGTTATTTACTCACCATATACTTGTGATGAATTTGGTCTTGGTATATGTGCTGATGTTCTTGGTTATTGGAAAGTAGGTACAGGTACGAGTACAATCTGGAACCCTTCTATTGAAAATGATTTAGAATCACCAGTTGCAAGCGGAACATTCTACAAGATAGAAGATGATACAAATACTATCTTTATTGATTTTATTGTTCCTGATAATGTCGATCCTGTTGACATCAAAGAAGTGGGATTATTTAATTACAATGATGATTTAATTATTTACTCAAGAAGTAGTGGTCTATATAAACCAGATGATGTACAGGCATATTTTCATTATAGAATTGAGAAGTTGAATTCTTCCTCATCTTCATCGATAAGCTCAAGTTCTGAATCTTCAAGTTCTGAATCTTCAAGTTCTCTTTCAAGCTCAAGCTCAAGTTCTCTTTCAAGTTCAAGCTCAAGTAAAAGTTCAAGTTTAAGTGTTGGTGCTTCTAATTGTGATTGGCAATATACACTAATAAGAACAAGTAATATAGGAACACCTATTAGTAATGCTAGACGTGGTATCTATATGTCTCCTGATGGAAATTATATATACATTTGTAGTTCATATAGTGATCGTGTGTATATGTATGCGTTAGGAACACCATATGATATAACAACAATGAGTGCTGTTGGTGATTGGGATACAGGAATAAGTGTAGCAAACGGAGTATGGTTCACTGATGATGGAACAATGATACTTATTTGTGATAGTGATACAGGAACAGTTAGAAGATATACATTAAATACTCCTTTTGATATAACTGATACTGTTACATTCCAAGAAAGTAAAAGTGTATCGGATGTTGGTACTACTGCTAGATTATATAATGGTGGTACTATAATGGTTGTAGGAAGATATAAATATAATCTTAGTACTCCATATGATGTTTCTACTGCTGTGGCAGATGGTAATTTACTATGGTTATGGGCATCGGGTGGTAGTCTTGGTTGTAGTGATGCAATTTTATTAGATGATGGTGTTACTTTTTATATGGTGAGTGAGTCTGGTAATGTAGTTCAGTATTATAAACTAAATACTCCTTTTGATTTTAGTCAGGCTGCTGGTGGAAATTATTTAGGTGATATTATAGATTTAACTGCTTATGATGGAACAACTACCATAGAAGTTAATCCAAGTGGGGGAACAATAATAGTTGGTGAAGATGATTATAATCAACAAGAACCAATGCGAGAATTTTCATGGGAATATTCTTGTAGCTCAAGCTCAAGTTCTGAATCTTCAAGTTCAAGTGAATCAAATTCAAGTTCAAGTGAATCAATCCCATTTGCATTTAATCCTACTACTACACCAGCAAGTATTACATTAAGTAATAGTGATAGAACAGCAGCAGCAAATGATACTTCATGGAAATCAACAATGACTTATTGGGATAGGTCTTCCGGTAAATGGTATTTTGAAATGGATGTTGATGTAGCTGCATCAGATTTTATTAGAATTGGTATTGCTCCATCTGGTTTTTCATTCGGTTCACAATATCTTGGTCAAACTATTGATAGTTATTCTATGCTTGCTCTTAATGGTAAAATAACTAAAAATAGTGTTGGTATTGATTATGGAGATGCATATGGTGCTGGTGATACAATTGGAGTAGCACTTGATCTTGATAATGGTAAGATATGGTGGGGTAAAAATGGATCATGGTATGGTGATCCTGTAGTACCATCAGGAGAAGGATTTAGTGGAATAAGCGGAATATATTTTCCGGGTGCTTCTCTTTATACCAATACAAATGCTGTTACTGTAAGTTTAATTAGTAGTCAACAAACATATCCAGCACCAAGTGGATTTTTGCCTTGGGGTGGAGTATAAAATATATAAATAAAGTAAGGAAGTATGGAGAAATAGATGGCAAATTGGGGTTGGAATCCAAATAGAACAAATTCATCAATATCAATTTTTGGTAGTGGTGGAAGACTTGCTGTAAAGGAAAGCAATAATGGAATATGGAATACTACTATTGCTTATCCTTCTGCAAGTTATCCTGATAAGTTCTATTTTGAAATAGTAGCTGCAAGTGCTGCCGATACTAATTTTATTCTTGGTCTTGCGAATGAGAATTCGGCTATTGATAGTGGTACAGCATATCCCGGTTCTGATACTAATAGTTGGGGTATTCGTGGTCAGAGTGGTGATATATACCATAGAGGGACATTTACTGATTATGGAGATGCATATACTGTTGGTGATGTAATTGGTATTGCTGTAAGTGCTAGTAAAATGTGGTTTTCAAAAAATGGTGTATGGCAAGGTGCTGCTGGTACTGGTCCGGGGCAAGGTGATCCTGAAACTGGTGTTAATCCTGCTTTTGGTGGTTCTCATTTTTCCAATAGTGATATTTTTGGTGGAAGATTAAACCCTGCTGCTGGTTTATATGTGGTAGGTAATGGTGTTCAATTAAATGCTCAATCACAAACTCTTGTTTATAGTAGACCTACTGGATATGCAACATTACTTGGTGAATTGAATGAAATTACACCTGTTGCTGGTTTATATTTAACTCCTGATCCAACTCCCTTATCATCAACATTAAATACAAATGGAACTTTATTAATTGATGGTGATACATTTACTGTTGCTGATCCTTCTAATGATTTTTGGTGGGGTAATGTTGCGAACGGACAATTTTCTTATGGTGTTGATATTGGAAGTCCACAAGCAGTTAAATCTCTTGTTTTTCATTGTGTATATAGCACTGGTTTTAATTTAGATACTTGGGGAGTAAATGGTAGATTTTTTAATGTTTATTATTCAAATGATAATTCTACATGGACTGAAATTGGTTATTATACTGCACCACCAATAATTTCTCATGAAGCTGGTAGAACAGCATTTTTAATAGCGTTTCCTACACCTGTAACAGCAAGATACTTTAAAGCTAGAGCGTATTCACCTGTTAGTACAGTAGCATTTTCTACTGTAAGTGTAAAGATATCAGAGATAGTGGTGAATGCTGCTAATGATGTAACTTCTTCTTCTTCATCATCATTTTCATCATCATCTGAATCTTCAAGTTCAGTGAGTAGTTCATCATCTGAATCTTCAAGTTCTCTTTCAAGTTCAAGTTCTACTTCTTCATCATCCAAATCATCATCATCTACGGTAACATCAGAGAGAATTCACTTTTGGCATTATGTTTTGAATGAAGGTGGACAACCAATTCAAAATGCAGAGATTAGATTATATCTACAAAGTTCACCAACAACTGAAGCTGAAATTTATACTTCTCCTATAGCTGTTACTTCTACTACTTGTAGTTTAGCAGATATTAAAACAGATAACGATGGATATTTTGAATTTTGGTTAGAGGGTGAAGGTGGTGAAGGTGGATATGCTCATGCAACAGAATTCATCTTAGAATGGTATAAAGCTGGTACTGCACCGGGATATATCTATAATTATAATCCATGGCCGAATGCTCTTGTATGGAGAGATAAAAATATAGGTGCTGATGTAAATTATGAGAATAAGTTTATATCGAATTATTTAGCAGAAAAATGGTTTGGTCATGCTAATGCAATAGTACCATCTGCTTCTCCACATGATCTTCATCCAGTAGATTATCAAAGTGGATGTGATGATAATACCTATAATAAAGTAGTAAGTAATAAATTTATATACGATATACAGGTTGGTGCTGCTGATGGTGAGACTTTTAATTTAACGAGTATTTATGATGGTGTACAGGAACATCAGAAAGTGGTTAGTGCTGGTAATTTGATAGTATCAGGAAGTCTATATTATAAAGATATAAATCATGTTGGTGTTACTGGTGATACAGTAGTAAAAATGGTTAAGATTGATGGTTATGAGGAAATTATACCTGCTGTTGTGCAGAGATTGAGTTCTACTTCAACAAGGGTAGCAATAGATATTTCTGCTGGATATACAGATGTATGGGTAACAATTCAGGGAAGTGCTTAAAAAGTATAAATAATAAATGATATGGCAAGAATAGATTACTGGCAATACTTATTAGATAACCAAGGAAACCCTTTAGAATATGCGGAAGTGAGAGTATACCTTGCGGGTACACTTACAGAAGCAGATATTTATTTGGATTCTACGTTTGGTTCCGTTACTAAAGCATCGGTTGAAGATTTAAAGACTGATAAGTACGGGTTTATTCAATTTTGGGTTGGTGATAGATGGGAAGCTGAAGGTGGATATCAAGAAACACAACAATTTAAAATTGTATGGCAGAATACGGTAGATGGTATAGAAGAAGAAATAGATAATCTATATCTTTTTACTCCTGTAAGACCTATTGTAATATCTGATTCAATAAAGGGTGTTCCAAGTAATAAAGATAAAGATAAAGTCATATCAAATCAACAAGGGTATGATTGGGATACACATGTTGATTTAACTTTACCATCTGGAAGTCCACATGGTATTGCTCCTGCTGAGAAATTCACAACAGGATTATTACAGAGTAAAGTTATTAGTAATAAATTAGGATATCAAATGTGGAATTTATCGGCTCAAGCATCAGCAGCACCAGTGGATGTTTCGGGTGCTGGTATATATACTAATAGTTTGAGTTGGTCAACAAGTGGCGATATTTACTATGATGATATAACACATAATTTAGGAAATTCATATCCTGTAGTTGAGTTAGTGAGAAGTAGTAATAATGAACATATTATGCCTGTATTGATTAGGTCATTAAATCCAAACGAAATAAGAGTATGGGTAGATGATAACATAGGGGCAAGGATTGTGGTCTTAGGATAATGGCAGACAGAGGATTTTTAAATCACATATGGTATAAGTTATTAGATGAAGAAGGAAGACCAATTTCTAATGCAGAAGTATATATCTACACTCTTAATCTAAATCTTTTAACTATATATGAAGCTGATGGTTTGACTGAAATTACTCAACCTATAGTAACTACTTCAGGTGGTGTATTTGAGTTTTATGTTCAAGATGATATTGGTGTTCCAAGTGGTGCTGTTGGTCATTATCCTTGGGATACAGAATATATTATAAGCTGGAATGATGGTCTTAGTCAGAGTGGTATTATAGAAGGTGATGCTTTATTTGGAAGATATGCTCAAGTCGATGAAACAGATAGCAGTAGTACAAGAGTAAACAAGGCGATTAGTAATTTTATTGGATGGACAATTCAAGATCATATCGATTTTATGTTTGGAACAACAGATAGATGTGGATCATCCTCATCTTCATCTTCAAGTGATAGTTCTTCAAGTGTTAGTTCAAGTTCAAGTTCAAGTTCTCTTTCAAGCTCAAGTTCAAGTAGTAGTAGTTCTTTTTCAATCTCAAGTTCAAGTAGTAGTAGTTCTCTTTCAAGTTCAAGCCTGAGTTCTTCTAAATCTTCAAGTTCAGAATCTTTAAGTTCTTCAAGTTCAAGCTATTCTAGTTGTGCTGATCAATGTACAGAGGGTTTTGCTATAGGTCAAGAAAATCCAACATATTATGGTAGCGCATTTGATAATGTTTTAATTGTTGGTGATGCTGGTGGTTCATGGTATGCATGGGATGGTGGATATATAACTACTGGATGGACAGGACAAGATTTTGGTGCTGGAAATGAGAAAACAATAAATAGATATAGATTATATACTACTTTACCAACAAGAGTAAATGATCCTAAAGATTGGACTTTTGAAGCATCTAACACAGGAGCATGGTCAGGAGAAGAAGTAATACTTGATACAGTAACTGGTGCTTCATTTACAGAGGATACATGGCAAGAATTTACATTTACAAATACAAATGCATATAGATATTACAGAATTAATGTGACAGCTAATAATGGTGGTTCTTTTCTTATTATTACAGAAATAGAAATGTATGAGTGTTATTAACATAGGATAATATAAATAAAAATATGGCGGGTTCAAGTTCAAGTTCAAGTAGTTATTCATCAACAAGTTCAAGTAATCCTTATGGATGTACACATGGTATAGCTGTTCATAATCCTGATGCTTCCGGTGGTGGTTCTTTATTAGGTACAGGTGATCCTAATGCTCAAAATAATAGATATAATAAGACAATATCTAATTCTCAATTATTAGAACTATTAACAAATTTAGCAAATGCAGCTTTTCCTAGATTAGTTACCAACACAGATAATGGTGTTTACTTTAAACATTTTGATATTACTACTTCTGATTGGACTCCATCAGGTGGTTCATATTATCATATTTTAGAACATTATTTTGATAATAAATATGCTCAAGTAACAGGTTATTATAAACAAAATAAAAAACAATTTAAGTTTGGTAAGATTTTTTATTTAAATACAAGACAGGTAGTAGTGTTTGTTGGTGATCCTATAGATTGTAAAGTAGTAATTCAAACTGATCCGGGTCCACTGGCAAGAGCAAAAAGAAGATTTGATGATGATTGTATAACAGAATTACAAAGTGAATTAGAAGGAAGATTTATTGTTTCAAGCTCAAGTTCATCTTCTTCAAGTTCTCTTTCAATTTCTTCCTCAAGTTCGGTGAGTTCTTCCTCAAGTTCGGTGAGTTCTTCCTCAAGTTCGGTGAGTTCTTCCTCAAGCAGTAGTAGTCTATCGTTCTCATTAAGTAGCAGTTCATCAAGTAGTAGCGAATCTTCAAGTTCTAGCTCAAGTTCAGATTCATTTAGTCAATCTTCTTCATCTAGTTCTTCATCAAGCAGTAGCAGTCTATCATCAAGCAGTAAGAGTTCTTCTTCAAGATCATCTTCTTCTAGTTCTCTATCATTTAGTAGTAGCAGTAAATCTTCAAGTTCTTTTTCAAGTTCAAGCTCAGTGAGTAGTTCAAGCAAGAGTTCTTCTAGTACAAGTTTTAGTTCTTCAAGTTCAAGCAAGAGTTCTTCTTCAAGTTCAAGCAGTAGTAGTCTATCATCTTCAAGTTCAAGCCTAAGTTCTTCTTCTGTAAGCTCATCATCATCAAGTAGATCATCCTCATCGGTGAGCAGCAGTTCTTTGAGTTCTTCTAGCTCTTGTTACGTTTCACCAAATGATAGGTTTACTCCTAACATTAATTTGGGAACAACAATAGACAGATTACAAGAAGATGGTTCATTGAGAATTACAGAAACATCTGGTGCGAGAATACTTGATTCTGAATATCCAGACCCACATAAATGGTACTATGATATGAATTCTACACCAATCGTAACTACTGATGGAAGATTAAGAGCAAGAGTTGATGAGAATATAAATTCAAGTCTTGTCAATACAAGATGGTATGTTAATGCAGGTAGTGATTTTGATGTAGAAGTAGGTTGGGAATTACCATCAGAAAGAAATCCGAATGTTGAGAATCCTTCTGTAAGTGCTTCTGGATGGATGCTTGCTCTTGAAGCGAGAGAAATTGATAATGATGATAATAGACTGAGAATGTATATTCAAGGTCATAATACAAGATACGTTGAACAAGCATATAAGAATGGTGTAAGAACACAAACACAGGTTGAAACCACAGCAACAAGTGGTGCATTTAGAATTACAAGAACTGGTAATTTATGGCAAGGTTATTATAGAAATACTGGTGGTACATGGTCACAGATGGCAAGTGGAACCAATATCGGTTCTAATATCGATACCGAGTTTAGATTGTATGTACAGAATTATACTAACAAACCAGAAGCATACGGTGAGTTTGAGAACTTTACATTGAATTCTGGTGATTGGGTATGTGTAGGAAGTAGTAGTAGTGTGAGCAGTTCTTCTTCCTCATCATCACTATCATCATCAAGCAGTAGCAGTCTATCGTCAAGTAGCGAATCGTCAAGTAGCGAAAGTGAATCATCAAGTAGCGAATCATCAAGTAGCGAATCGTCGAGCAGTAGTAGTCTATCGTCCAGCATCAGTATATCGTCGAGTAGTAAATCTAGCAGTAGTTTATCGTCGAGTAGTAAATCTTCGTCGTCGAGTAGCAGTAGCAGTCTATCATCAAGTAGCAGTCTATCATCAAGTAGCAGTTCTTCAAGCAGTCAATCGATATCGTGTTTTGTTGAGATAGACGATTATTTTATTTCATCTTCATCCTCATCGGTGAGCAGTAGCAGTAGTAGTTCCAGTAGTAAATCTTCTTCTTCATCGTCGATATCGTCGAGTAGTGAATCTTCATCGTCAAGTAGTTCATTTAGTGTTACTTTAGAAGATTTTACAACAGGATGGACAGAATATGATCCAAATAGCGAACTTGATGTAACAGCAAATAAAATCGTATATAATGTTCCTCTTGGTCCTGATGCTCCAAGAGTTTATAAAGATTTTGGTTCTGGTAGTATTTCCGGTTCATTGTCTTATCAATTTGTATGGGAAGTGAGTAATAATGATGCTCAATCAATTGTAGTTCATTTACAAGTTTCTAATGCAGTAGATGAATTTTGGCAAATTACTGATGAATATTTGGCATCTTTAAAATTTGGAGATAATTATAGAATACAAATTAAAAATAATGGTGGATCAACAGCACAATCGAATTGGAGTGGGTATCAACCTTCTACAAAATATTATACTACTTTAACATGGAATCCAAGTGGTGGGGGTGGAAATGGTAGGTTAAATGCTGTATTCAGAACCATTTCTCATGTGGGTCCATCTGCTCATACTATGTTTGTAGATGCTCCATCTGATATGAGTAGTCAATCATTCAGGTATTTATATGCTTTAAATTCATATGGTACGAGTACAGATAATCCAGTAAGTGGTAGTGTTAGAAATCTAATAGTGGGATAAATAGTTAATATGAGTCAGTTACCAAATGTACATAGATGGGATAGAATAGAGGGAGCAGCAAGTACCCCTGCTATTAGCGGTAGTGATAGGCTAATATTCAGGGTTAATGATAGTGAAAATGTCTCTCTAGTCCAACATAGAGCAACCATCATTTCGGGTGGAGATTTTGATGTCCAGATGTCATGGGATATTTCTCCTTCTGCTAATAATGGAATTGGTGGTTGGGGTATATTCTTTGAAGCAAGATATGTTGGTGATGATAATAATAAACTTCAAATTTATCAATCTGGTGCTGACACAACATATATCGAAAGAGTATACATTGAAGGTGATCCTTTACTACAAACAGCTATTGGTAATAACTCACCATCAGGTGCATTCAGAATTACGAGAGTAGGAAAACAATGGCAAAGTTATTATAGAAATACTGGTGGTACATGGTCTGGTATGGGTGCTGCAAGTGGCAGTCCTATAGGTAAAGATGAAGTTGAACTGAGAATTTATTTACAGAATTGGACAAACAAACCAAAGGCAGAAGCATTTATAAACACTTTTATAATGAATTCTGGTGAGTATACTTGTATGAATTCCTCATCATCTTCATCTTCAAGTTCTTCTGTATCATCGTCAAGTTCTTCTCAATCGATATCATCAAGTAGCGTATCTTCAAGCTCAAGCAGCAGTAGTTCTTCCAGTGTAAGTATGTCAATCAGCTTAAGTTCATCTTCAAGTTCATCATCAAGTAGTGTATCTTCAAGTTCAAGCAGTAGTAGTCTATCTTTCTCATCATCATCTTCTTCTTCATCATCATCGGTAAGTAGTTCTTCAAGTAGCAGTAGCGTATCGTCAAGTTCTACCGCTGGTGTTGGAATAACAGAATTGAAGGGATGGAAATCTGAACCGGATAGCTCACCATCAACCGGGGCAATGACAACAGAAGAACCATTATTGGTAGATTCTATTAGATATACAAATGTTAGTGCATCTTGGTTGAATACTTACTCATATGGTGTTGAATTAGGATCAGCACAAGAATTAACTAAGGCAAAAGTTTATGGTAATACTTCTGCTGCATTTGTTACACCTACAGGATGGGTTATTGATAATGATAAATTTGTACTATGGACATCATTAGACGGTGTTAATTGGACTGAACAACAAACATATATAGCACCATTCTTACATCAGAAAACATCTAATGAATTTGGTGGACAATGGGGTTATTCAATTACCTTGACAAATAGTGCTGGTGTACCTGTATCTGCATCATGGATCAAGTTGAGAAATACTATAACAAGTGGTGCTGCATTATTGACTCCAAGTGGTGATGAAATAAGAATTGGTGAGATTGAATTGTTTGGTATTAATTCATCATCATCAAGTTCAGTATCATCTTCATAATATGTGAAATAAAAAAAATATAAATAATATAAATAATATTAGAGGATAGAAATATGACAGGAAAAATATCAAATATGACAGTAGGGGGTCCATTGAGTGGTTCTGAACTAATTGAAATGGTTCAAAACAGTCAAACATTTTCTACTTCTATAGATGCGATAAGAACATATAATGCAATATATACTGATACACAAATTCAATCAGTCAGTGCGGCAGCAGAGAACTATGCTAAAAACTATACTGATACACAAATTCAATCAGTCAGTGCGGCAGCAGATCAAACATTCACAAATGAACTATATGTTGATACAAAAATAGCATCAGTCAGTGCGGCAGCAGAGAACTATGCTGATACAAAAGTTGCAGCAATTAGTGGTGCAACAGGAAGTTTTTATGCAACTGGTGGAGAATTGGTTACAGTAGTTAATGGATTAATTACGAGTATAGTATAATGAAATTTAAGTCATTCATAGATTCAGATATTGAAGACTTTAGGAAGCTCAACATTTCTATTGTTGAGGATTCGAAGGATGAATTGGTACGCAAAATTCAAGAAAAGTATGGTATCAAGAATGAAGTAGTTGGAATTATGGATGATATTAATATATTATTGGGAAGAAAGTCTAAGGTCGGTTTCACTCTTGAAACCGATAGAATTGAGAAAAAAATAAAGAAGTTGAATAATAAAAAATTAGAGGCTATAAAAATAAAACTCTTTGAGTCGAATTCGTTCCTCACAGAGATGAAGAAAGAGTTAGAGAGAAAATTATCGGAGGAAGATAAATAATGGATTTTCATGGAATTACAATGAAGGGTAAATACTATGCAGAGCAGGTTACAAGTCCTACTGGTGCTGATACTGTTGGTAGAATAGTTGTTAATACATCTACCACAGCTAATGGTATTGCCGATACGAGAGCACAGAATAAGCTATTCTTTAATAATGGTAGCACATGGTTAAGACCACTTGTGGCTAATTCAGATGATGCACCAGATCAAGACATTCAATGGGATTTAGGTAACAGTTCTAAGAAATGGAGAAGAATCTATGCTGGTGATTTTTACGGTCAAGTAAGGTATTCATAAAAAAAATAAAAAAAGAGGGTTACCTTTTTTCAGGGAATAGTGTATAATGGCAAGAAAAAAATCAAAAGGAACTATGGACTATATAAAAAATAAAAATTTGTTAGAAGAATTAAGGATTTACAAAGAAACTGGTGAGAGAACAGAGGAATTGGGTAGAATGATTTTGCTATTGGCACAACGGTACTCTGACAGGGGTAGCTTTGCTGGATACTCTTGGAAAGATGATATGATATGTGAGGCAGTTCTCACATGTATCAAGTACATGCATAATTTTGATGTAGATATTGACAATCCAAATCCATTTGGTTATTTTAGTAGAATTATTCATAACTCTTTTCTCAATTACATAAAAAAACAAAAAATACATTCAAAAATAAAAGATATTTGCTATAAGAATTTAGATTTAATTACTCCTGATAGTATTGAAGATGATGATAGAAAACATTTTGATATATATAGTATAAACTATCAACAGATTAGGGGGAATAAAAAGAAGAAACGTAAAAAAGCTAAAAAATAGCAAGGGGAATTTGTGAGAAAACTAATTGTTACAGATACACACTTGGGATTGTATTCCGATTCTGATTTATGGTTGGGTATAGTCCTTGATTTTTTTAGATACATAGTAAAATATTGTATCCAAAATGATATAAAAGAGATATATCATTTAGGCGATTTCTTTGATAATAGAAGATCGTTAAATACAAAAACTCAACATATAGCACATCGAATAGCAAAGATATTGGGTGCCAAGAAAGACCTTCAGACAAGGATTATAATTGGTAACCATGATTGCTACTACAAGAACCAAATCCATCCAAGTACATTAGAATTATTTAAAGAGTATAGTCATATTACAGTAGTTGATGCTGAATTACTACTGGATGATTGTTTGCTTGTTCCTTGGGGTGTAGTTCCTGAGAATACCCATGGAGCAAAATATTGTTTTGGTCATTTTGGTATCAATGGATTCCATATGAACGATTCTATGAAATATAGAGGGGGTCTGGATATAACAACATTTAAGGATTTTGATCTTGTTTTATCAGGTCATTTTCATACTCCTTCTAAGCAGAGCAATGTTGTTTATGTGGGTGCGCCTTACGGTCAAACATTTCATGATGTAGATGGTGTTAGAGGATTTCATATATTTGAGGATGGAGAACTTACCTTTGAACTATATACAGAAGCACCTATTTTTAAAAAGATATATACCACACCTGAACCACTTGATCCAGATGAAATAAAGGGTAATATAGTGAGAATTATATTTACTCAAGATTTCGGAACTACTCAAAATCAAAATATCATAGATAATGTTTTAAAACATGAACCTTTATTATATTCAGTCAACTTTGCCAATATAGAATCAGATGAAGGAGAAATAGTTGATGAGTCTGTTGAAATGGATAGTAAAGAACAGATTGTCGATCAATTCATAAATGAACAAACATTTGCCACCAATATAAACATAATGACATTAAAGGCTATGTTTAAGAAAATTCTCAGACAAGCTGGTGATTCTAAGACTATTAGAGCAACTACAGGCACTAAGATTGAATGTATAGAGGTTGGATTTAAAAACTTTTTATCTTTCGGTAGTAGATGGCAGGATATACCTTTATTAAATGGAGTTAATTTTGTTACTGGTATGGACAAAGATAAAGGTAAGTCAAATGGTGCTGGTAAAAGTTCATTTCTTGAGACTATTCCATTTGCTTTATTTGGTAAGACAGCAAGAGATATAACTCAACATCAAATTATCAATTGGAAGAACAAGAAGAACTGTGAAGTAGTATTCAGGTTCAAAATTAATGATGGATTATATGAGATTAAAAGAACATTAAAACCGAATAACCTTGAGATATACAAGGATGGTGAGTTGATGAAACAGGATGCTCATAAGAAAGACTACCAAGGAATGTTTGAGGAAATCTTTGGTATGGATGTTAAAATGTTTATGAGTCTTATTCATTCCAATGTTAATAATTCAGCTAGTGTTCTAAGTATGAAGAAAGCTGAGAAACGAAAATTTCTTGAGAGAATGTTTGGTCTTGAAATTTATTCTGATATGACATCAATGGCAAATGATAAGTTGAGAAGTATTGAGAATAAAAAATATACAATCGATTCTGATATTAAATCATTAAAAGACAAGGTAGAAACTGCTAAGAACATGCAGCAGAAATTCGCCAATGAGATTAGAAGTAAGAAAGCTGGTATTGAAGATGTAAAAGAGATTAAAGAAAAATTGGATAGACTAAAAGAAGACAATCCAGATATAGATATGGAAATTCAGCAATCAGAAACTATTATAGAGGATGAGAAAAACAAAATAGCTGATATTCGCAGAGAACATGAAAAGGAATTGATTGTTCTTGAGAATAAACGTGCTGGTATAAATGACAAGATAAATGATATAAATCTATTTGCTGAACAACGTAAGAAGAATGAAAAATTAAATACTGAAATTAAAAAGATAGTAGATAAAGTTGGTGATTTCAATGCTATTCAAGAGAATATTAAAAAGAGTGAAGATCATATAGAAGCTAATGATAATGATCTATCTGAACTTAGAAAGGAAGCATTGGAGTTGCAAAAAGATTTAACTGAACTGGAAACAAATCTTAAAAACATACAAAAGAATCTTGACTTGTTAGCGGAGGGCAAATGTCCTGTATGTGGTCAGGATGTTACTAATCCAAAAGACCATTATAAAAAAGAGAGTATTGTTTTCAAGAGAAAGATTACTACTCAAAAAAAGAAGATTTCGGAAAATGAAGGTTCAGTTAAAAATATCACTGAGGATACTGATGTACTGAAAAAACGCATTGGTATCCTCAGACAATCAGCTAATAAACTGATTGAACTTGAAGCGGGTATCAAGGATGTAGGTACAGAAGAAGAAAAAGATGAATTAGTAAAAGAGAAGGAGTTAATTAGTAAAAGGATACTGGATAAAAAAGAGATATTCACTAAACAGAGTGATCAATTTATAGATGTTTATAATGCTGCAAATAATAAACTTAAAGATTTATATACTGCAAAAAGCAACATAAATGATGTCCAAAGAAAATATGATATGGCAGTATCCAAAGCAGAAGAAATTAAGAAATCCATTGAATCTTTGCATGTGATGAGTAAAGAACAGGATGAAGTCATAGAAAAGGCTAATAATGACGTTGAGAAGGCTATACAGGGTATTTCTAAGATGAATGATATCACAGACTATCTTAATGCCATAAAGTTTATTCTCAAGGATGAGAACATTAAACAGTACACTATTAAACAGATCATGCCTTTCCTGAATAAGCAGACTAATTATTATTTGTCTGAAGTGAATTATGGATTTTATGTTTCTATTGACAAGTGGCTTGATGTTGTGGTAAAAGGACCGGGAATAAGAAATGCAAGTTATGATTCTCTTTCAGGTGGTGAACGTAGAGGAATTGATATAGCACTTCAATTATCACTTCTTGATATTGCGAGAACACAGGCAGGTATCTTCCCTGATATATTGGTATTTGATGAGTTACTAGATTCATCTATCGATAGCAGGGGTATTAATTCTCTTATGGAGATTGTTAAGTTCAAACAAAGAGAATTTGGTGGTAAGTTTTTTATTATCAGTCATAGAGATGAAATTGATAACGAATTTGTGGATAATCAGTATAAGGTAACAAAAGAACATGGATATTCAACGGTGAGTATATGAAAAAAGAACTATTATTTTCGGTTACAAAAAAGGATTTTACTATAGATTACTTCTCAGGTAAAGGTGCTGGTGGTCAGTATAGAAATAAACATCAGAATTGTGTACGGCTAAAGCATATAGAATCAGGAGCAATGGCTACAGGACAATCTCACAGAGAACGTAGGGCTAATTTGAGAGAAGCATTAAGTAGTCTAACAACTTCACCTAAATTCAAAACATGGTTAAATCGTAAAGCATGGGAAGTGATGGAAGAAAAAACAATAGAAGAAAAAGTAGAAGAATATATGAAACCAGAAAATCTAAAAGTAGAAGTAAAAGATGAAAAAAGTAGATGGACTGAATATGGAATATAAAAATTAAATTTTATAAATAGTTATAAGGAGTTAAACTGTATGAGTGATTTTTTTAAGAAGTTGCAAGATAATATAAACAAAAATGTAAAAGGCGCACATTCCTCTATCATGAGTGAATCTAATATTGCCACAGATCGGTTTAGTGTAATGACACCTTGTTATGATCTAAACCGAATTTTATCAGGATCATTGAGAAGTGGTATCAAGTCGAGAAATCTAATGGGTATTATTGGTCCTGAACATACCATGAAATCCTCTTTCATGGTTCTATGTATGGTTAACGCACAAAAGCAAGGTTACAAGCCGGTAATTATAGACACTGAAGGTGGTTGTGATTCTGACTTCTGCAAGAGATGGGGTCTGGATATCGATAATGTTTATTATGTCTATACTCCATGGGTTGATGAAGTTGGTCCTATCCTAGCTCAGATCAAGGAAACAGGAGAAGAAGGATTGGTGATTGGTCTGGACTCAGTAGGTGGACTTCAAAGACTGAAAGCATATAAGGATGCGTTAGATGGAGATATCAAAGCAGATCAAGGATTACTACAGAAAGATATCAAAGCAATGCTGAAGTTATTTCTCAATGTATGTATCAATCAGAACAGCATTGGTATTTGTACAGGTCATTACTACGGTAATCCAAATGATCAATATAATCCAGATCAGATTGGTGGTGGTAAGGCTATGAAGCTATTGCCAAGTATTTTGGTCACTTTAAAGAAATATGCGATCTATGAGAATCCAAGTGCGAAGGGTGTAGCAAAGGGTAGACAGATCGGTAATGAAATTAAGGCTACCACAGTTAAAAATAGAGGATATCCACCTTTTCAAGATGCTACGGTTCAGATAGATTTTGAAACAGGTGTAAATTCTTATGCTGGTCTATTGGACTTGGCAATCAAAGCAGACCTTGTTCAAAAGAGTGGATCGTGGTACTCAATAGGTGATGAGAGATTAGGTCAAGGTGCTAAGACTGCTATGGAAGCTATAAAAGGTCTTGGAAATGATTTTCTTGATAAAATAGATAAGTGGTTGGAAGATAGTGGTTACTCAACATACAATGAGGAAGTAGAAGAAGCTGAGAAAATCATTGAGGAACAAGTGACAATAGAAGAACCTAAAAAGGTAAGAGGGAGAAAGAAAAAGAGTGATACTGAAAGTTAAGAAGTTAGATGAAAGAGCTATCATTCCAGAGTATGCTACTAAAGGGTCTGTTGCCTTTGATGTATGTGCGCTTGAGGATACGATAGTAAATGGAACAGGTGTTAGATTGGTTAGAACAGGTTTGTCATTTTCTATTCCAAATGGTTATGAGATGCAGGTAAGACAAAGAAGTGGTTTGTCTTTAGAATATGCTAATTATTTGGCTAATTGTATTGGTACTATAGATTCAGATTATAGGGGAGAATTGAAAATACCATTGATTAGTCATAAAGGACATAAATGGATAATCAAATATGGTGATAGAATAGCACAATGCGTTATCAATAAAGTAGAAACGCCTAAATTAATCGAAGTAGAGGAACTTGATGAAACTGAACGTGGTTCAGGGGGATTCGGACATACTGGAAGATGAAAAGATATGATTTTATAAAACTTCCCGAATTTGAAGACTTAGATGATACAGGAAAATTACAAATAGGTGATCGGTTTTTATACGGGTTAAGTGTCAGAGCACAAAAACAAAATAAAAAAGATGGTGAAGAAATTTGTTTTTATGAAGTAATTGGAAAATCAAATATGGGAATAGAGTATACTCCTATATATGATATATTAGAAAAAGGAGAAGAAAAATGATAATGAATATGGATAGTGAGTCAAATCAACATAGATTTAAACCAGTAGGGGGTATTGGGCTTTATAAAATTAGCTATGAAATGGATGTAAAAGGATCAAGTGACCATCCACAATATACTGCTGGTATTGTTGCTTATTCAAATGAAGAAGCACTGAAAACATTGACTGATTTTTGTAATAGCAATGTAAAAGGATTTAAAGGACTGAAAATTCAAGAGATGGCTTTTGAAGGATTATGCCATTCTATTAGCAATAAAGTAAAAAAAGCCATTGTTGGTGGTGCTATAAATGAAGGTAAAGTGGTTTCTGCTCAAATTCATAAAGAAGTATTGAGACAACTTGAGGAAACTGTTAAAAAAACATCAAGCACTAAAAAAAGTATTGTTAAAAAAAGTAAGGAGTAAAAGATGATAGGAATCCTGTCAAAAGAAGTAAATCATGAATTTGTGAAAAAATTAGATATGCCGGTGGATATTATAAAGGAAGATTCATTTCCTGATATAAGTGGTTTATTCATTGATTGGGTGCCTAAGTTGCCTAATAGTGAGGATGCTTGGTTAAAACAGGCATCCTTACTTCAATACTATATCAAGAAAGATATTCCTATTGTTATATTTGATAGGTATTTTTACCTTAATGAGAAAGAAGTAAATTGGATTAAGAAATTCAATGTCAGTTTATTTGAACCAGCACTAAATTCTGGTAGGCAGGGGTTTAGATATCTACCTGAATGGATAGATTCTCTTGAGATAAAAACAGAATATAATGATGAGAGAGAATATGATTTGATATATTCTGGTATAGACTATAATATATCTGAATTTGAGAAGTGGATTGCTGAGTACGCTATGTTATTTACTGATAAGAAAGTTGCCTATTCAATGAATAGTCTATTATCTGAATTCAAGAGAGAAGAATATAAAACAAAAAACTTAAACGAGATTGATCTTGGTTATACGGTAGGAAAGACTACTTTAGCTATAGACAGTAAGAAGTCATATCAAAGAGGCTATTTTGATAGCAGATATTTTGATGCAATGAGAAATGGATGTTTACCTTTTCTTCCAATCCAACACAAGTATTTTCATGGTTTATTTAATGGACTTATAATTGAAGATATAAAAGAACTTGATTTACATGTTTCAATGTTTTCTAAACTTAAAGATACTATTATAGAAGAAATCTTTGAGAGAATAAAAAGTGATTGGAATGAATTTACGATAGAACATGCAATTGATGTGATAAGGAATTGTTTAGAATGAATAGCATAGAATTATTAAAAATAAAAACTTTTTTAATGAAAGAGTTGGGATTTACAAAAGATCAGACAAATATTCTCAGTGAAATGAAGGATTGGAGGCTTGAATCATTAAAAAATGAAATCGATAAGTTAAAAAAAGTAAAAGAGAATTATAGCAAATCAGATGAGAATTATAGAAATAAAAAAGAAAAAGGACAGGGAAAGATATTAGAACTTATCGTTAATAGATATGAGGATTCAATAGAATACGAACCGGAGACTATTGTTTTGGAAAATGGAAGAAAGCCAAGAATTCTTTTTATATCAGATGTAAAAGGATGGGCATGGTGGATTAAATCTGAGTATATAAAAAAATATTTGTCTGATGAATTTCAGATTGATATTGATTATGTGATAGGAGATAATGGTGATCGTAGATTCTATTTGATAGATCAGAATAGTTATGATCTTTATTTTATATATGGATTTTCCTATATTGATTTTCTCAATAAGGTTCCTAAGAAGAAAAAGATATGTGGTATAACAGCACATAGAAAAAGAAATGTTATATTACCAAAAATGAAAATGGCCGGGAATCATCATGCCAATAGTATAATGCTTCTAAAAGAACTTCAAGATATGGGATTTAAAAGAGCATATTATGTACCAAATGGAGTCGATGAAGAACTTTTTAAGCCTATTAAACCTATAAGAAAAGAAGGTGAGTTAATCGTAGGTCATGTTGGTAAAGAATGTCCAGCTAAAGGACAGAGAGAATTTATTTTACCTGCTATTCAAGCTACTGGTTGTAAGAGTGCTACTAATTTGAGAACTTATATGGATAAACTACCACATAGTGAAATGCCAAAAATATATAATGAAATGGATGTATTTATGGTAGCATCCACAGAAGATGGTACACCTAATCCTGCATTGGAAGCTGCCGCATGTGGTAGACCAATCATATCAAATAAAATTGGTAATATGCCTGAATTTATTAAAGATGGATATAATGGATTTATAGTTCCAAGAAAAATTGGTGCTTATATTGAGAAAATTCTTTATTTCAAAAATAATAGAGATGAACTAATTAGAATGGGAAATAATGCGAGAAAAACAATAGAGGAAAATTGGACTTGGAAGATTCAAGCTGAAAATTATAGAAAAATGTTTAGAGATATATTTAAAAGGAGTTAATATGCCACATTATAAATGTTGTTCTTGTCACCATGAGTTTGATAGAATACCATATGATCATGAAAAGAATATTTTATGTGATTGGTGTGGTGCTCCTACATATATATTAGAGGAAAAGATACCACTTGAAAAGTTAGCCGATCATTTAGAAAAGAATGGATGGGATTTTTTGAAAGGAGATTAATATGAGTACTGATCCAACAGGTTTGGGTAATGAAAATTGTATGAGTGCTACTGAAAAAAAGTATATTAATGTTGGTTTTGATAAAACTGATTGGTGTAGTTATGATGGTGATTGTTTAATTGCTCATTTATTGTTTCAGGATGAAATATGCCAATCATGTGTATATAAGAAACCACTTCCTGTACCAGAAATACTAAAAGAGAAAATGGAAGAAAGAATAAGACATGATATTTTGTGGAGAAAATTTACGTTATGAAAGCTGTTATATTAGGAAATACGAATTTAGGTTATAGTTGGTTTGTTCTTACATTTACTCAGGGATTAATGTTAAATGGTGTTGATGTAAGACATATAGATTATAAATCAACACCATTACAACAGATAAAGAATAAATTGATTGATTTCAAACCTGATATGATATTTACTCATTTAAGTTTTCATAATCATATTCATCCTACAGATAGAGTTTTGAATTTCTTTAAGGATATAAAGAAACATATAGATGTGAAAGTAATTCATACTTGTAATGATGCGAGAACTAAAGACCGTTATATGGGAGATATCAGTGGTGCGTTTGACATAGCTTTGGTTGGTTCATATCCGTTGCTTATGAACTGTGAGAAGGTATTTAACGTGCCTGTTTTCTTTTGTCCATACTCATCCCTTACCTATGATAAGATGGCTGATTTTGCACCTGATTTGGCTTTTAAAAATCCTGTTTTTACTGGTAGTCCGGGTGCTCATAGAACTGGATGGGCTGATAATAGAGCAGGATTTATAGAAGCACTTCAGAAAGTAATGCCTATAAAAATATTCAAGACTCAATCAGGACAAGATTTGAGAAGTAGAACACCTGAGTTGAGTGTATCCGCTAAGTGTATTTTAGGACTATGTGTAGGTTATGAGATACCGGGATATATGGATGTTAGACCGTTTCAGTATTTAGGTACTGGTGCTTTTATGATCATGCGTAAATTCAATGGAATGGATGAGTTCATTCCTGATGATCTATATGTACCATTCTATAACTACGATGAACCACAGTATGTAAAGAAGTTATGGGAAAGATATAAAGATAAAGATACAACAGAGATAAGAGAAAACGCATTCAATTATATTCAGCAACATCATTCAAGTATGGTGAGAATAAAAGCAGTTTTAAATATTATAAAAGAACTATGAAGAAAATTTTAATTGTTCCAGATATACCCGGATGGGCTGTCGATTCTATGTGTGATGGTATTATCAGTGCATTGAAAGATAGGTTTGATTTTACGGTAAAGTATTCCGATAAGATGTCTACTAAGATGGGTAAGCCTGTTATTAACTGGAAAGAAGATTATGAGAAGTATGATATCATATATCTTATGATGTCAGGATATCTACCTAAGAATTTACCAGATTACTCAAAGATATGCACAACATTTCATGGTGGACCAGCAACTGAATCTCAAGCTAATATATTACAGAATCATGAATTTGAGAATATGAGAATGTCTTATATTAGTGAGCAGACAAAACATCGTGTTACTATATATCCATTTTCTAAGACTAAAAAAACAACTATAAAAATAAAAAATAATGGAAAACCAAATATAGCTGCCGTAAAAAAGAAGTTTGGTATTAGAAAAGAAGATAAATGTTCAATTAGTTCAATTGGTGGTAATAGAGTGAGTATATCTTTTACTAAAATTGGATTTGGTTTGACTAATTTATGTTTTACTCCACAAGGTATTGATATTGATAAATTCTACCAGAAGGAAGTTAGAGATGATTTTGTTGCTGGATATGCAGGATGGTTACAGTATTTGGAAGGTGCTCAAAAAGATCACAGAAGGGGGCATTGGATTATGAATGCTTGGAATAAGGGTGATTTTAAATTGAGTATTGCCGCTGGCTCTAAAGATTTTGGTGGAGCTAGAAATCAAATAAAAAGATTTAAACCATTTGTTAATCAGTATAAGAAAATAGAAATATCATTATATAACAAGGATGAAATGCCGAATTTTTATAAAGGGATTAGTTGTTATTTGGTTCCTGATAAATTCGCTGGTGGTCCTTTACCTGTATTAGAAGCTGGTGCTATGGGAATACCAGTAATATGTACAAATGCTGGATTATGTGGTGATATTATAGAGAATAATATACATGGAAAAGTTATAAATAATTATGGACAATTTTATGAAGCAATTGAATGGATGAAAAAAAGTCCAATCAAGAGAAAGAAAATGGGTGAGAATTTGCGAGAATATATAAGAGAGTATCGGACATGGGATGCTGTTGCTCCTTATTGGGAGGAATTTTTTAATGGAGTGTAAGTTAAATTATAAGTTTTATAAGACAAGAAGAACAAGTGAAAATGTAAAGGTTCCTGATATTGATGGATATATACCGGGAAGTAATGAATACTCTTTACATTCTCATATATGGAAAGATTTTGGTAAATGGATTGTTGCTTTAGATGAAGAAAATGAAAAAGAAAATGTCAAGGTATCTAATTGGGGAAAAGAACATAAACATATATGTGTTGTATTGAAAAGCATTGGATTTACGATTTATTTTTTTGAGTTGATAGATGATTATACTGAAGAACAATATAATGCATTTAATCATATTCGATTGATATTAGATAGAATTTTAGTGACCAATCAGATTGCAAGTAAAAAACTAAAGTTCTTTTTAGAGAAAGAAGGTAAATTTGAAGGTAGAGTTTTTCCTCATTTTTTCAAGAATTTTCCACAGGAAGAAATAGCAAAATATTCAGGACAAATAGAGAATGAAATAGAAGAATGGTCTAATAAGAAATTTGAGTTTAAAAATTTAGATAGAATTAAATATTGGAATAAAATAACTGGTGGAGAAGAAAAAAATCGGAGAGATATAAAAGGTTGTTATGCTCAATTATTATCTGCATTAAATACATTGAAACCTGATCTGCCAAAAGAAAATATAATGATAATAGATGATGTTATAGAGAGATGTGAGCATGGTTATTTTCTTGGATTTTTATTAGAAAAAACATTAGATGATTATGAGAAAAAATATCCAAAGATGAAAAACGCAAATGATGCTACAAGAACTAAACAATATATGATAAAAAGATTAACAAAATTTAGAAAAGGTAGAGAAAAAAGAGTATTATTTGTAACCAAGAAGATATTTGAATTTGATGATAACGCAAAGACAAAGTTGAGAAGAATGTTTGATTTGGTTAAAATTAAGGAGTGATTATGGGAAGAAAAGGAAAAAAAGCAAGATGGGAAGTGATGGCTAATCTTTTAAAAGATAAAAATCCAAAGGTGGTTGCTGAAATAGGAGTACAAAGAGGTCATACATCATTTGGTCTTTTATCATTATTACCTTCAATAGAAAAATATTATGCTATTGATCCTTGGACTGATTATAGTAAGATATCTTATAGAACACCAAAAGCACATATCTACACCGACAAGCGATGTAGTGGATATCTTGAAGTATTTAAAAATAAGTGTGCTGAATGGGAAGATAAAATAGAAATATTAAGAATGCTGAGTAGTGAAGCTCATGTTCATATTCCAGATGAAAGTCTTGATTTATGTTTCATCGATGGAAACCATGATTATGAATATGTCAAAGAAGACATCAAACTTTATCTACCAAAGATGAAGAAGGGTGGATTATTATGTGGACATGATTATGAAAGTTGGCCTGATTATGGTCATAAAGGATGGAGAGTAAAAAAAGCTGTAAAAGATTGTTTTGATAAAAACTATATGATCGGTGATGATTATACATGGTGGAAATGGGTATAAGGAGATATAATGTTAATACATAGTTATTTTACAGAAGGGTATTTTCCTTGGGCAAAATTATTCGTGAAGTCATTTAAACAATCCAATGGAGATGGATATAAAATGATCCTCTCAACAAGAAATTTAGATCAAAAGAGAATAGATGTTCTGAAGGGTATGTATGATGATGTAACAATTATCAATAAGGATTTGGATTACGATAATTTAGCAAAAAGAGCAAAGATTCCGAAAGCTCAATTAATGAAATTCAAAAATGAAACTGAGAAAATCAAGATCAATATGAATAATAAGATATGGAAACTTTTGATTTCTGCTGAAGATAGAATTAAGGAAATTAAAGAAGTACATGATTCATTAGAAGATGGAGAATTGATGTTGAATTTTGATGTTGATTCTTATATTAGAAAACCAATTGATCCTTGGATTGAGATTATAAAGAATAATGATTTTACTTCTATATTTAGGATTGAAAAACAGATAAAAAAATTTGGTAAAGTTCCTCATAATAGAAGACAACATGCAATATGCTGTTGTGTTCAAGGATATAATGTGGGTGAGAAGTCAAGAAAATTACTTGATCTATGGGTAAAAGAAATTGATTCTGTACCACCAACTAAGCGAACAAAGGGATTCGGTCAAATATCACTATATGATGTATATAAAAGAATAGAAAATGATTTGAAATGGGGCGATCTTCCTAAGAATCAATTTAGTCTCACAGGTCAAGGTAATCAGCATATTTTATGGGGTGCTAATAAAGGACCAAAGAATGATAACCTAAGAAAATTCAAACAAGAATTTAAACAGAGAACAGGGATGGGAATATGATATTAATACTAGGTGGTGATGGGTTTGTTGGTTGGCCTACTGCATTGAGACTTTCAAGAGCAGGATATGATGTATGTATAGTAGATAATCTAGCGAGAAGAATTACTGACGTTGAACTTGAGTGTGATTCACTTACACCTATTCAACCTATTGGTACAAGAATTGAAACATGGAAAGATGTTAGTAGTAAACAGATATTATACGAGAATTTTGATATATCGGATAACTATCATAGATTACTCACATTGATTAAAGAGTACGAACCACATACGATTATTCATTTAGCTGAACAAAGAGCAGCACCTTATTCAATGAAATCATCGTATCATAAGCGATATACAATCCAGAATAATACAATGGCAACTAATAATATTTTATGTGCCATCGTAGAATCGGGCTTAGACATTCATTTGGTGCATTTAGGCACTACAGGCTACTATGGGTATTCAGACGTAGGAATGACCATACCAGAAGGTTATCTGCCTGTTACAGTGGATGTAGATGGACAAGCCAAAGAGATTGAAATCATGTATCCACCTAATCCGGGTTCGATTTATCATATGACTAAGTGTACTGATGCTATTAGTTTCTTATACTTCAATAAGAATGACAAGGTGAGAATTACTGATCTACATCAAGGTATAGTATGGGGTACACAAACAGATGAAACCAAACTCAATGCTAACCTTATCAATAGATTTGACTATGATGGTGATTATGGTACGGTATTGAATAGGTTTCTCATGCAGAGTCAAGTAGGACATCCATTAACTGTTTATGGTACTGGTGGTCAGACAAGAGCATTTATTCATATCCAGAATAGCGTGGAGTGTATTAATTTGGCAGTAGACAATCCACCTGAGAGGGGTGATAGGGTGAGAATTTTCAATCAAACTACAGAATGTTTAAATATTGATGATCTTGCTAAGAAAGTTAGCCAAATGACCAAAGCAGAAGTTAGATATTATGATAATCCAAGAAATGAAGACCCTAAGAACGATCTAAAATTTCACAACGATGGTTTACTCAACTTAGGTCTTACACCGATTTACTTGGATGATGGATTACTGGAAGAAGTAATTGATATAGCTCACAAGTATAGAGCAAATGTTATCATGCCTAAGATCATATGTACTTCTGTATGGAATAAAGATAAAAGGGTGGATTATAATGGGAATAAAAGATAAACCAATTGATAAAATAAAATATTATTTGGCTTTTATTGGATGGGGGAGAAGTGGTAATAGTCTTACTGCTGCTTTATTGGATTTTCATCCTAACATATATATTAAAAATGAATTTACACCGATTCAAAAAAGATTTACAGATCAAGATCAAATATTAAAATGGATACTTTTTAAAATAGATCAAAAAACAAAAGGCAGAAATCAATCGTGGGGTGGATTTGATCATGGAAAGTTTAAAGGAATGACAAGTGGTATTCCATTGGTAATAGGTGGTAAAAAGGGTGGTGGGACATCTAATTCTTTAATGAAACAACCAGATGAATTCTATAGAGTATTTGATGATGTTATAAAATTACCTGTTAAATGGATTCATGTACAGAGAAATCCATATGATAATATAACCACTTTTACTAAACATAATTGGAAACCAGATGGAGCTATTGATATTTATTTTAAACAAGCAGAATCAGTACAAAAAGTATTTGATGAGAATAGAGATTGTATTACAGTAAGATTAGAAGATATAGTAAAGAATACTAAAAAAGAAGTTCAACGTATGTGTGATCATTTGGAAATTGAAACCACACCAGCATATTTAAAGCATTGTAGAAAGGTTGTTTGGAATAAACCAAGAAAAACAAGAAATTCAGTTTCATGGTGGAATGAGAAAAGAATTAATAAAGTAAAAGATCAAATGAAAAGATTTGAATTTATGGAAGGATATAATTTTTAATGAATAAATACAAAAAATCACAATTAGAACTTGGTAAAAGACTTATAGTATCTGGTAGTAGAGTAAACAAAAAACACCATCCTAAATATCATGGGGGTCCGGGTATTCTCAGAAGACATACTCTTATTACTAAACGAGTATCTAAATATATGGATAAAAATGAACCATTACTTGAAGTAGGTTCATGTGAAGGATATTTATTTGATCATTTGAAAGATGCTGGTTTTAAGGATATATATGGAATTGATATTTTTCCTGAAGCAATTAAGAAATTAAAATCAAGAGGATATAATGGTGAGGTATTAGATATACATGAATCAACAATAACAGAAAAATATGGATCAATTATATCTTCTCATAGTTTAGAACACTGTCATGATCCAAAAAAAGCACTTGAGAATATACATAAAGCATTGAAACCAAAAGGACGATTGATTGTATTGGTTCCTTGTCAAAAGAAACCAAAAAAGGTTCCTGATAAATTTGGACATTGGTATCATTTCGAATCATTTGAAGAACTTCTAAGTTTTTTCCCAAAAGATAAATGGAAATTGATATGGGATGATAGACCTAAAACACAACTTATAGTAGAAAAAATTTAAAAAAGTAGGTTATCTTTTTTTGCGGTTTGTGGTATAGTGGTCAAAAATGTGGAGGGTCAAATGAAAATAGATGTAACTGTGAGTAAAAAATTTACAATAAACACAGGGGATTATTCCTCTATCCAACCAAATGTCTCACTAACAATGAAGGATGTAGAAGCTGATAATGTTATTGAGGCACATACCTTATTAGAGACTATCGTTGATGGTCTTTTCCATATACAAATGAAAATGGATGGGAGAACTATGGGAACACTGAAGAACATGGGGTTTGGTAGTTTCTTGTCTGAATTGGATGAGATCAATATCTTAGAAGATGTTAAACAAGCAATGGATAATTTGAGAGGTTTGGTATGACACAGAAATGGAAGACAGATGAGAGTTTGTATAATGCACCAACAGAAGTAAATGGTGAACAGATCAATAAGAAACTGGATTATGAAACAGTATATACAAAGGAATTCCTTGATAGTGATCCTTTGAGAGATTGGGAGTCTATTGATCGTTGTATATGGCTATGGGAATGGGCTATGGAACAAATTGATAAAAATTGGGCATTCACAGAAAATACTGTTTTGGATGTTGGAACTAAAGATGGTCAGTTTGTTGATTATCTTATAAACAACAGTATTGATGCTTTGGGTATTGAGTATTCAAAACCATATGTAAAATATGCACAGGAGAAAGGTAGAAATGTAAAATTTGGAGATGCATGTGATCTTGAATTCGAAGATGGTAGCTATGATTTTGTCTTCTCACATCATGTACTTGGTCTTGTATCGAATTACAGGAAGGCATTGGATGAGATGTACAGAGTTACCAATAGATATATGTTGGTATTGAATCAGGTTCCGGGTAATCCAAGAAAGCATTACAGCTATATCAATTCACCACAAATTTTTCATAATTTTGTTGAGGATACAGGATGTAAGGTAATCTATAATGATTATTTAGATACAGGATTTCAAAATGAATGGGTAATATTTGTGGAGAAGAAAAATGGATGAAAGAATAAAAAACATAAAAGTAAAATTGAATACACATGAATGTAGACTTGCTGCTATAACAGGGTTAGAAAGAAGACTAGAATCAATTTTTGGTGGATACCATAGAGATGTAGTTGGTAATGATTCTAACTATAAAGGGAAATCATGGGATTATGAAATCGAAGGTGCTGGTGCTGAATTAGCAGTATGTAAAAACAGAAAACTTTATTGTCCATTTGGTATCAATACTTTTAAAAATGCTGATATTGGAAAAATATTACAAGTGAGACATACTGAAAGAGAAAATGGAAGATTGATTGTAAGACCTAATGATAATCCAAATCATACTTATATTTTAGTAATTGGTAAAATGCCTAACTTTAAAATGATAGGATGGATAAAAGGGAAAGATGCTATGGTTGATGAATACAAAGATAATCCAAATAGAGGCAAACCATGTTGGATGGTTCCACAAAAAGATTTAGTTGGATTTAAAGGGATAAGAGGGATAGTATGATTAGAGCAATACAATTTCAGAATAAGAGAGTAGGAAGTACATTCTTACAAAATGCCTTAAATACTCATACTGATATTGTTGGGATTGATGAAGTGTTTGTGAATGTATGTAGAAAGGCGAAATATCGTAAGTCTGGTTTTATTCCTTTTGTAAGACCAGAGAATAAGTTTAAACAACCAAAGAACTATCTCAATAATTATATCTATAAACAATATCCTGATAAGAATACAGCATTCAAGTTGATGTATAATCAGATAGAATATCATAATGGGTTATATGGTTATGTAGCAGATGGAAAGAAACCTATGATTCATTTGATGCGAAAGAATTTAGTTAAACAAGTTATATCAGGTTTAACAGCAGCAAGAACAGCACATAATCCAATATCCATATCACCGGATCAGTTTTTCAACATGGTTACTCAGGTAAATCAAGAGAATAAGAATTGGGGTAGAAAGTTCAAAAGACAGATTAAACTTGTATTATATTATGAGGATATTATAGGTGAGACAATTGGTGATAAAACATATTTATCACCCAATGCAAATATAGCAATATGTAATTTCTTTGAAGTAGAACAACAGCAGATGTATTCTATTACTAAGAAGAAAAACAAAGAAGATATTTCTGTATATCTTCCAAACTATGAAGTAATAAAAAAGAGATTTAAAGGGAGTCAATTTGAATGGATGATAAAATAAAAACAGTATATTTTGCACATCCTAAAGTACATTATGATGAAGATATTGAGATAGAATGTATTATTTCAATTGTTTCTATGTTAGGAGAAGAAATTGATATTTTCAATCCTAATCAAAAATGGTTAGGTGATGTTTATATGGCAAGAAAGGAAGCAGGAGATGAAAATGCATTTGAAATCTTCAGAGAGATAGCAAGAGCACATGATATCATTGTTGGAGCTACATTTATGGATGGTATAATTGGTGCTGGTGTAGCAGAAGAACTTGTAGAAGGAGTTAAGAATGGTAAGGATTGTTACTTGATTTACATTAACAAAGGTATTAAACTTTTTCTACCATTTAGCACACTTAATCATTATACGGTGTTGAATATAGAACAGACAAGAAAAAGAACTAAATTAGGAGAACTATGAAATACTTCTTATCATTTATGGGATATCCCCGTAGTGGACATACATTAGTAGCAGCAATACTCAATGCCAATCCTAATTGTATGGTATCAAATCAGCTTAATATATTCAATAGTGATAAAGTTGATATGAATTATATCAGGTCATATAGTTTGATTACAGGTACATGGAAATCAAGTACTCAGATTCCTCATGTTCCAAAACAAGAGATTACAGTTATAGGTGATAAAACTGGTCACAGAACAGTAGTAACATTAAAAGATAATCCACAGAGACTTGGTTTTATTAAATCTCAGGTTAGTGTTCCTATCAAATGGATTCATGTTGTGAGAAATCCATTTGATAACTTGGCTACATGGGCTAAGTTAAATCACAAAAATAATAGTAAAATTTCTGTTAAAGCGCATTTGGATAACGTGATTGAGAAGTACATTGAGTTGAATGAAACGATAGTAAGGTTAAAAAAATCAGAAGATGTGTTGACAGTAAGACATGAGTATGTTATTACCCGAATGCATAACACATTAGAGGAAATGGCGAATTTCTTGGAAATCTCATTTGATCCTATATGGAGAGATAATGTGAGAAATACAGTATGGAAAAAACCAAGGCTAACGAGAAGAACAATACCTTGGACACAAAAACAAAAAGGAACAGTCCATAATATCATAAACCAATATGAATGGCTAAAGGGGTATGATTTCGGTGGATGTGGGAGATGTTAAATGGCGAAACTTTTAATGAATGATGAATTGGATCATACTTCAAGATGGCATCCTACACATATCGTCAGTAAAGAAAACGAATTACTTCCTGTATATATTGGAGCATCAGGAAATCTATTGGGTGGTTTCGGTATTTATGTTTCTGATGAGGATTATGAGAAGATTAGACATGATAAGGCTTATATCTTTATTCATAATCCTGATGCTACTAATGATGATATAGAAGATGTAAATTGGGATGAGGTAGTAGATATCGGAGAAGATGGAGATAAAAAAACAAACAGGGAGCATATACACTTATGGCAGGAATAAAGAGGTATTTAATAACAGGTAGTAAGGGGTATATCGGTGAGAATATATCCTTCAAGGATTGGTCTGATGATAAGTTAGAAGATGTACATTTTTATGATTGTGATTATAATACTGACCTACCCGCAGCACATAAACTTACCAAGGATATTGTAAGGAATTTTGATGGAGTAATTCATCTTGCAGCACTCAGTGGTATCTTTGCTTGTGAAGAAGACCCATGGAGAGCAGTAAAGGATAATATAATGGCAGCAGGTAATGTGTTTGAGATAGCAACAGAGTTAGGTATTCCAGTGGTGTTTACTTCTTCTCAGGCAGCTAAGACTCCACATACAAGTTTCTATGCAAATATGAAATGGACATGTGAAACTTTGGCTAATTACTTCAATGATAATGGTGGTAAAATTTATGTAGTACGTCTTGGTAATGTCTATGGTGCTTACAAATATCTGAAGAAGAAACAGACTTGTGTAAAGCAGTTCATTACCAAGTATCAGATAAACCAACCATTTGAAGTTCATGGTGATGGTAGACAAAAGAGAGATTTTATTCATGTATATGATGTATGTGAAGCAATCTATAAAATAATATCAACCATGCCTGATTACTTTGAACCTATTGATGTTGGTACGGGTATTGGAACATCTATTGCTGATTTAGCTAATATGTTTCCAAGAACCAGAAATCAGCATTATATATTAACCGATAGTAGAAATGCAGGAGCAAAAAGTTCAGTAGCAGATACGTCTGTACTTGAACAATTAACAGGTTTTAAGCCTGAAAGAAAATTAGAAGATTATATAAAGGAGATGATATAATGAGAAGTATTAAATTATTAAAATTATTGAATGGAGAAAATATATTAACAGCAATAACAGATATAACTGAGGATGGATTTTATCAGCTTGATTTCCCGGCAGCAGTGGTTCAAATTCCACCACAGCAAGCACAAGGTATGCAGGGTCAGGTTGGGTTCGGTAAGGCAGCACCTTTCTCAGATTACGATAAAGAAATTCTTTTAAATCCTGAATGTATTGCAGTTGAAAGTGAACCAAATGCTCATATGCTTCAGACATATGAACAGTGGGTTACACAAATCAAAGCAGCAGAATCAGGTATTGTAACTGCTCAAGGTATGCCACAACGTGCGCCAGCAGAAGTTATGAAAGATGGTAAAGCAGTTGATTTTTCTAAACTGAATATGTAAAATGGGTATTAATATAAATTGTAAATATAATGATCGTGGAGCTTGGTGTATAAATAAAAATGTAAAAAAGAGTTTGTGGGGATTTGGTGCTAGGTGTTGTTCTTTGTATCCCGGTTTGAATGGTGAGAAATGCCAGTATCAAGTGGAATATAAAAGACCACAACCCCCACCACCCCCACCACCAAAAAAGAGGTAATTTATGAAACTGTTTCTTAGAGGAAATGATTCTGTTGATATTCAAGCAGAGAATAAAGATGAAAGATCATATTTGAAAACTATAATAGATCGATGTATTTATGTGTATGATCCAGAAATAACTACATGGACAAGTGGTGTAGCTATTGTTGGTAAATGCAGAGATAAGAATGATCATAAAGGTGATTCATGAAGAAATTGTATTGGAGAATGTATCAAGACAAGGATAGTGTTGAGTTTAGATCAGTAGTAATAACTCAAGAAGATATGATAAGAGAAGTAGAGTATATCAATAATGAATTTGGTGAGGAATATGGTGATTATCCTGTATTCGAACCATGCTTTATGACAGAAGAAGAATTTAATAATTTACCAGAATTTGATGGATTTTAAGGAGAAGATATGAAACAGAAAATTGTGATGATAGAAGGTGTTACACTTCCAGACGTTTGGTTCCAGTTGATCTATAATATACTTGAACATGGCAGAGATTTCAAGATCGATTCTGGAAGCTATGCTGGTAGTACAAGAAAGGAACTTGACTTTTGTGTGATTCATATTACAAGGCCATGGGAACGTGATTCAGAAGGGTTCCCACTTGTACCAGTAATGCCAGAAGGTAGTAATATGGTAGCACCAGTAGATAGAGACTATTTGATTAACTATGCTGGTTATATACTATCTTCGGAAATGGCTGAGAATGAGTCATATACCTACGGGAGTCGCTTGAACAGGGTGAGTATTTCAGATGAGATGTCAGATAAGATATTGAGATTGAAAAATGTTATTTATAGAAACCATTGTAATTATAGGTCAATGGAAAGCTGTATTTATGATCGTGATAAATGGTTTTCTCAGGTAGAATTTGCGATTGAGGAATATAAAAAATCACCAAGAACAAATCAGATGTGTTTGCAGATTGCTCAACCAAAAGATATGCTTCTACTTGATCCACCATGTTTGAGAACTATCGATACAAGAATACAAGATGGCAAACTACATTTTAATGGTATTCATTTTCGTAGTTGGGATGCATGGGGGGGATTTAGTGCGAATTTGGCCGGGATTTCTATGCTTCAAGAGCATATGGCAAATGAGATTGGAGTAGAACAAGGTGAGATGATTTGTGTATCTAAAGGACTGCATCTCTACGATTATGCTGTTAGCTTCGCTGAGATGAGATGTATGGTAGAGGATAAATGTTAAAGTTTACTTACATGCGAACTCCCCTGTATCGCTTCACGTTCAGGAATAAAAGAGTTAGAGAATGGGTAGAGAATCATATTCAACCACCCATGGTTTTAAATCTATTTGCTGGAAAGTATAGCCTAAATCTACCTGAAGGATGTAGAGAAATAAGAAATGATCTTAATCCTAAAATGGAGAATTTAGATTATAATATGGATGCATTGGAGTTTGTAGAACAATGGGATGGTCCAAAGTTTAATACTGTTATTCTTGATCCACCATATGCCTTGAGAAAATCCATGACTAAGTATAATGGTTTTATATCTTCACCATTTAATATGATAAAGAATAAGCTATTGGATATCATAGAACCAAATGCGGTGATCTTAACAGCAGGATATCATAGTAACAGCATGGGAAAAAGGAGAGGATTTAAACAGGAGCATATACTTCTTATGTCTCATGGTGGTGCGATTCACGATACGATCATTACTTTGGAAAAACGGGATGATGGGTTAAGCAGGGAAGAAATAAGCACGTTCTTCCCTGCTTGATCAGGTTAACTGTACCTACCCATGGTTTTGTTGGCTTTGAAGGCAGCAAGGGAAGTTTTGGAAACACCGAATTTCTCAGCAAGGATTTCAGCTTCCCCTTCTTCTGTACAAGCCATCAGACATTTGATGAACAGACTTTTGACTTCTTCACTCATTTAGCTCACCCCCTTTCCCATGTCCAAGCTGGATTCGATTCAAGTAAATCTATTTGTTCTTGTGTTAACAAACCATCTCTATAATTTTCTTTTATTCTACATTTTAAAATCAATCCTTTTTTTATCCAAGTTTTAGTTTTTTCATAATGTTCTAATAGTTCTTTAATTCGTAAAGTTCTGTATTCTTCTTTTGTCCAATACCAATCAGGATGAGCATTTAATAATGTAATTGCCTTAATATCAATCGCTTTAGTTTTTTGATAGGTTCCTAAATAATATGCTCTAAATTTATAACAAATCAATCCCAATTCTTTTTCTCTTTCATTTTTACTTGTACCTTTAGGCCAATATCCTTTCTTCTTACGAAATTTAATTATTTCTCTTGCTTCATTTATTGAATAGTCAGTTTTAAACCATCGTTTTTTTGGTTTACTCCATTTTAAATCAGGATGAATAGAGTCTATCTTTTCTTTTTCTTCTTTTGACATTTTACCGTTATAGTACTTTGATAAAAAATATCTATAAGATTTATATACATTCATTTCCTTTTTTGTTTTAGCAGAAGCAACAGGTAATTTATTATGAATAAATACCCATCTTTTTAATCTAATAAAATGTCTATCTTCACATTTCATTCTAGTTATATATGAATTTTCTCTATTGGGGTCTACTACTGACCATCTCCAACCGGGAATAGATTCACATAGAGTAATTTCTTCTTTAGAAAGTCTACCCTGTTTATATCTACGTCTTAAAGTCTGAACAAGACCACCAAGATATTTTTCATATGGGTCTTTTGACAGTTTTGATGGATATCTTATTTTTTCCATAATAATAAACTACTCATAATAGTTTTACCCTTCTTACCAGTACCATGATAAGAATAGAGTTTATCGTTATACACCTTCCATCCTTCAGCATTCAACCGGAAAGTCTCATCACCAATAAATTTATCAACAAACATATCATTTAGGACATCCAAAGTCAACGTATTTTTTTCCCTTGGATTGGTTACCATTACGTTCAGGACAATCAGGACATCCTTAAATTCCATCTTATTCAGTAGAGCAAGCACTTTGGTACAGATCATAATAGATCGTCTTACCATGCAGTTCAGATCGATGTTAATGATAGCAGGATTGAAGCGGTCAATGTTCTGGATGATGGTCTTATACAGATCACCATTGAACCAGTTGGCATCAGGTATATGCAGTCTGTTATGCTCTATAATGTCAGTCCAGAAGTCAACCCCATATACCTGTTCGACTGTCAATAGCCCTGAATCGATCAGTTGGCCTATTTCTGATGCTTCTGGTATGTTACCCATATCATCAGCTTGATAATTACATAGCGTCCAATACTGACGGTCTGAGGGGATAGAATGAGCATCAAATATGTCACGGTAGGCATCGATAATGGTATCCTGCCTTGACTGTTCTTTACGATGGCATTTATAGAATTTAGGTAGTGACATTATACATCCTTTCCCTTCCCTTTTTTAAATCCACTAACTAATGACCATGACCAATTTTTATAATGGATATTTTATATCATTTTCCATGAGAAGTCCTTGTATATGCTATATGGTGCTGCTGGTACACCCCTTGGTCTTTTCCTAAGTGAAGTAAAATCTTTTTTACGTTTTATACCATTATCTTTACACCATTGAATGAATTTTTCCATTGACATCCAGTTACCATCTTTGAATCTTCCTGTTATAATTCCCCATGACCAATTATCATAAATATAAGGCTTATCAGGTATATTATCAGGTTTTGTATTTTTCTTTTTCCAGTTTAGAAAATCAGTACTATCTTTTATTCCATTATTTTTGCACCATTGAACAAATTCTTCTTTGGTACACCAATCATTTTTCCATTTTTTTCCTGATAATTCACCCCAATGAAAATCATCATAAATTCTTTCTGGAATAGCGGTGATGTTTTTAGGACGTTTGTTTTTCTTTTTCCATTTTCTGAATTGTGGTTCAGTTTTTATATCATTATCTTTACACCATTGAACAAATTCTTCTTTGGTGCAAAATTCATGGGCAGTCCATGTCCATCCGGGTATAGATTCACATAAATCTATATACTCTTGTGAAAGATTACCATTTTTATAATCATGTTTTAAGTTACCAGCTATCCCTGCTAGTTTTCTTTCATGGCTATTTTTACTTCTACTTGAAGGAAATCTTATAGATTGTTGTGTTTGATTACCCATTTTTTCAACTCCTTGATTCTTTCGATTCTTGGAAATTGGTTCAGTATCTTTTCTTCCAGTTCACTAAAGGTTCCAATGTTGAAAAATTTACTACTCAGGTTCTTGATCCATCCAAGTGTATCAACTTCTTCCAGCATCAGGTCAATAGCTACTTCATCCACGTTCATACCATCATACAGTCTTCTCAGGTGATTCTTGAGTCTTTTGATCGTGGTCTTTTGTTCATCAGTAACGGTAGCTAATGTCCTACGTTTATGCTCCCTGAGAAAATACCGGATCAATTCATCACTGGCATCCAACCCATGCATAATCAATGATGTTCCGATAATCTCTCTCAAATCATCATCGTTATATTCATCTTCATTCATGGTAGCGAATCGATGAAACTCCTGAGTGATATCATTATCCAGTTTCAGACGGTCATTTTCAGAAAGGTTCTCATTCAGGTAATCACCAATGCTTGTGTTTCGACCAGCAATGTTTCTGATCTTGATTGCATCCCTGCTGTACAGATCGGAAAGCAGAAGCAGTTGACCACCAACCAGTTTCAGGATGGCATTGAATACATCCTTCAGGTCTTCCTTATCAGCATCTTCTACATTCACCTTAGAGATGATTTGAATGACTTCCGGTTGATTCTTCTTGGCTTTTTTGTCTTTATGATCCCGCATAGCTCGACCAATGTTCTGAGGTATTTCCAGTAGCGATCCTCTCTTACCACAGATGATTACTCTTGCACAATTCGGCCAATCGAATCCTTCACAGGCAACCTTGATATTGATAACCACATCGATTTCATCTTTATGGTCTTCAATATACCTGAGATTATCCATCCGGGTACTTTCGGTTACCAGTTCAACTACATTCAGGTTATGAGGGGCAAGTACCTGTTTGATTTCCTCAACAGCACCGTACTTGTCTCTACCAGCACCTAACAATGCTTCGTTGCTTCCATCAGTAGGCATGAAGATGATGGTCGGTTTTTTGGGTTTCTCATCGAATATCTTTTTCAGACCATTCAGATATTCACCTTCTTCGATTTTCAGACTGTAATTGAATCCTTTGATATGATCACAATATTTCAGATAGTCAAGAGAACTGACTCGCACTTCTCTATCCCATTTGAAAGTAGAAGGTACGATCCCTTCAAAATTGTTGCGGTAGAAGGTAGCAGTAACCAAATTGAACTTCAGGTTTTTGCGGTCTGAATATTTGATGAAATGTTTGATCACCTTACCAAGCTGGTTTGCGATTTCAGCTTCTGCTTCTTCATCCTCATCGAATCGCACCTTATGTGCTTCATCGATATGCAGGGTAAGGTCTTTCAGGTAACGTAGTTCATTTGCTTCCCGTAGCTTTTGGAATGCTCTTACCAAAGACTTGTGAGTGGTCAGTCTAATGTAGTCATGTTCCATCGGACTGTTTACAGGTTCCTTGATAAACTGAACCAAGGCATCAGATTTTGATTCCACATCTGAAGTATTGGTTGTACATAGATCGTAGTTTTTCAGTTGAAATTTAATCTTATGATGATCGAATTGTACGGTTTCAGGTCGGATAAAACCAGTACCAATAGCTTTGGTAGGTACGCAAATAATCTGTTTACGTCCTGCCATAGCTTCAACATAAGCCCTACCTAAGATGATAAAAGACTTACCACCACCAGTAATACAGGTAACCTTTGAATTGAGATTCAAGGTTTCATATACACCGGCATTTTGGTAATCCCTTGCTGTTTTGACAATACGGCTCTTTGGTTGGGTGATTTTTTCGATACCATCAGCCCCATACCAATCATTGACTATCTCAAGCATTTTTAGTCCTTTCAGCTAAAAGTTTATCTTACTCTTTCCTTATACACTATCTAGATTGACATGTCAACAGAAAACTTTATTTTTTTTATGGTAGGTTAATGGTAGGTATAAAAGAAAGCTCAAGTCTGATTGCTGCCAGTAATTACTTGCCGATGGAACACATTCACCATCCAAAAGATATCTTGAGCATCCTGACTTGAGCTTCACTATTATTTATATTTTAAAGTTGAAATTCTTTCATTTCCTTTTCAATATGATTCGCCTTTAAACCCTTATTCCAATCGGGTTTACTGGAAATGTTTTTCTTACACCATGTTACGACACGCTTTTTAGCATTTAGATATCCTCTTGTGCTGTGATTTAATATCATCGTGCTATATTTTTGTGAATCTAAATGATGTATAAGTTCATGCATAACAAGACATATTTTATTTTGATAGCTTTCCTGTATGAGTATATGTGGTTGATCAAGCCAAATGTAAACACCTACACAATCTTTAACTCTATCTACATAATATACTTCACAGTAATCTATATTAAAATCTTCACAAAATTTTTCGGAAAGTTCTCTTGCTTCCCACAGATTGATATTTTTCTTTCGCATATGTCCTTTCGTTATTTTACTTCACCAGCAGACTTCGGTGCTATGTGCATTAACAGGATATCCATTTTCTTATCCATCTCAACGATAGCATCTGCCAGTAATGCAAAGTTCTCATCTGATAGCTTCTCTGAACCATGAAAACCATCGTCATACTCTCTGACAATGGTTCTCACAGTTTCAGTGAAAGTCTTGATACCTTTTGCTTTTTGTATTTCTTCTATTTTTGTTTGATCAGCTTTACTGAAACTACTTTTATTCATACTCCTTTCTTCTCCTTAACCATTCCCCCCTTTGAAAATGGTTCGTTTATAATTGGTAATGCTATTGGGAATGTTGGAAATTTCCTCTACGATCCAACCCTTTCCCTGTTTACGGCAATAATCGGTTGCCTTTTCCGGGTCATAAGAGATAAACTGATATCCCTTCTGAACCTGCCATTGTTTCTCATAGTCAATGCGATCCTGCTCATTGACCACACCATACCGCACGTTCGTTTTTTCCATAAGATTTCTCCTATGTTGAGGTTAATAATTCAGGTTGACTTTTCTTATCACCAATTGATAGTTTTTAATTTGCTGAAATCAACCTTCTGTTCCATAATCATTTAAACCGTTATAACAGAAACATTTTTAATTGTCAAGCTCTAATATTCATTCTCATGTTTATTTTTATTGATAACATACTCTATCCACATGTACTTAATCCAATCTCTATTCAAAACAATAAAACCAGCTACGATGAAAATTACTACTCCTATGATTTCCATTGTTCATTTCCTTTGTTTGGTGGGGAAGGATGGACTTGAACCACCAGAGCCTTTCGGCAACAGATTTACAGTCTGCCCCGCTACCAGTTACGGTATACTTCCCCCTAATTAAATAACCATTCTAAAAATGTACCCCATAAATAAAGTAGGTATGTACATAATCCAAAAATTCCCATAAATCCAAAAAACATTAAAATTTCTTTTATTGTTTCCATTTTTTCATCCAAATCTTCTTGATTTCTGTTCTGTTCGACAGTAAGGGCAAATGAATGTAAGCACATCAGCACCTTGAATGTCTTCTTCTATATCTACAAAGGTTGTTAAATCCTCATCAACCCATTTATGGCATTTACTGCAATTCACCTTAACCTTTTTCTTATATTTATATTTCTTCATCGTTATCCCATCCTTTAAAGTTAGGATTACAACAACCATCACAACCATGTATTGAGATATCCCTGCCTTGACTTTTATGGTACTTAATCTCATCAGGATCAGGATGTCCTACACCGTGAGGGCATATACGTTCAAAGAAACCCCTATCTTCTCTCCAATGCAAAGGCCAATCTTTCATATGATGGTCTGAAGGATTATGGATACAGCAATGATGTCCTTTACATTTGGATTTTTTATGGACATTGACCAGCTTTTGTCCGGTTCCTGTTATGAATTTAGCCATTTTCCAAAAGTCCTTTCTACCCATTTGGTGTATCGCTCAACCGGGAAAGTAGCGTAAAAGAAAGCTGCCAATCCAAGAACCATCAGATGAAACAGGTTAAAGTCAAAGTTAGTTTCCATTGTAGCTCTCCTATGCTGTTAAAGTTAAATATATTTTCCTTTATACTATTTTATTTCGCCATTGTCAAGGGGGAATTTCACCCCCTTGATTTTTTTATTTATGCTACCTTGAATTCATCAGCTTCAATCAGTTCATTGGTTTTGAAGTTGAAGTCCATATCATTGACATCAGGAGTCTTAGCATTGACACGGTTCAACATGGTCTGCTTCTCACCCTTGTATTCGCAATGACGTTTCACAGTTCCATCAATGTAGATGATATTACCCTTCTCAGCACCCCAAGAAGAACCAGAGTAGAAGGTTTTAAAGACGTTTCCATCTTCATCAATGAAAGTGTACAGAGTGGAGCAACCCCAATCAGAATCGATTTCCTTGGTGAACAGCACCTTCACTTTGATACCCTTCAGACGCTGGTTGATTTCACCAACCCAATTGGATTCACCCTGCTCAGACTGCCTACGCACCTTTTCTTCTGCCTTGTTAATTTCACGTTCAGCAGTAGTCAGCATGGAACAAGCGAAACCGATATATTTGTCAGGCACCCAACCCATGGAAAGAATCTTAATACAATTCATCATGTAGTCATTATTGGTATTTTCGGTAGTATTCCACCATTCGATAGCGGCATCAGCACGTTTCTCATCATCCTCATCTACTTTAAGTCTATCATCAGCATCCATGAAAGGAGAATCGTAAAGATTGTCAAGAACACGGTCAGCAGTAGCTTTGCCACCACCCATCTGATAGGCTTTTCCACGGCTCAACCAACCAAACTTACGAACAGCAGCAGAAGTCCAAGTCAAGATGGTTTTGAGAGAGAAACCAACAAAAGAGGTTCCATAGCTGGTCGGAAACTCATCTCTCAGGTTCTGAATCAGACGGTCAAACATGATCGATGCTTTGAACATGAAGGCTTTGGGATCGTTGCCAGCAAAGAAATCCTTGACACAAGTACTTCCAACCTGTTTGTACTCACCGGATTCATGGTGAATGATGATGGAGTGAGTGCGATACCGATTATGACCACAATGGTCACAAGAAATTTCGGTCAGATTTTTATATTCTTCGGGAACTTCCATGCCGGGAACAGCAGAAACCAGAACGGTATTTTCGTACACATCCAGTTGAGCAACCAGTTCCCAACCATCCAAGGTAGGAATTTCGTAATCCAAAGTGACCTTTTTCTGTTCGATCACCAGTTCCTGCATTAAAGGATTGCCGGTAATCGGGTGACGCATAGTGCGGTAAGGTTCAGTATCTTCAACGGTCAGAACCAAACCAGAAGTACCCAATTTGGCAGCTTTGCGGTTCAGACGGTCAATGCTTTTTTTAAGGGAAGCTACGTTGTAGGCCGGGATGATTTCGATTGCTTGAGTCATTTTGTTTCCTTTCCCTATATCGTTGACGGTTGCCTATATATATTGCATACCGTATGCCAAAAGTAAAGAATTTTTTTATGAATGATTATAGGGAGTTATTAAAATGTCTGTTTCTGAATAGACAAAATATGTGACAATTTTTGACAACATTGGACAATTTTTGTCATAATTAGGTCCAGCACCAAGGATTCGAACCTTGAATTGGCAGTTGTAATCTATTCCTGAAAAGACAACAGATTTTTTAATCTTAATGTGCTGTGAATTCAATAGATTACTTGGACATTGGCCGATGTACCCTGCCTTCTCTATCCTTTATAGCATGATTTAATCGATGCATCATCCTAAAAAGTTTGTTTCTTACCCTCAACAGATAGAACACTGATAGAGCGACTTTTACCTTTTGTCTATGCTGGATAATCATTTTCGCAATGGACACAACCAAATTTCACATATATGATGTTCCGATTTTTTATGTAAACAAAACCTTTCATGTGGATGTTCTATTTTTTCTTCAAAGTATCGGCATTTCTGGCATTCTCTATCAAACAATTTAATTATTTCAGTTTCAAGATTTTTAAATTCTACAAATGCTTCATTTTTAATTAACTTTGTGTATTTCTCAAGTATTTCTTTCAATACTGATTTTTTAAATAACGGTATTATTATGCTCATATCTCATCCACTTGAATAAATTTAATCTTATACAGTTCATCCACTTCAAAATCACCGGGATTAACAGGCATCCGAAATTCGATTTCTGGTTCTTCATCATCCTCATAGCTGAACCATGCCCACCAACAATCAGTGTCTTGATCATATGATACGCTTTTACATCTGACAAATCGGTTCATACCATCTCCTTCAATTTTATGGTGTATTTTTGTAATTCAATCATACTTTTCATCATCAGCATATTTACAACAGCCAATCTATCACACTCACGGCATTTGTCAAGTACAGAATCGATTTCTTCCTGTTTTTCTTTTAAATGAGGATGTTGTTCTAAGAAATCATTCCTTTGTTTGATTGCTTGTTGTAGTGAGTAATCCATCATTTTAATACCTATTTTCCTGATCGAATTTACTTTCATCTTGTTGTTGAATAATGACAGTATTACTATTATCACTGGCATTCTTCAAAGCAGACATTCCAAAAAATGCTGTAATTCCCATAAATCCCAAAATAATGAGAATCATAATACATATCACCAATTCAATCAATGTAAATCCTTTTCGGTTCATTTTAATGCCTTTCTTTATGTTGTTTACCATATCCATTTGTATACTGAAATTCCAAGAACTCCAACCTTGCCCATGTTTCTAAAATCTTATTCTTATATTTGTTCTTTTGCTCTTGAGTAGCATTCTTAGATAGATAGCTATGAAAAGTCTCATCAATATCTTTTTTGGATGCATCATAATATACTTTCCATATTTTACATCCAAGGTTAATGTTATTGTCAATATGATACAGCTTACGATTATCTTTTACCCCAATAGCATCAATTTTGTCTTGATGGAATTTAGGAAGCACTTGCATCAAACCAACAGCACCAGCTTTCGATTTGGCAAATATATCGAATGATGATTCATGGAATATAATACTCAGGATCAATTTCTTTGGTAGCTGATATTCCTTACTGTACTTCTCAACAGCCAAACCAATCTTCTCAGCAACAGCAGGATCAAGACTTGGTTTGAGATTTTCGATCATCAAATGAGTAGGCATTTTGATATGCTCTACCCATTTGACAACTTCAACAGGTTTTTCTACTTCAACAGTTTCAGTGAGATATTTTTCTTTTATGATATCCCATTTATAATGAACATAAATACCACCAATACCAAGAATAGCATATATGGTAATCATAACAATAAGAAAACTCTTAAATCCACTTGACATAGGTTGAGTTACAGGTTTCTTAGGTGGTGCTATATTATCTTTAGCCATCACAGACCATCCCTTCCATGTAATCATAGATTGTTGTTTCCCAATAAGAAGCAGCCAATGAACTTGTTTCAGGTAATGTCGATGTTTCCATTAACTTCTCAATTTCATCCATGAAATCAGTAAGAACAGCTTCAGCCATTTCATAATCAATCTGACCAAGTTTTACCATACGAATGAACTTGGCATTTCTTAAAGGATATTTGTACTCACCTTCAGTCAAAATATCATACACTTGATTTGCTGCTCTAATAGCATGAGAGAATGCTTTCCAATCGATACCCTCATTGTTAGCTGCCTTCATAGCACGATCACCATAAGAAGTCAACTCTTTTTCCAATCCATCAAGTGCATATTTTACAGTAACGGTTTCCTGATATTTCTTACCACATACCTGATACATCCTTACGTTCCATGGTGTTTCAGCCGGTAAGAAATGTACATGATCAGGTGAAGGTAGTGATTTCCATACTTCAGATAATCGTCTTGATCTATCACATCCACGCAGAAAATTTACAACTTCGGTTAGAGATTCAATTCTGTTTCCTTTAACACCATATTTTGCTGCTTGTTTACGGGCATAGGAAACAAACGATTTCATTTGTTTGGTATAAAACATATTTTTACTTCTTCTGAATAAATACCATAGATCAGGATTGTAATATACCCAACAAGGATAAGGAGCATGAAGCAGATCGATAGCCATAGTCTCACCCTGTAATGCCAGTTTCAGGAATTTATAGATAGACCACATCTGTAAATCAATACCACTTTCTTTAGGTAGCTTTACATGGTGATTAACTCTACTCATCAAAACATCTTCTTTGGTAGGCAGGTATATACCAAGATAATCAATATCAGAATCAGATGTTGCAAGACCATACATATTTGATCCAGCAATAGATAAAATTATGATTTGATCTTCTTTGATACCAAGATCATCTAAAGGGATATTATGTCTACCACGTTTACAAATCATGTGTTTGCTCCATGCTCTTTTAGCATTACTTCTCTCCAAGTATCTTCCCAATATCCATGAACAGGTAATTCATTTTCAGCAATATGATTCAATGCCTGTATCAATGCATATTTCTCAGTAGGATTATTGGTAGTATTGAATTTCTTTTCAATGATTTTTAATTTTTCAATGATTTTATCAAGTGTAAGTATCATTTCGGATCAAACTCACTTTCCCTAGTTGCATGTTCCTTAATAATCTTTGCTATTTTGTTAGATGATGGTAAAAATTTAATCTTACCATTTTCATAATCAAAACTATGATCAAAAATCTGATTATTATCTTCATCCAATACAATTAATACATATCCACGTTTACTCATTTTTCTAATCCTTATATTTAAGATTGATAACTTTGAAAGAAACCCTCTCACCATTGAGAATTACTTCTTTCATTGGTCTAAATACTACACCCTCACGTTGACCACCATTAGGGTATTTTCCTTCAGCGTACTTTCTCAGTTCTTCATCAGAACCAAAGAGAAAGTCTTTATCGTAATCAATTATATCAGCCCACGGCAAATCCATATCACCACAAGCCAGTTCCATTGCTTCTTCTATATTAAGGTAAACACGATCCCTGATAGACCATACATTGAATACCCTGATATCCAATTCAGGTAATTTAAGCGGATTGCCTTGAATACCCGGACCTACCAGTTCGAATTGAACAGCATAGTCATTCGGCAATTTGATATCGATTTCATACTTCTTGACCATATTCCAGAAAGCATTTCTACCATCATCTTTCAGTTCAAGATTACGAGAACAGACACCAAAATGCTCATTTGCTTTCATGTAGGCAGTACCAGAAGAACCATCTGCCTTTTCAGTAGAGTAGAACTTTCTTCCTGCCATGTAAGCAATCATATCAGGCACAGCTTGAAAGTTCGGCTCATCAGTCTTAGGTACGATATGAGTAGGAAATCCACCATATACTTGACCAGCAAGTTGAGCAGGTACAGGTTTTTCATACTTCTCAATCCAAGGCATAGGATCACCCGGACAAGGTTTTCCTGCTTCACGTTCATCAGTAGGTTTCCATTTCAATTTCCATATCAGGCATTCAGACGGTACTTTCTTAAACCGTTTCATAGATACCCGATACTTGTACTTCTCCATGAATGCGAATTCCTCAGTCTTAGGTACAATGGCATCTTGGAGATATACTTCTACCAGTTCACCTACCTCAAACTGACCTTTGGGTATGGTTCCCATCCATTTTCCACCAGCACCACAAACCACAGTAGCAGATTCGATAAAATCAGCACCTTTAATTGGGTCAATGGTAATAATCTTTCCTATGTATGCTACAACTCTAGCCATTTTTTATCTCCTTATTGTACTATATTCTGTAGATGATGCATAAACTTTGAGAGTTTTGCCTTTATCTATTCCACTAACACATAAAGATTCACCTTGAATATCCAGATGCATTTTTTCATTATCAAATATGAAATCTCTAACTTTTTCTATAGTCATTTGAACTAACTCAGGTGTACCTTTTTCTGGATTATCAAGAGGCATACGAATCAAGTCAACCCATCCATTTTGAGTTAATTCAGCAACAACAATACTACGGATCATTTTTTCATATGGTTTAAATTCAAATTCCATTTCGCACCTTTCTTAATTCTTTTGGAAAAAATTCAAACACACGCAACATATTATCTCCATCAAGAAATCTGCATTTTACCATTTGTGTTTTTTTCTTACCAGCATGGGATTCAGTAACTTGGATAACAGATACCTTAAATCCCAATGCATGAGTTAACACATCACCACATTCAATTTTATTGATATCAATCATCATCTTCTATATCCCATCGTTTACGTTTAGCCCAATTACCTAACCTTGTCAATGTTGCACCTATATCTATACAGAAATATTCAAGGTTTGTCAAGTACTTTATTTTGATTTTTTTAATTGCTCTTTTAACCATAATTCCCGTACCTTACGCAAGTGATTTTTGTCAACTGGTGTTCCACATGTATTCAGCTTCAAGAAATACCTGTATTTCTGTTCATCAGTCAATGGTTCAGTTTCGGCATAACTAATAGGATAATGTTTGAAATGGTTCCTATCTCTTGGATTCATCTGGTAAAAAAACATACCCTTATATTTAAATCTACTCATGTAAAATTCAAACAGAGTAGTTATTCTTTGTTTACCATCAAGCATTTCATACATAAATGGTGTTTTAGGTTTATTAGGATTACTACCCCATTTTCTTTTGATGATCGTAAATTTACCGATATCGATATTTTTAAATATAGAATCAATCAGGGCAACCTTTTGATTTTCATTCCATACATTACCTCTTTGATAATCAGGATCAAGATCAATTCCATAGCTACTTGTCATAAGAGAGAGAATTCCTGATAAATCCCTTTGTGAGTAGTTAAAAAAGATATCATCATCTTCTTCTATTCTTTCAGGCCAATTCTCTTGAATAAATCCAAGACGATACCATGGCTCAAAATGAACTTTATCACCAAATACAGGTCTACCGTAATTATTATGCATGGTACAGGAATAGCATTTATATATCTTCCCATCATTAAGTATATCTAAAATTTCGGTATATTGCCATGCACCATAATCAACTTCATCACCCACATTATGAAAGTATGCAGGTACAGGAATACGTTTCTTTTGTATATCCATCCAATCTCTATCAACTGAATCTTGTTCATGCTTCTGAGTTTTTCTCAGTTTAGCCATGAACTTCTCACTTTCTGTTAATTTTCTTCTTGCCATTATTTCCTCACACGATTTTTATTATAATAGTCTTGTGTTTTATTACTCCACTGACCATTGATTTTGACACTATAGAGAGTATCACCATCACAATCAGTATGGAGTTTTTTACAAACACATTTCAATCCTTCATCCTTACACAGTTGCCGTACCAGCTTGACATTTTCTTTCCAGCAGTTGAAATTCATTCTTCTTCTCCTTCTTCAATTACTTCGATTTTAGTAGCAGAGCATCCGATAAGGTTCATCAGATCATGCCATGAATAACAATCGATTATTTCGTTGTATTCAGGATTGTCCTTGTATTCAACCTTAAATCTCATTAAAATAATTTCCTTCCATGATCTTTTTCATAGTTTCTGATTAGTTTTCCTTCACACTCATCCATGACATTTCTCAATTCACACATACCCTCTATATCTTCACAGGTAAAGGTTACACAAGTAGAACTTCTCTTTTTTCTTGGTAGTATACAACCTTTACCTTTTCTCCAAAAACCAGTTTTAGCATTGAAAGATTTAGCATATTCATTAATCTCATTTTCAAACATGATATCAAGGTATCCTGTTGAACAAGCACAATCTTTACAACAACAGGCAGGGTGACCACTAGCCCAATCAACCCTATTTTCTCTACATTGACCATTTTCGTTGAAATTACATTTAAAGTCAATACTATCAGTTAACATTTTCAATTTATAAAGCCTACGATGATCATCATTTTTCCATGCCATTTCATCAATGATTGTAGTATTCCTTCTTATCAGAGCAACCATGAAATCCTTTGTTTTCATCCTACATTTCCTTTACTTCTTGAAGTTTTATTTTCAAGACATCCAGATCATAGAATGCATATCGGACAGATGGTGAACCATCCCATTCGATCATCAGTTGTTCGAACTTCTCATACAGTTCAGGTGGAACATATTTACTCATGAAAGTACGGACTTCCCATGTCGATGTAGGAATAACGATCATCATTATTTCACCCCCAAAAGCTCTTTTTCGTAATCGGTTAATTTGGCCTTTGCTCTACGAATATCTTCTGCTCTGATATCCTTTTCGGTTGTGATCGTAAAAGAAGCATAGTAATTACATGGCTCAATATGAACAGGACGATCAGCAAAAAATTCTCTCATTTCTGCTGCCAGTTGTTCCCTACTACTATCCCATGTACCACTATCAATAGCCAGTTGGACATTCACTTTGGATCGTGTTGGCTCAAAGGTTGTGATCGGCTCAACCAGTTTGAAGGTCAGGCTATAGTATTGCTTGTCTGCCAGATGCAAGGCGATCTCATCGATATAACCTTTATGAGTACCCAACTGAGTAGTACTCCTACCTTCCACATCACCTTCAGTAGTCACTTGCCAAAGACCGTATGTAGTTTTATACTTGTTCATTTAGAATGCCTCCTTTACAGTGATATCAATTGGGGTTATGTTGAAGTTGAATTTCTTTTTAATTTTCTCATACAGTTCGGGTTCTTCTTTCTTAAGCCTTTTGGTAAATGATTCCCAATCACACTGAGACATTACGAAAAGATGTGATCCATGCCTTTGAACAACTTCTGTCATGTCAACTTCAATCATTATCTTATCCTTTATTATAGGTTCAAACCTACCTATATTATACTAAACCATATTTGTCAAGCACTTTTGCAAGATCATACATCATCTCACCCTGCTTATCCATACTTAAGTTTTTGAATTCAGGGCAATGATTAACCATATCGTAATAAATTTTGTCAAGAGCAACCATTACAGAAGGAGCAGGTTCTTCATATCCAGTAATATGCCTTGTGGCAGCTTCACAGTGCGATTCAGGCACCTTATGGTTATTTCCACGGTACACATCAGGAAGGGTACAATGAGCACAAAGAACACCATCAGCATCTTCATAAGGACAAATTTTCTTACCAATTACAGTGCAATCATATCGTTTCATTTTACTTCTCCTTAGTAGAGTTAATATCGCCAAGGGGGTTTACCCCCTTGGGTCTATATAAGGGTACTGTTTTTAGTATCCACATATCCTTTGGTCGGACATCTGACCGAAAGAGCAGTTCCAATCCGATATCCCCACCAATTATTTTTGGTGGAAAAAATCTTAGTCAAAAGACGTTCTGAAAACCATCCAAACTCTCTCAGATTTTCAACTGCTTCTTTCATCGTCTTGTTCATGTTGATCTCCTTAGTAGAGTTAATATCGCCATGGGGCAAAAGCCCCATTTGTTAGCAGTCAAAAGCACCTTTCAGCCAGTAGAAGTAATTCTGGTCAAAACCCGTATCATAATCTTCCACTTCGATCAAATCTTTTTTGACCAAGGAAGCAACCACTCCCCGCAGCACTTTGGCAGATTCCCCACATCCCTTGACCAAATCTTTAATGTCAACGCATTCCATGGAGTCAGGATCGGTATTTTCCTTGATGAAATCGTAAACTTTGTTTTCCAGATCGGTCATGTTCATTTGGTTCTCCTTTATGTTGGTTGCTGTTGTCATTTGCTTATATATAATGCAGTTGCTGTGCCAAAACTACTAAATTTTTTTTATACAATAAATACAGAAACTTGAATTTTTGTTAAGAAAATATAAATAGAAATACACACTAAATTGTGACAAAAATTGTCAAACTTATGACAAAAATTGTCCAAAAATAATGCTTGACAAGGTTATTTTAGTGTGATAGATATCCGAAAAATTGATTTTTGCCCCTTAGTTTAGATGGTTTAAAACATTCGACTGATAATCGAAAGACGCAAGGTTCAAATCCTTGAGAGGCAACCAACTAAGGAAAAAGAAAATGGAAAAGAAAAAAAAAGAGAAAGAAATGGTCACTTTAAGATGTAATTCATGTTGTAGATATTTTGAACGTGAAAAAAGTAAAATCAAAAAAGGACAGGAAAATTTCTATTGTGATCGTAATTGTTTTTATGATATGAAAAAAGGTTCAAGGATGATGCACACATAAGAAGAATTAAAAAAAATACCTCCGTAGCTCAGTGGATTAGAGCATCTGACTTCTAATCAGAGGGTCGCAGGTTCGAATCCTGCCGGGGGTGCCATTTTAGAAGGTTGGTTACAGCAATCTTACACGAATAGACTTTTAATCTATAACCGTATACCAACCTGTAACTTCTAACGAAAGGAAAGAACGATGGAAAAAAATGTGTTTAAAATTATGTTGGTTATCTTGGTTATTTGTGCTGTATCAGTTATATGGTCTTTTGCCAATGCAGAAGCAAAAGATGTTACCTTGACTGAAATCGGCAATGTAACAATTCCAAGGATGATGAAGGATGATAAGATTCAGCATTTGCGATTTCTTGATCCTGATAATCCTTTTATTGCCATCTATTTTACAAGGATTAACAGTGGTGCCATCATGAAGATGTCAAATCCAAGCAATACTGCTATTGCAGCACGATTGATTGCACCTGTACCTATCAAGGATGGTAAGATGCAGATCAACACAAAATATAAATCCAATGTAGTATCACTTCCTCAGTCAGTATTCTCTAAGGAAATGAAGATTGCAAGGATGTATGATAAGACATTGAATGTATTATGTTATACTGTCTATTCTACTAAGTGGATGGATGGTTCATTGAAGCATTCATTGTCAGTGGTGCCTTTAGGAATGCCATTGATGAAATAGGGATATAGCTCAACGGATTAGAGCACTTGATTACGAATCAAGGGGTTGTGGGTTCGAATCCCTCTATCCCTGCCATAAAGGAGAAGATATGCAAATTATAAAGAGAGAAGTAGTTGAAGCAACAGCTAAAATCATGGGTGAGAATAGTGCTGCTGCTATGGTGTTAGAAGAAGCAAAGCTATATGATAATCCTGTATTCTTGAAGGTGGAAAATACACTATTGGTTACTTCACAAAATACAATAGATCAGATGAAAGATTAATGGGGGTATAATTCAGTGGGAGAAGATCATCCTTACAAGGTGATAGCGGTGGTTCAAATCCATCTACCCCTACCATGAAAGGAGATTGATATGTCATTTGATTTACATAGACCTCCATTTGCTGGAAGAAAACTACCTGAGAAATGGATTAAGGTCTTGGCAAGTACCCCTGAAACTGGTATGGGGTATCACGTTGTAAATATCAAGACCAAGGATGGTATGATTTTCAAACGAACAGTCATGAATTGTGAGCAGTTAATAGAGGATATTGAATATCCTTGTGGACAACCAATAAAAGATGAAGATATAGAGGATATAACAATATGATAGATGATGTACATAAAACTTGGCATTCATTTTGTGACCATATGAAGAAGTGGTATTTCACTAAAGTCAAGGGTATTAAAAAAGACTTCTCACCAAGCAAACGGGATTATAAAGTGTTTGAAAGTGAGAAGATGGTTGGATGGGAAGCTATGTGCAGAGTATCCAAGTTTGCTAAAGATAACTCTGATATTATGATAACTGGATGTGATGATAGTTCTCATATGAATTCTGATATTGCCTTGATTGTTCATGAGAGTAATGATCATTTTATGGGAACTACTATGATATTACTTCCTCAAAATGGTAGAGATATCAATCAAGTTTTTTTATATCCACATCATTTGGATAATTTGATTAAGAAATTGCAGGTAATACAAAGAAGACAGAAAATAAATGAATCAATAAATAAAAAATATAGAGATGAAATAGGAAAACTATGATATATACTATTACCACATTGAAAACCATCTATGGATATCGTAATCCAGCACATACATACGAACTTGGTAATAGATGTGTTGGTTTCTTCTATAGATATGAAGATGCTGTAGATGCGGTAAGAAATAATCATTGTGATATCTATGAAGAAGGGTATTATCCTTTCTGTGTTATAGAAGGAGTAGAACAAGGCTTTTATAACATGAGAAATGAGTTTTGGTTTCAGTGGAAAGGTGATGGATATAAAGAGATTGAAAAACCAGAAGTATTAAAACAAACATGCTGTTTTGGAATAGGATAAAATTATGTTAATCGATAAAATAAAAAAAGACTTGACAAGTGCAATGAAAGCTGGTAATGATATTCAGAAAATGGCTTTAAGAATGATCATAGGTGAAATTCCAAGGTTGAATCTTAAAGCAGGAGAGAAACCTATTGATGAGCAAGTTCTCTCTATCATTCGAAAACTGGTCAAGAGTGAGAAAATGACTCTTGAGTATTCAGGAGTAGATGAAGCTGATAGTGAATATATAAATATATTAGAAGGTTATCTTCCAAAAATGATGAATGAAGCTGAAATACAATCATGGATAGTAGATAATATAAACATAGGAGATTTTAATCCTAAGATCAAAGCTATGGGTGCTATCATGAGATATCTGAACGGTAAAGCTGATGGTGCTACAGTGAAAAAGGCATTACAAGGTATTGAAGATTTTATGGAAAGAGTAGATAATTTATAGCGGGATAGAGTACTGGTAACTCGCTTGTCTCATAAGCAAGGTCATATGTGGGTTCAAATCCCACTCCCGCTACCAATTTAAAAGGATAATTTATGAGTATTAGAGATGCATTCAATAAAGCGTTAGAAAGTCTGAAGCTGAAAAGTAAGTTGATGGATGAGAAGTCTTCATCATCTTCTTCTTCAAGTTCAAAGAGAATAGTTCCACGGTATCCTGAATTGGATGATAATGATCCACCACAAGGGGGAAGTGGTGTTCCTGATAAGAATGGTATTGCCATGGAGTACTTGGATAATAAAGCTCTATTGAAAGATGATAAATGTGATGAATGTGATCTTAAAAAGAAACAGGTAATAAAAGAAACAAAAGAAGATGCAATAAAGAAAGTATTTGAAGACCTTAGTAAATTGACTAAAGAAGAATTTCAGGCTGAACTGGATAAACATAAACCTGAACCTACTCATGCTGAAAAAGCAGAGAAAGAAATTAAAGAGTATTTCGTTCCTAAACATTTGAGAGATTATGCACAAGATGTTAGGGATCATGTTGCTGCTAAGAAAGCTGAACCAAAGAAGTATGATAAAGATAAATGTGATCCTAAGACATGTTGGGGAGAATGTCAAGGTGAAGGTTGGTGCCATATAGCTCAAGAATGGCAACAGAAAATTCATCATTATAGTTTTGTTAAATATGTTAAAGTGAAAAATAAAAGAGGAAAAATGAGTAAAAAGAAACGTCAAGAGCTAAAGAGAAAATGGCAGCAAAGACATAAAAGATAATTATGCAGATCGGTAGTTCTAACGGCTAGAACAGTGGACTCCAAATCCAATGGTTGGAGGTTCGAATCCTCCCCGGTCTGCCAAAGAAAGGAATAATCATGACTGAAAGAGCATTAAGTAATAATGATGTATTGGAAATGGATAAGGATTATGATTCGAAACAATGGGTTGGTGTAGATAGAAGAAAGGCACATAACTCATGTATTGATCCATTACACGATAGAAGAAAAACACCAAGAAAGGAATAGATTATGGATTTGGGTTTATTTTTCATTTATCTTTTATCAGGTTATTTGTTTGTAAGATTAGTTATTGCTCCTACTCTTAATTGGTATTACAATAAGATGGTAGAGATACAAAGAAATGCTCTAAAGGTTGAAGAAGAAGATATTAAAATGGTCGAAGAAGAAAATAGACTATTAAAATCTCATGTTGTTCCTACTGATGAACATATAGAGATGTATTATAAGATGTACAGGAAAAAATGGGAATTAGATCATGAAGATCAATGGGAAACGGATTCTGCTAAACCTATGAAATTTGAAGATTGGGAGAAAAGAGCAAAGGAGAATGTTGATACTGTAGGTGGTTATAGTTTTTTAATTTCTCATACAATGGATGTATTTATTGGAAGTTGTGATGGTGGTTCCATGATGAGATATAGAAATTATAGAGAAATGATAGAATAATTTTGCTCCTGTAGTCCTAACGGGTAAGGGATATCAGACTTTCACTCTGATCGCCGGGGTTCGACTCCCCGCAGGAGTACCAATTTGGGGTAGTACTGTTGACCCTTTGGAGGTTACCATATGAAGATGGTGTAAAGATGCCTTTGCAATCGCAGCACTACTACCCTTAAACTTTTTAGGCATGACAACGGGATGTTGGGTATCGGTTGCAACCCGATAAATGTGAGTTCAATTCTCACCATGCCTTCCAATTGAGAACATAGGTGGGTAACTCAGTTGGTTAGAGTAACTGACTTTTAATCAGTAAGTCGGGGGTTCGAATCCCCCTCCACCTACCAATTTAAGGAACTGAAAGGTTCTATGCTGTGAGGTTGCGGTTCATTGGAGAAACCGGCATGGTTGTGGCCCATGTGATGAGGGTTCGATTCCCTGCCTCACCCCAAACTAAAAGGAGAATTTGTATGAAAAAAATTGTGATTTTTATATTATTAAATTTACTATTGGTTAGTTGTACAGTACAGCACTATAGTCCGGGTAAGTGGGAAAGTAATCCAGAACCAGCGATTGTATTTGATGATGGTTCAAGAATGCTATTACCTAATGGTGGTTCTGGTGATGGTGCTGATGGTGGTGAATAAAAAGTAAAAAGGAGAAAATATGTTACCAATTGATTTACTTGTTGCATTAGCGTTAGGAATATGGTATATCGTTGTATCAGTTGTGATTTTCAAACATCTTAGAATTCAAACAGCGTTACAGGAGAAGATTCTTAATGAACAGATAACTCAAACAAACGCATTAAATGAATTAATAAGAATGTCAAAAGATTAATGAAGATAATGGTAGGTGGTAGACTTGGCAATACACTTGACTGTTAATCAAGACTATAAGGGTTCGAATCCCTTCCTACCAGCCAATTTATGGATAGTCAGTTAAAGTCTGATGGCCTTATTGAGCGCATGACTTACTATAGCTCTGATGATTGCGTAGCTCTAAGACAACCGATAGGTGAAATTCCTCCCCTATCCACCAAAGGAGATATATGAGTACTTGTATTGATACAGGAAACATAGATGAGAATGATAGTTCTAATTGGGAGATGTTTAATGCTCCTTATGCATCAACAATATATAATCCATGTTGGGATTGTATTCATATGCCAAAAGGAACGAATAAACAATGTGATTTATCTGTAGCAGAAGTAATATATTGTAAGATAAATGGTCATTGTTTTAAAAAGAAAGATGATAATTGTGCTGTATATTTGAATGTTACTCAAACAAAAGAATTTATAGCAGAAGAAGAATTTGAAATATGATAGTTAAATAGCTATTTGGAAGTAGGTGGTGAACTTCACAAGCCTGTCACGCTTGAGTAGCGGGTTCGATTCCCGTAATAGCTGCCAATTTATGGTGCTAGTGCATGTGTGAGTAGATAACCGTGACCGTATGAGAATAGCGCATCTCAAACAAATACTGTCATAGGATGAAAGCACAGTCTATAAAGACCTAGCACCGCCAATTAATGGTTCATATATGGCTCATAAATGGCTCAAACGGGTCATAAATAACTCAATTTGGTCATTTATTAGTAAAGGAGAATATCAATGAGAGAAGAACTTCAAGAACAATTAAAAGAAAAATATCCCAATGTAATGAAGGAATGGGGTGGTGATCCAAGAAAAACCTGCATGGCATGGGGTATTGAATGTGGTGATGGATGGTATGATATCATTGATGAACTATGTGCCAAACTTGAACCAATGGGAGTAGTTGCTGCTCAAGTCAAAGAGAAGTTCGGTGGATTACGATTCTATATCAATCCTGTTGAAGAAGGAGATTGGGATACCATACATAATGCTATTAATGAAGCAGAAGCAAAGTCATATGAGACTTGTGAGAAGTGTGGAAAACCCGGAAAAGTAGTTAGAGGGGGTTGGGTGAGCACTTTATGTGATGAATGTAATAAAGCCGTGTAGCTCAGTCTGGTTAGAGCACTTGCCTTATAAGCGAGAGGTCGAATGGTTCAAATCCATCCACGGCTACCATATAAAAGGAGAAGTATGAGAGTATATTGGGAAGTAGATGATGGTTATGCTGGTAAGAGTAGACCACAACATACTGATATTCCAGATGATGAGATATTAGATTGCGAAACAGATGAAGAAGTAATGCAATTGATATCTGATTCTGTTCAAGATGATTATGAACAAAAAGTATCATGGTATTTTAAAAGTGATAAAGATATAGCTTTAGATGTAGCTAAAATAAGAGAGAATAAAGAATAATGGGGTATTGTCTAGTGGTTAGACGCAAGACTTTGACTCTTGTTACGATGGTTCGAATCCATCTACCCCATCCATTAAGGAGAGGTAGCTCAGAAGGTAGAGCGCTAGACTGAAAATCTAGGCGTCGATGGTTCGATTCCATCCCTTTCCACCATTAAGATTATGTTTGAAATAGAAGAAGGTGATATATGTCCTGAATGCAACAACGGTATTATGGGGTTTGAACCTGTAGAGAACTGTAGTTGCCATATCAATCCACCATGTAGCCAATGTGTAAATAATCCATTGGTCTGTTTAAGTTGTGGATGGGATTCTGAAGATTATATTACCTTTATAGATGAGAAAGAAATGGAAATCATATGAGAAAATATAAAATTACATATAAACATCCTGATGGTATTCCTGCATACATTACTGATATATTTGATGATCTTCAATGGAAAGATTATGGTGTAAGAGTAAAACAGGATTTTGAAGGTGGTAAGCATAGAGTAATTCCTTATTTTTCAATATATTATATAGATTTAATAGAAGAACAGGAGAATAAAACTAATGGCTAAAAAAATTATAACTTATACATTGATTGCTGAAATAGAAGTTGATACAAAGTGGTATGATGATAAAACTGATGCAGCTATTAAAAAACTGGAAAAAGACAATGCTTGTGAATGGGCATTTGATAATATTAAATCCGAAAAGATTACCATAAAAAATGCTTGACATGCATATTTGATTATGTTAAGTATATCACAATCGCTTGTAGATGTTCCCAAGCATATATAATAGAATGGATAAGGGGCAATGACTTAAAATGGAACATCCAATCTGCCTCAGATTTTAAGTTAACCCCTTATTCGGTAAAGGTGTGAGATGTTTAATAAGATAAAGAAAGTTGATAATTTTTTTAATGGATTTGTACAGAAAGGTGGTTCGAATACGTTTTTTGAATACTTAGTTAAATATCTGTTAGTATGTGGAATAGTATTTCATATTATGATGTTGTTTGTTTATTTTATATAGGAGAATTATAAATTATGATGAATCCAAGAACTATGTTTGAAAATCCATTTACATTAGGATCAATAACGAAAAAGAGTACCAAGAAAGTCGAATCACCTTCATATACGAGAATGAAGGAAAAAGAGATTGCTAAACGTAGAGCAAAGAATAAGGTAGCAAGAAAATCAAGGAGATATAACAGGCTACATGCAAGCGGTAAACATTGTAAATTCTATAAGAAAGGATAAGGCAATGGAAGATAAAGAAATCGATAAAATCCGTCAGTTGAAAGAAAAAGCAGATCGTAAACGAGAAATAGGTGAGAGAAACGAAACTGTCAATGAAGTAAATCGAGCATTTGTTGAAGATGAAATGATACGAAAGAATGCTCAACGAAATGCTGAGAACTATCTAAAAGATTTAAATGAAACTGATGGGTTCCCTATCTGGATGTGGTTCTGTACTGGTGTTCTGTTTGTTATTGTTATTGAAGTCTTTGTCCTGAATACCACTGTAGCTGATTTTCTTGTACGATTTTTTTATGGTAGTTAAAAAAACTCTTGACAATAAATATTAGATGGTATATAAGTCACAAAATCAAAGGTTGATTACAGCAAACTTAAAAATACAGAGAACTGATAATTCTTAAGTATATCACGATCAACCTGAAACTAAAAGGAGGTAGTGAAATGAGAAAGACTAACGAAGGTGCTGTAATGTATGATAATGCTATTAATGCTTGTGTTGAATTCTTCTCAAAGGCAGGAAGTCTTTTTGAGAAAAGACAGTCATTTTATGGTAATGAAGTTACTGCCAAAGAATTGTTTGTTCCTGCATTTAAAGAAGATGCAGTAACCGCACTGAAGCTGTTGTTCTGGTTGCGTGATTGCCGTGGTGGTGCTGGTAACCGTAGTGGTGCCAGAAGCATCATTGAACATCTTGCTAATGAAGCTACTCAGTTGATGGCTTTGAATATGCATCTGATCCCTGTTTATGGACGTTGGGATGATCTTAAAGCTCTTTTCACTACTCCTTTGAGAAATGAAGCTGGTGAAATGTGGGCTGATGCTATTCGCAACGGTGATATCCTTGCTGCAAAGTGGGCAAAGCGTGAGCACAAGCCTACTCGACATGCATTGGGATTGAAAGAATCTGAATTCCGTAAGATGCTGGCAAGCATTCGTAAGGATCATATCGTTGAACATAAGATGTGCCAGAAGAAGTGGAGTGAAATCGACTTCAAGCATGTTCCTTCTGTAGCAATGGCACGTTATACCAAGGCATTTGCCAATCATGATCCTGCACGTTTTCAGGCATACAAGGAAGCTGTTAAGAGTGGTGAAAGTACTGTTCATGCTGATACCTTGTTTCCTCATGACTGTATCAGAACTGTAAGATATGGTGATGCTGAAATGGGATCACTTCAGTTCGATGCTTTGCCTGATTACCTTGAAGGTACTGATGAGAAAATCATGGTTATCTGTGATACTTCCGGTTCAATGAATGCTACTGTAGGTGGAAGTGTACAGGCAGTTGATGTATCAATGGGTATGGCTTTGTATTGTTCAAGTCGTATGCCTGAAGATAGTCCTTTCTATAAGCGTTTCATTGCATTCTGTTCAGAAGGCAAGTTTATGGATTGGAGAAAGCATAAGACTCTTGCAAGTGCTGTTAATGATCGAAAAATCTTTGATGGTGCTATCGGTTCAACCAGAATCGACCTAGCTTTGAGTACTATTCTGAATATTGCTGTTAAGAAGAATATTCCTCAGAGACTTATGCCTACTACTTTGCTGATCGTTTCAGATATGCAGTTTTCTGATGGTGCATGTGAAAGCGGATATGGTTGGGATTCACAGGGATTGCCATATGATGAATCCTTGACTGAAATCGAAAAAGCAATGATGAAGTTTGAAGATGCTGGTTACGATAGACCTAAAATCGTCTATTGGAATACTGCTGGATACGGTGGTCAGCAAGATACCGTGAATAGTGAGAATATTGGTTTGGTATCCGGTTTCAGTCCTGCATTGTGTAAGGCTGTTTTCGGTGGAGAAGACTTTACTCCATACGCTATCATGCAACGTGCAATTGAGAAGTATGAAGTGAGAATTCCTACTACTGAAGGTGGATACTTGGAAGTATAAATGAAGGTTGTCTACAGCAAGTATACTGCATTGATAAGCCGTAGATTGTGAGTTCGAATCTCACCCCCAACACCTGAGTTGGGGTAGTCTAAATGGTAAAGACAACGTAATGTACAACCTGAATATTTTAAAGGATGGGTGCAGCAATCCACATAAACATGGCAGAGGGTCGGAAGTAGGAAGTTACTTGGACGTATGGTGACTTCCATCCTGAATAAAAAAGTTTATCATAGGAAAGAGTAATTTTCCTACTTCCATTTTAAAGAAAATAACGAAAGGAGATTAAGGTTGACTACAGCATGTATTATCCCAAACCGTGATTTGTGAGTTCGATTCTCACTCTCTATCCCACTGTACAAGATACATGGTAGAGATGGCCTAACTGGTAAGGGCATCGGTTCAAAGTTTCAACCTGTAACTTTTCGATGAAATAAAGTAGTTTAAACAAAAAACTTAAATTGTGGAAGGAGAAAATGTAATGAGTATTAAAAAAATTGCAACACTTAGCTTTATCGGATTGATCCTTATTATCGGATTGATCAGTTTCCCTCAATTGATTGATACGGTTGAGAAGGGAACATACCAAGTAAAACAGGCAGCTATTACAGGTAATATGACTGCCAAAATGACTCCGGGTTTGTGGATGCAGAATTTCGGTGATATTGATGTTTGGCCGAAAGCTGAAACTTATTTCTTTACCCATGACAATGATACTGAAGGTGATATAGATGCTGATACATCTATTGAAGTACGGTTTAACGATGGTTCTGTTTGCCGTATTTCTGGTACTTTGCGTATCATCATGCCTACTACAGAAAGTGAAGCAATTGCACTTGTAACAGATCGTGGACATAAGACATACAGAGATGTACAGGAAAAGCTAATCAAGCCTACCTTGCGTAATGTCCTACGTTCTACTGCTAACTTGATGTCAGCAAGAGAATCCTATTCCGAAAAACGTCTTGACTTCACCAATTGGGCAAGGGATCAGATTGAACATGGTGTCTATAAGACCAAAGAGGAAACCCAACAGGTTGAAGACCTTGTAACAGGTGAGAAGACTTGGAAGAAGGTTAAGGTTATTCTAACACATGGTGATGTGCCTCTACATGAAGAAAACCCACTTGAAGGTACTGGTATCATCCTGAAGAACTTTGAAATCAAGTCCTTTCAGTATGAGAAGAAAGTACAGGTTCAAATTGCCAAGCAGCAAGAAGCAAGAATGGCTGTTGAGACTGCCAAGGCTGAAGCTGAAAAAGCCAAGCAGGGTGAGTTGAAAGCTATCGCTGAAGGTAAGATGAACGTAGCAAAAGCCAAATACGAAAAAGAGCAAGACAAGATTCGTGCTGTAGTTGATGCTCAGAAAGACAAAGAAGTACAAGAGCTTAATGCTGCAAGAGATAAGAACGTAGCTGTCATTGCCGGTGAACAACGTAAGGAAGTTGCTACACTTGATCGTGATGCTGCTAAACTGAAGAAAGAAGAATTGATCCTTCTTGGTCAAGGTGAAGCTGAACGTAAAAAGCTGGTACTTGCTGCTGATGGTGCCTTGGAACAGAAACTTGAAGCATACAAACAGGTTAACGGTTTTTATGCTAATGCTATCCAAAACTACAAAGGTAATTGGGTGCCGACTACTGTAATGGGTAGTAATGGCAAAGGATCAGTCAATGGTGCAAATAACCTGATTGATCTATTGACTGCTAAAACTGCCAGAGATTTATCCTTGAGTATGGAAATCGAATCTGGTGCTCAAAAATAAGTCTAAAGTAAATGGGGGGTGCCAAGCATCCCCCTTAACCATAAGGAGATGATTATGTTTTTCCAAGGATTGATCTATTTAGCAGGAGTTATTCTTTTCGGTTGGTTGATTTGGAAATGGGTTGTGGTTCCTGTTCTTAAAGAAAGTGGTATTCCATATGAAGAACAGAAAACTGAATACACAAAGAAACTGGACAGACTGAAAGAAGAATATAGGAGAATGGAAACTTCTACTAGAGCAGCAGAAGAAGGGGTCAAGCTGATGGCAGATATTAAAACCATGGAAGCTATGATAAGTGAATGTGATAGAAAAATGCAAGAAATGGAATAAAGATTTTGAAGATTGATTACAGCAAGTATATTATTTTGACTTGAAATCAGAACGATGGGGTTCAATTCCCTCTCACTTAGCCTTGAGCAAGTTGAGTGAATCCGGGTGGTAGAAAAAAATCAATCTGTGCTCACTAAACAAAAGGATGAGAATATGGAAACAGTATTTGGTGAAGAAATAAAAGAAGGTGATGAAATCATGTACATCTATAAATCACAGGGTATTGATGTCATTGCCTTTGGTACTGTTCTTGAAGTTGAGAAATATCCAAGTGAATCATATGTACAAGGATATTATGAACGATTGCATGTGATGAAAGAATGTGATATGAAGTCATATCGTGATTCAGTAAAAGAAGTAAATAAAAAAGTTATTCTCACTAATCCTATGGCATTCAAATGTAATCAGATGTTAAAGAGTCCATTAAATGATACGAATAGGTAAACCACCATATTATGAGTGTAGCAGTAAGGGTGATAAACGGTTTTCTGCTTTTTACGCAAAGGTTGATGGAGTAAGCATTGAGGATAGGTATCAAGCGGCTAAAATATTCAAAGATGGATCAACAGGATTATCATGGAAAGAAGCTAAAGGCAGAAAACCGATTAACCCTGATGAAGTAAGTAAACTGTATAAGGAGTTGTGGAGAGAATATCTCAAACAGAATCCTCATTTGATAAGGGGTCTATTACAGCAATCAGGACTATCGGATATGTTTGGTCAAGAAGGTCATAACTGCCAAGCAATAACACTATGGGAGATAAGAAATGACTATCGCACTAATTAAATTTTTCCTTATAATGATGGTTTTTATGTGGGGATATCTTATATTCTTTGACATATGTGGTTTTGGTTGTGGTAATATATTCAGAATAAAAGAAGAACATGGTTATTATAAGATACAAACAAGACGTTTCTATTCTCCTATTTGGAGAGATTGTGGTAGGGGAGATATTATGGGAATGTCTCATCATTCATTTATATTTAATACATATAAAGATGCATTGACAAAAGCAAAAAAATTAAAGGCAGAGGGAATATTATGAATACAGCAAATGAGTGGTATGAAATGTGTTTAGTTAAGAAGAAACTTGACGATACCATGTTGAAGATTGATGATTGGTTTATTGATTTATCGGATGGATGTGAATATAAAAGAATGTACTGTGGAAATAGAATATGTAGGCATGAAGATCATCTGGATAGTGGTGATGTATATGCACAACCTAAATGCACATTAGAAGATTGCCCAATTATTGCTGAAGGTGTAGAGAAATTGAAATAAAGGATATAAAATGAGAGAACAGCTACCACAATTTGAGTTAGGTGGTGAATATCAAGTAAGAAAAGATCAGAATATATTTGATGCTATTGATACTCCATCTATTATCATGCATAATCCTAAGTATCCTCATAACGTAGGAGCAGCAGTAAGAGCATGTTCCTGTTTTGATGCAAAGGCTATTGTGTTCAGTGGTGATCGTGTTTCATTAACTCCTGATGAGGGTAAAGGTGGTTATAGACTACCAAGAGAAGAACGTATGAAGGGATATAGTCATGTGAATATAATCAATGATAATTATCCCTTTAATCGTTTTGAGAATGTAACACCAGTAGCAGTAGAAGTAAGACATAATGCAGAACTACTACCCAATTTCATTCATCCTGAGAATCCAGTATATGTGTTTGGTCCTGAAGATGGATCAATACCACAAATCTATCTCAAGCATTGCCAACGATTCTTATATATACCAAGTCCATTTTGTACAAACTTAGCAGCAGCAATATATATTGTTCTATATGATAGAATGTCTAAAATGATGCAAGGATTGGGTACTGTGAGAGAACAAGACCAACAATGGGTAGAACAAAGATATTTAAAAGAGATATAAATGGAAAAGAAATTGAAATAAAGGATATCACTATGAAAGAAACTAAAGAACAATTATTAATTAGGAGAGTATTTAAACTTATATCTAACCATCATTTCGGTGATCATAAAATGTCTCCATCATATATCAATCATATACGTTTTGATAGA